TATATTTCATCAACACAACTATTTTCAACAGTCCAAGGATTAGGTGATATCTATTTATCAACAGCAATTACTCAACCATTATTAACATCTTCATTAGTAGGACTAGGAACTCTAGGATATATTTCTTCTAGTCAATTATTATCAACAAATATAGGTTTTACTGCTAGTTTAGTATCATCTCATATTGGATTAGGAAATCTAGGATATATTTCTAGTAGTCAACTTATTTCTTCAGTTTCTGGATTAATAAGTTCTTCTAGAACAATGATTATCCAAACTTTTACTTTTTAATAATTAGGATGAATGCTAGTCAATTAACAATGATAAAAGAAGCTAAACGACTTTTAGAAGATTGTTCATGTTTCCGCGGTCCCGAAGGACCAATAGGGCCTACTGGCCCACAAGGATCAACAATAGTAGGTCCAATAGGTCCGCCAGGGACTCTTTCATCTTTTTCAATTGTAGGTGCTTCTACAAATTCTTTATTATATTATGATGGAAATAAACCCGCTGGTATATCATCATTATTTTATTATTCAACTATTAATGTATTACAAGCTAATTTAGATATTGTTCCTTGTACTGATAATATTTATAGTTTAGGTTCATCTAATTCTGGACGATGGAAAGATCTATTTTTAGGTCCATCGAGTTTATATTTAGGCTATAATGCAAAAGTATATGAAGATGTGTTAGGTAATGTTACAACAGATACTGGATTTCACGGATATTCTATGATAACATCTACAATGAATATTGGAAATTCAGTTGGATATCAAATTAGCATAAGAAATCAAGATTTATTTGCCCAACAATATAATTCTACTGGTCCTAATGGAACATTATATCCTTTACTACATCCTATTGGATTTGTATCCACATCTCAACTTACTTCAACAATTGATGGATTAGGTATTCTTGGATATATTTCTACATCACAACTTATTTCAACTGTAACAGGATTAGGAACCTTATATGTATCATCGTCGCAACTTTTATCAACAACCATTTCTTTAGAAAATATGTTTATATCAGCACTAAATTTTACATTTCCATCTACAATTAATGGATTAGCAAATGTTTCATATATTTCAACACAATCGCTTATTTCTACAACAACTGCGTTACAAAATTTTACACAATCAAATATTAATTCTACAACACTTGGTTTAGCAGCCTTAGGATATATTTCAACACAATCGCTTGTTTCTACAACAACTGGATTACAAAATATAATTAATTCAACTATTAATAATGTAACATTAGGCAAAATGTTACGTGTAGATTCTATTTTTGGCAATGATACACTTGCTATAAAAAATCAATATAATTTACCTTTTTCAACAATATCTACTGCGATGTATTGTGCTTCAACACAAGACCAAATATGGGTTTTACCAGGAACATATAATGAAAAAGTTATTTTTAAATCTGGTGTAAATATTCGTGGTGCCAATCTAAATTCTGTAACAATACAGCAAGCAAATGTTACACAATCTACAATATTAATACAAATGACTCAAAGTAATCGTTTAGAAGATGTAACATTAAATCTTACTTCAAAAGTTCCGACCGCATCAACACTTATAGGTGTTCTTTTTTCATCTTGCCAAGATACTTGTAAATTAAGAGCATGTGTATTAAATGTAAATAATTCTGAAATAACAGCTAATGGAATAACAAATCTATATGGTATTTATTCATCTGGTCATTCTTCAACATTTAATACAAGTAGTGATAATATTCAAAGAACTTCTATGACAGTTACAAGTGCTGGAGCTGGTAAAGCTTGCTGTGTATATAACGATGATTCAAATAGAGTTAGTATGCGTGATGTAAATTTATTATGTACAGATGCGTTAAACGCAGTTTATACGAATGGAAAATACTATTGTTTAGAAACTGCGAATAGCAATTCTATAATTCAAATAAAATCAAGTTCTGTGAATGGAAATGCGTATAATGTTGGAAATGATGCTCAAGATATTTCTCAATCAAAAGGTCAGATAATTGTTGGATTTACAGATTTAGTAAACAGAACAGCAAATAACAGCGCATTCACTTGTGTAAATGAACAAGTATTCTATAGTTTTGGTGTTTCTGGAATCTTATCAAATAGCGGTGGTCCAAATGGTTCAATTTGGTCTAATAGTTATTTACTCCCTGGCACTGTTACATTTGCCGGTGGTGCTGGCCAACCAATTACTAATATTTATAATATAAGAAATGCGAATTTATCGTTGCTTACATCTTTGGGATTTCAATCAGCAACAGGTGTTGGAGGAACAATAAGTAGTTTTGCTGTCTTATATAAGAATAACACACCACAACCTCAATTTGTTGTAAGTCTTACAGGAAATGAAACGAATAAATTTATTTCAACAAGTAGTATTACACTAAAAGGATCAGATACATTTGCTATATACTTATCAACATCGCAAAGTAATACTGCGATGACGTATCCATTGATTACTATGACTTTATATTAAAGACATAAGCATTAGCAATATTTTATACAATATTTACTTAGTGAAAAAACGGAATACTAAATATAAAACAACTAACGAACCTACTACAACTTGTATACTACCTAATGTATTATTCATGGTACTTGTCTTTGTAGAATCTAAACCTTTAATTGTAGCTTCATCTTGTATTAAAAAAGCACCAGTCGCAATTAAAAATGCAGAAAGAATTAATCCACCAATATATGTCAATACTTCCTTTTTTGCTGGATTTGTTCCTAAGGCTGCTAAACTGTAGCGATTATAAGGTGAAGACATTCTAAAATATATAAAGAAAATAGATGGAGTTTGAGTTCCCTGATATTTCAAATTTTAATGAAGTGTCCGACTTATTATTTATATTTTTTGGAATTCTAACAGTGGATGTAACCGTATTGTTTTTAGCAAGATATTATAAAGTTGGTGGTAGATATTTAAATGAATGGTATGACCAATTTAATGTGTTGGCAGTGCTTGCCGATGTTATGATTATTTTTATTGGTTTCTTAATCGCTCGTTATTTATATACGCAGATACTCTTTACGAAGTTTGAATGGAATGTAGTATATTTCCTATTATTATTAATAACCGTTCAAGTATTACATGATTTATTCTTTTATTTTTGTGTTATTAAACCAATAGCTGTCGGACAGAATGAAATGATGGATACTTTTAAGAAATACGCAAATGATCTTGGTGGAGTTATTATTGGTGGCGATGCGCTACTAATGATTGGTTCCGCAATGGTTGCTATGCTTTATAAATGGATGCCGGCTCATGCTTTTGTTTCTGCTTCTAGTATTTTTGTATACGTAATGCCTTATATTCTTTTTACCAGAAATCCTTATAATGTTGTGGAGACAAAAGTTTCTAAAAAAAGTGATACCCAGAGTGATAAAGAAAAAACAGAATCAATAAATATGAAACGATTTTTTAATGTTGAAAACGCATAAAAATTGATTATATAATAATTTATAATATAAGTATCAAAAATGTCTCTTTCTAAGTTTATAAATATAGTTAATCCAAATCAAGATATTGATTTGAATGAACCACTTGCTACAGAATTTAAATTTCCATTAGATAAATTTCAAAAACATGCGATTAAAGCCATTAATAGAGACGAAAATGTTTTGGTAACTGCAAAAACAGGTTCTGGAAAGACTTTAGTTGGTGAATATCAGATTTATCATAGTCTTGCTAAAGGAAAACGGGTATTTTATACAACTCCTATTAAAAGTTTATCAAATCAAAAATTTCATGATTTGAAAGAAATGTTTGGAAAAAATAGAGTCGGTATTATGACGGGTGATATTAAATTCAATCCAAATGCTGACATAGTAGTGATGACAACAGAAATTCTTAGAAATCTTCTTTATAAAAAGGGTTCTGCTACAGAAAATCTTGGGCTAACAGCAAATCTAAGTCTAGAAAATCTTGATGCTGTAATCTTTGATGAATGTCATTATATTAATAATAAAGAACGAGGTTCAGTTTGGGAAGAAACAATGATTCTTCTTCCTACAGAGATAAATATGGTTCTTTTATCAGCTACTATAGACTCCGCAGAACTCTTTGCTTCTTGGCTAGGAGAACTCAAGCAAAAACCAATACATCTTATTTCAACAACATATCGTATTGTTCCATTAGAGCATTATGTAATTAAAAAAGATACTTATGAAACACTTATGGATGCTAAAGAGCAATTTTATTCTGACGCATACAATCGTTGGAGTATGTGGAAACGGGACCAAGAAAAAAATCAGAAACATCAAAAAGATTTAGTAGCAAATAGAAGAGTGGGAGGATATGAAGATCCAGTAGTAGCAAAAGGTGATACTGGAAATAGTTTCGTTCATCAATTAAATACAACAATTCAACATTTCTATAATGATGATATGCTACCATCTTTATTCTTTGTAATGTCTCGTAAAGGATGTGAAAACTATGCTAATAAAGTAGCTGGAAGTCTTATTGATCCTAGCGATTCAGCAAAAGTAAAACATATTATTGATTTTCATCTTCATAGATATAAAGAGAATGTTCAAGTATCTCAACAATATTTTATGTTAGTTAGCTTGCTAGAACGAGGAATTGGATTTCATCATTCTGGATTATTTCCAATGTTAAAAGAAATTGTAGAAATTCTTTTCTCAAAAGGACTTATTAAAGTGTTATTTGCTACAGAAACATTTGCGGTAGGTCTTAATATGCCAACACGTTCTGTAGTATTTACTAGTTTTAGAAAGTTTGATGATGAATCTGAATCTATGCGTTTATTTTCAACAGATGAATATATCCAAATGGCAGGAAGAGCTGGACGGCGAGGAAAAGATACAAAAGGATATGTATTTTATTTACCAGATAGATATCCAGAAGATGTATCAGATGTTAAGAAAATGATGACTGGTAGTAAAACAAAGTTACAATCAAGAATGAAATTTGATTATGATTTTATTTTGAAAACCATCCAAAGCAATAACTTAAAATGGATGGATTTAGTAGAAAGTTCTTATTATTATACACAAGTGAAAGTTAGAGTAAATGAATTAGTGATTCAGAAAAATCATTATATAAAAGAACTATTAAATATTAATTTAACGGAATCTCAAGAAAAAGAGTGTATTTATGAAATGGAATTAAAGTCTAATCTAAAAGCAGCAACCAATGCTACAAAACGAAAGCTTCAATCAGAATTGGAGAGTTGGAAGAATAAACATATGGATAGAGTATGGGATCCTATGCGTAAAGCCTATGCTCAAAAGAAAATAATTCAAGAAAATCTAAAAGTAGTAGAAGAAGATATATTGTATTATAAAGATTTTGAAGGAAATATTGCTCCTTATTTCTCTGTTCTCCAAATGCTAGGATTTATGAATGAAGATAAAACGTTAACTCAAAAAGGAATCTATGCTACAGAAATTAATGAAGGAAATTCTTTAGTGCTAAGTCATTTGTATGAATTAAAAGTATTTCAAAATCTAACTCAACAAGACCTTCTTATTGTATTAAGTTCTATGCTACAAGTAGAAGAAAAAGAGAAGACATTATTAAGTAGTTTATATATTGATGAAACCATAAAAAATGTATTTATTGAAGGAGAAAGATTTTGTAAAAAGATTGAAACAGCAGAGTATACACAGAAAATTTCTTTCAAGCCATGGCAACTTAACTATGAGTATGTAACTCTTCTACAAGAATTATTTAAGGGAGAAAGTGTTGGAACAATTTGTATAAACTTTGAAATTATGGAAGGAAACTTAACAAGATTTCTATTAAAACTTTTAAATATAGTGGATGAAGTAAAAAATATTGCTACATTAAATAATGATACACAACTACTAGAAAAGTTAGAAGATATGCGAGCATATGATTTCTATAAGATTGCTATACCAGAAAGTCTTTATTTACACTTGTGAATTATTCACACTTGTGAATTATTCACACTTGTGAATTATCAACATTGCTCAAATAAGTAAAAGGTGTAAGACTTTGCCAACACACTGCTGTATTCATATTAGATACAACATTACTTGCTGGACTAGAATCTACATAAGGATTATTTGAATTTGCTAGCAATAATAAAGAGGTTCCAGCGAGTGGTGTAAGACTAGTAATAGGTGTAGAAATAGATAACGTAGAAAAAGTGCTAACATATAATGCTTGTCCAACAGTCCATCTGAAATCTGTAATATTTCCTTTAAAGTTTGTTCCAGATAATGGAGTATATTCTGCTCCAATTGTTAAATAAGGATTTGTTATATAATCATTTACAATATTATATGTAGCACTAGGAGTATTAGAATTATTAATATTAGAAACAGTAGTATCAATAGTAGAACCAAATTTTTTTCCATTTACATAAAAGTTCAATAAGTTACTACCATTTCCTTCAAGAGCACAATATGACCAAGTATTAACTAATGATGAAATATTCATTTGATTATTTGATGTTCCACCAAAATCTCCAAAATAATATTTTTTTGTTCCAGTTGTTAGTACTGCGCTAAATGTATTAGCATTATATGCTGGATTAGCATTTGCTTGATATGAAAAATTAATAGTTGATGCGCTATTATCATTACCAATGGAAAAAACTCTAGGATATTGATTTGTATTAGGTTGAAAATACTGAAACCAATCTATTGTAAAAGCGTTTGAACGAATATTAAATTGAATATTATTATTTACATTAATATACGAAACTCCATCATTTGTGAAAGCATAACTTCCAACAGCATTGGAACCACCAGAACATATATTATCACAATTATATGATTGAGATATTAGTGTGTTATTACCGGGCGATGTAAAGTTTACATTACCTACAACACTATTATTACTTGTCTGTTCTTGTGTTTTAGCATAGGATAATGCTTGTGCTTGTAATTTACGAATATAATCTGAAAAATCCATCTATTCTAATTCAAAGATTATTTTATCTTTCCAGTTGAAATTCTGAGGATTTATATAATAACGCAGTGAAACTTTTTGTTTTACTTCTAAATTATTTTTTAACTTAATAACTTTTTTTAATAATGATATAAAGATTGTTTCATTATTAAGAATAATACCTTCAATACTCTTTTTATTTTTATACAAATCTAAATAAACTAAATCTCTTTCATATCCTTTTGCTAATTTCTGTTGATTATTAAATCTATATATTGTTTCATATGTTAACACTTTATTTTTTAAACATGACTGATTAATAATATCTACATATCGTCTTATAGGAGATGAAGCATGAGCATAATATTGAAGTTGAAGTTGGCTATGAGTAGTATCATCAGTTATATTACAATATTTAGCAGATTCATAACATAAATACATATATTCTGAGCTAAATTCTTCAAAGAGTTTAGATCTTTCAATATTAATACCCTTTTGACTTCTAAATATTCCAGAATTTTTTTCTTTTAGAGCCTCACCAGCCTTTGTATTATAATAAAGCATAAGAATTTCAACAATTTTATGGGGATCTGTTGTTTTAATACCAGAAAGTTTTTCAACCCAAGAATTTAGTATTATATTATTAGGAAAGTTTTCATAAGTATAAGATTTATCAACTTTTACAATAGTTTCTTGAAAATTCCAAGAATCGTTGGTAATAATTAAACTATAAGAAAGTCTTTCTTGTCCTTCTACCAAACTCATTAAATTTTCACTTAGATTTCTAGGAAACATTGGTTTTACACAGATTCCAGAATTATATAAAGAAGTTCCTAGTATCTCAGCAAATTTCATCCAAGGATTAACTTCTACAAAAGCACTAACATCTGCAATACTAATTGCTATACCTCCATCTTCCAGTAAAGTAATACAATCATCTACATCTTTACATCCATCGGGATCAATATTAAATGTGAAACCTTTTAAAACATTTCTGTTAGAAAACTCTGGCACAAGAATTTCTGGTAAAACTTTCTTCCACATAAATCCACTTGCCTTTAGCAAACATGCTTTATTTTCTGCTATAAGATTTCCACAATCTCCTAGCAGTTCTATAAAAGTTCCAGTAGGAAATTCTTTTGTATCCCATTTATCAAATTTAAAAGTAATAAGTTTATTATGTAGTATATCTTTTATCTTTGATCCGATATAAAACGGTGGATATTGTATATCCAATGGTTTACATAGATAAATAGGATTTCCATGACTCGTAAAACCGTATTTGGATTTTGTTGTTTCAAGTACTCCAACCAATACACCATGCTCTGCCCGTTTTGATAAATGACAACCATTATCTGTAAGAGTAATAGAGTCATAAGGCAAACATTTATTAGCATTCTTGGCTCCTTCAAATTGAAGAAAAGAACCATATTGTTTTTTTATAATTAAGAGTATCATTTATATAATAAAAATGATGGGTTTTATAAATCAATTTTATTATTATTGTAAATTTATATATGAAATAACTTCCAATTTAGATTCATCTAAATATATTGTGAAACATAATAGAAAAATTTATATTAAAACAGACCGGTAGAGCCAAACCCACCTTTTCTATTTGTTTCTGGAAGTGTTGTAACAATCTTAATTTCACGAATATGACCTAGGTCTGGTGCACATAGCTGTGTTACACGTGTGCCTTTTTCTACATTTGGATATGTATGTTCATTAAGATTTGTGACTGATGCTTTAATCACGTCACGATATGTTCTATCAATAATTCCTAGAGAGTTTGTAAGAATAATACCAGATTTATACATAGAAGAACGAGGATACATATAATAATGAACATCTTCTTCAGCATTATTATAATCGTCAATAGGAGTAACTTTTACAAGACGAGCACGAGTGCCAAGATTTAATAGATGTACTGCTTTCGGGGGATGATTATGGCGTTCATCAAATTCAGAAGAAATTTTATAATCTTCAACAGAATATAGATCTACACCAGCATTATCATTTGAACGATTTGTAGTAGCATAGTCCTTATAGTACTGATATCCCTCTTCTGTAGGCCAGAGTTCAAGGCGGTAATAAGACATTCTATATTTTATAAAGGCAGTTTAAGTTTAATTTTTTACCTTACCACATTTTTTACAGATTTTCATATTTTGGACTAATACTAAAGAATGCCAGCAAGTTCGTTGTTTTTCTTTTTGTAACATTTCTTTTTGTAACTTTTCTTTTTCAAGAGTTTCAAAAAAATTCTTTCGGAATTGTTCTAGAGGATCTGTCATATCCATTTAAACATATGTTGTATATTTTTTTTATATGACAGAAATAACTGTAAAATGTAGTATTGGAGAATGTTTAGATAAACTTACAATTCTTGATATTAAATGTGATAAGATTAAAGATGAAAGACGAGAAGAATGTTTAAAAGAATATAATGTACTTCTTGAAACACTTAAACCATATGTAGATACGTATGCATATCATTACAGAATTCTAAAAGAAATTAATTTAACTATATGGAATCTACAAGAGCATATTCATAAAGATACTAATTTAATAAAAACATATGGAGAAGTTTTAAAGGAAAATGATAGAAGATTCCGTGTGAAAAAACAAATTAATACAGCAGCAAATTCTAGTCTCAAGGAACAGAAAGGATATTTTAAATCGTCATGTTTTGGATTTTTTCATTTAGGATTGGGGGACCAATTTTGGTGCAATGGAGCTGTTCGCTACTTAGCAACATGTTATGATGAAACTGTAGTAGTTGTAAAGAAGAATAATGAAGCTGTAGTAAGAGCTATGTATTTAGATGATCCATCAATAAAATTATATGTAATTAAAGATGATATGGATTTATATCCTTTTGCTCCAAAAAAACATTATTTAGAAGATGAAGGATATAAAGTATATTCTTGTGGATATCATGTAACTGATAAGCAACCTATGATATATGATTTTCCATTTAGTTTTTATGATGATATGAATATTCCGAGGGAATACAGACAATCATATTTTTATGTAGCTCCGTATAAAGAATCATTAGAATTATATAATATAATAGTAAAACATACGAAAGAGTATATATTAATTCACCAGAATTCTTCTCAAAAACAGATTGACATTTTTGGGTCTCTAAAAACTGATAAATTAGTACTAGATATTAATACAAATCATTACAATAAAGAGCATCCATATTATTATTTAGCAGAATTAGTTGTAAATAAACCAATGTTATTTTATAAGGAATTAGTAGAAGGAGCAAAGGAAATTCATTGTATAGAATCATCATTTTATTGTTATGCTTCTCATTTAGATTTATCAAAAGTAGAAAAAAAGGTATGTTATTTACCACATGATGATTCCGCAAATCGTATAGGTGTTTTTTCAACTGGTGTTTTGACACATTAATAGTAAAGATATAGCAATAATACACAATAGACTTATAAAAGCAAGTTTCATATTTTTAGAATCCATATATAATATATGCGTTAGAAACTTAAACCCAAATAATCTATATTAAAGAGTATGGTGAAGGTAGCATTTATAACTGGTATTACCGGTCAAGATGGTTCTTATCTAGCAGAACTTTTGTTAGAAAAGAACTATATAGTTCATGGATTTTTTCGTCGTGTATCGCAGAATAATAGTTTAGTAAATATTCAGCATGTAATGAATCATCCAAATCTTACATTACATAATGGAGATATGACAGATTGTTCATCATTATTAAATACGATTCGTAAAATAGAGTATACATTTGACACTTTAGGAAATATAGTAGAAAGATTTGAAATTTATAATTTAGCGGCACAGAGTCATGTTCAGCGTTCATTTGAGATGCCAGAATACACTTTAGAGTCAGATGGATTGGGACCGTTATATTTATTAGAAGCAATGCGTCATTCTAAGTATAGAGATATTACACGTTTCTATCAAGCATCAACATCAGAACTATTTGGAAAAGTTCAAGGATATCCTCAAACAGAAACAACATCATTTTATCCACGAAGTCCGTATGGTGTGGCAAAACTGTATGGATTTTGGATTGTGAAGAATTATCGTGAGTCATATAATTTATTTGCTGTAAATGGAATACTTTTTAATCATGAAAGTCCTAGAAGAGGAAAGGATTTTGTGACACGAAAGATTACAACATCTTTAGGAAGAATTCTGAAAGGGGAACAACAGACACTAGAGTTAGGAAATCTAAATGCAAAAAGAGACTGGGGGCATGCGAAGGATTATGTAGAAGGAATGTGGAGAATTCTTCAAGCAGATATACCTCAAGACTATGTATTAGCAACAAATGAGGTTCATTCTGTCCGAGAATTTTGTCAGAAAGCATTTGAGAAAGTAGGTTTAAATCTTACTTGGAGTGGAAGTGAGGAATCTGAAGAAGGATATGATCAAAATGGTATATTAAGAGTAAAAGTAAATCCTAATTTTTATAGACCAGCAGAAGTAGATATATTATGTGGAGATCCTTCAAAGGCAGAACAACAGTTAGGATGGAAGCGTAAATATACATTTGAAACGTTAGTGAATGAAATGGTAGAATCAGATGTAAAGGCCTAAAGATTTTTTACAAATACTAAATAAAATTGATTCGTCTCACCTATTTTTCTACTTATAGAAATCTTTATTTGTATAAGTAGAATGCCTAGTGGATTAAATCTTCCATCATCAGATATTGAACCCATTGTGGGTATTCAACATGGTATTTTCAGTCCTGAAGAAATTGAACGCCGTTCTGTTGTTGAAATTACAAATGCTGGAACATTTGATGGTAATGAGCCTCGTATTGGAGGCCTCTTTGATCCTCGTATGGGAACTTTAGATAATGGTAAAACATGTCGGTCATGTGGTCAAACAAATCATAACTGTCCGGGACATTTTGGTCATTATAAATTAGCACGTCCAGTATATTTTATTCAATTCTTTCCAATGGTATTAAATATTTTAAATTGTGTATGTATTCGTTGTTCAAAACTTTTAATTGATAAAAATATTCATAAAGATATTTTAAAGAAACGTGGTGAAGCTCGTTGGCGAGCAACTCTTACGTCATGTGCTAATATTGGACGATGTGGTCAAGATACTGAGGATGGTTGTGGAGCTCTTCAACCGGATCGTTATGTTCGTGAGGCTATTTCAAGAATTGTTGCTGAATGGGATAATATTGCAAATAAATCAGAAGCATCTACTTCAGAATCAGTAAAGCAACGTCAAGTGCTAGAATGTGAATATGTTCTTCGTCTATTCAGACGCATAACGGATGAAGATGTTGATTTTATGGGTCTATCACGTTATTGGTGCCGACCAGATTGGATGATTTGTTCAGTATTACCAATTCCTCCTCCTCAAGTAAGACCTTCAGTTATTCAAGATAATAATCAGCGTTCAGAAGATGATTTAACGCATAAACTCTTTGAAATTATTCAGACCAATAATACTCTTCAAGATAAAATGAATAATAATGCTTCCAAATCTATTATTGATGACCAATATGCGGTATTACAATATCATGTAGCGACACTTATAGATAATCAAATTCCCGGTGTTGCTCCTTCTGCGCAGCGTTCTGGTCGTCCTCTTAAATCAATTCAGCAGCGTCTTGGATCAAAGGAAGGGCGTATTCGTTATAACATTCAAGGAAAGCGTGTGGAATTTTCTGGTCGTTCAGTAATTACTCCAGATCCCAATATTAGTATTGAGGAGATTGGTGTTCCAATTAAAATTGCGATGAATTTAACAGTTCCAGAGCGTGTAACAAAATACAATCGTAGCAAACTTTATAAACTTATTCAGAATGGAGCTGATAATTATCCTGGCGCAAAGACGATTATCCGCAAGGATGGACGTATGATTTCTTTGAAACATGTAAATACTAAAGAAATTGTATTGAATTTTGGTGATACGATTAATCGTCATTTGATGGATGGAGATCCAATTTTATTTAACAGACAACCGACACTTCACAGAATGTCTATGATGTGTCATAAGGTAAAGGTGCTTCCATATAATACATTTAGATTGAATGTATCAGTAACGGCTCCGTATAACGCAGATAAACTTCGGGTTTAAAGTATTAACTGTTAGTAGTAATCATGGAACAAGGCTTCATTTATAAAATAACCCATATCCCCTCCGGCAAATCATATATTGGACAAGCAAGAGAATTTAAAACAAAAAATGGTAAACCTTACAACTATGGTATTTCTGGACGATGGAATGACCATCTATATGAAGCAAGAAGAGGCAATATACGAGAAATGTATTGTGATATTGCTAAATATGGAAAGGAACAATTCAAAGTTGAAGAAATATGTAAGGCTCCACTAAATGTATTAGATCATCTAGAAACACAATATATAAAAGAATATAAAACGCTACACCCAACTGGCTACAATATCGCATCGCACTCAAGAAACAGACATCATAAAACAATATCTCTAGCAGAATTTTATAAAGGAAAAGTAATAAATGCTACATTAAATAAAATTAAAAAAGAAGGAATTAATCATCTAGTATATATATATTTACAACTGGAAAATAAAAAAGAACGAATAGCTTTTGGCCAAACAGCTGGCTCAACATATCAAGACGCATATGATGAAGCAATCTCTTTCTTAAATAAGATCCAATGTGACTATACTATACAAGAAGATAATACATTAGAAGAATTTTATCAAAAAAAACTAGAGATACTAAAAAACAAAAAAATAACAAAAGTGCGAATTACAAGTGCAAGTCAGTTAATAGCAGTATATATAAAAACAGAGGATTGTAAATCATATAAAGATGATATACGAATATGCTTTGGGGGCAAAAAAATAAAAAAAGATGAAGCTTTAATGATGGCAAATTCCTTTGTGAGTTTGCTAAATCTAAATGATTACTCAATAGTTGAAACAACTCAACAATGTCTGCAACAGGCGGCTGCTTCTATGGGTGAGACTACACCATAGAGGGAAAACAGTGTAATAGTCTTTGCTGGTTTTGATTCGCCATCTTAATCAGTAATATAACCGTCTAGTGGGTTAGCGTGGTGATGCTAATCTGCGAGACCCTCAAATTCAGGGAAACCCCTAAAGTTTATAGCTACCAACTACACTAGAAATAGGCGTAGGGCCGCGGAGAAAGACCGCAATGGGTATGGTAATAACGCTATAAAATACGAGGTGCTAGATTGCACTAAGAAATGGGCAATCCTGAGCCAAGTCCTAAAGTAGTTACGCTACTATGGATGCTGTGCAACGAGTAGAAGGGGGTCGGTCTAGGCTAGAAAGTCTGGGCATAAGGTGTACTCTAGTCCATGACGAGAGTCATGGTATAAACGTTTGATGGCGACGAGATGAACGCACATATACCTCAGAGTTATGAGGCAAGTATTGAATTAGCAGAAATTGCTGCGGTTCCTAAACAAATTATTACACCAAGACATGCTAAACCAGTAATTGGAATTGTTCAAGATTCTTGTATTGGTTCTTATAGATTAACTCAACCAAATGTCCAATTTAATCGTCGTGAGTTTATGAATATGATGATGTGGAATAAGCATTTTACTGGTGTTCTTCCAACTCCTATTATGAATGGTAAGCATGCTTCAGAACGTTATAATGGTCAGCAAGTAATTTCACAAATTATTCCTCCAATTAATATGGAAATGGGAAATTCAAGATACAATGATGAAAAAATTCCAGAAAATTTTGTAAAGATTAAGGAAGGAAACATTTCTCAAGGAATCTTTGATAAAGATATTTTCTCCAAACCTTCAAAGGGAATTATTCATACAATTTTCAAGGATTATGGTCCAGCTGAAACGGTTCATTTTCTTGATTGTATGCAAAATACGGTTGAACAATTCTTAGTATACAATGGATTTAGTGTAGGTATTAGTGATTTAATTGCGGATGAAACAACTAAGAAAAATATGGATGATAAGATTCGTGCGAGAAAATCTGAAGTAGAAAATATTATTATGCAAATCCATTTAGATCTTTTCACAAATAATACTGGTAAAACAAATAAACAAGAATTTGAGGATCGTGTTTATACAGCACTAAATAAAGCAACAGAAGAATCTGGTAAAATTGGTCTTGGTTCTCTAACAGCTGAAAACCGTTTAGTGAGCATGGTAAGAGCTGGTTCAAAAGGTTCTCTTATTAACATTGCTCAAATGTTAGCATGTGTGGGTCAGCAAGCCCCAGAAGGTAAGCGTATTCCACTTGGATTTACTGATAGAACTCTTCCTCATTACAAGAAATACGATGATGGTGCTGAAGCACGTGGATTTGTTGAAAGTAGTTTTATTAAAGGATTATCGCCTCAAGAATTCTTCTTTCATGCAATGTCGGGTCGTGAGGGATTAATCGACACGGCCGTAAAAACCGCGGATTAATTTATGACGCATTAGTGTCATAAGACAGGTTCGCAACAGATGGCTGCCAGTATGGGTGAGATTACTCCATATTGGAAAAACAGTGTAATAATCTTTGCTGGTTTAGACTTGTCATCTTAATCAGTAATATAACCATCTAGTGGGTTAGCATGGTGATGCTTAATCTGCGAGACCCTCAAATTCAGGGAACCCCCTAAAGTTTATAGCTACCAACCACACTAGAAATAGGAGTGGGGCCACGGAGAAAGACCGTAATGGATATGGTAATAACGCTATAAAATACGAGGTGCTAAAAGGCACTAAGAAATGGGCAATCCTGAGCCAAGTCCTAAAGTAGTTACACTACTATGGATGCTGTGCAACGAGTAAACGGGGGTCGGTCTAGGCTAGAAAGTCTGGGCATAAGATGTACTCTAGTCCCTAACGAAAGTTAGGGTAGTAACGACTGGTTACATTCAAAGACAATTAGTAAAAGCAATGGAAGATTGCGTAACACAGAATGATGGTTCAGTGCGTGATACAAAAATGAATATTGTTCAATTTCATTATGGTGAGGATGGAATTAATAGCACAATGATTGAATCTCAGAGTTTAGGATTAGGAAAACTATCAGAAGATGAAATTAAGAAAGAATATGGATTAGTTGGAGTAAATTTAGACGGGATATTAGAAGATACTACTGATCGTGAGGATGATGAAGCTATTCTAAATGAATATGTATCACAAGTATTAAATGATCAGAAGATTATGGTAAGTAGTGTAAATAAATTCAAGGATGTTCCAAATTCTGGTGCGGTATATTCGCCAGTAAATATTGATCGTTTAATGACAAATATTAAAGTAAAGTTTAAGCTTTCACCCGAAAACAAAACGGATTTAACACCATCTTATGTAATTCAAGGAATTAATAATATTATTAAAAAGACACAGCCTTATCATTTGATTTGGACGGCGTTACTTCGTTTCCATCTAGCTCCCCATAAAATAATTGGAAAATACCGTTTTAATAAAAAGGCATTTGATGCTTTATGTGAAGGATTAGTTGTAAAGAATTTTCAGAGTTGGGCGCAACCTGGTGAACAAGTTGGAATTATTGCGGCTCAGAGCATTGGTGAGCCGAGCACACAGATGTCGGCAATTTATGACACTAATATCGTCATAAATGGAAAAAATAATTATTATGGAAAAATTGGAATTTTCATTGATACAATCTTAGAAAAGAATAAAGAGAAAGTAATTACAATTGATAATGATAGTGTAGTATTAGATTTAGAAGATGATTATAATATTGTAGGTGTATCAACAGATGAGAAGACCTCATGGAGACGTATTTCGCAAGTAAGTCGTCACCCAGCAAATGGTGGATTGGTAGAAATTAAAACAAAATCTGGGCGTAAAACAACTGCTACATTATCACATTCATTCTTAACTCGTTCTACAAATGGAGTTGTACCAATTCTTGGTTCTGATTTGAAAGTAGGCACTCGTGTTCCAATTGGAAGACAGATTCCAATAGTGCCAAATCCATTATATGAATTGGATGGATTTAAACTTACAAAAGAGTTTGGTTGGTTATGTGGTATCTATTTGGCGGATGGTTCATTTAGTGGAAATACAACTAGCATTTCAAAAATACATCCTCGTGTTGAAGAAAAGATGCGAGAAATTTCAAATAATTATAAATGGAATGTTACTGTTAATCATTATAAAGGAGAATATGGCCCTTCAAAGAGCAATAATATATATAGTAAAGAACTAAAAGATTTCCTACTAAAACATTTCTCAACTGGTTCATATGATAAGAAAATTCACGCAAATGTATTTAATAGCAATATTGAATTTATCAGTGGTATTCTAGGAGGATATTTTGATGGCGATGGAAATATGAATGTAGAACGACAACCGATTCGTGTTGGTTCTCGTTCTAAAGAACTAATTCATGATATTGGAAGACTACTAAGTTATTGTGGAATATTTGGTAGTTTTGGAGAAGAAAGAAGTGTAAATATTCCAGATAAAACATTTTATACACTTCAAGTTCTTAAGAAATATGCCTCACAATTTAGAGATATTATTGGTTTAGAATTAGGTGAGAAGAAAGGAGCACTTGATGAAATTGTATCATATATGGAACGTGATGGAAAGCATGATACAAAAGAGATTTATGATAAGATTCCAGAACTTGGACAAGTAATTGCTGATGTAGGAAGACTATTACAAATGCCAGGACAGAGTAGAAACTTTGGTCGTTGGGCAAAGAAAGAAAGTATTGGAAGACTAACACTACAAGGATATATTGAAGATTTTGAAGAAGTATTACCAACACGCACACTTGATATTGCTACTGAAACTTTAGTAAAAGAACATATTGAACTTCTGCGCTCTGCTGCCTATAGTGATATTGTATGGGATGAGATTGTAGAATTAAATATTCTTGATGATCCAAAAACATATGTCTATGATTTTACAGTTCCTGGCAATGATAGTTTTATGGTTGATGATTCAATTATGGTTCATAATACACTCAATAAATTATGTTGAGAACAGACGGCTGCTTTTATGGGTGAGACTACACCATAGAGGGAAAACAGTGTAATAGTCTTTACTGGTTGGTGAATCAGTAATATAACCGTCTAGTGGGTTAGCATAGTGATGCTAATCTGCGAGACCCTCAAATTCAGGGAAACCCCTAAAGTTTATAGCTACCAACTACACTAGAAATAGTCGTAGGGCCGCGGAGAAAGACCGAATCGGATGGTAACAACTCTATAAAATACGAGGTGCTAAAAGGCACTAAGAAATGGGCAATCCTGAGCCAAGTCCTAAGGTAGTTACGCTACTATGGATGCTGTGCAACGAGTAAACGGGGGTCGGTCTAGGCTAGAAAGTCTGGGCATAAGATGTACTCTAGTCCCTAACGAAAGTTAGGGTAGTAACGACATTTCATCTAGCTGGCGTGGCATCAAAGTCAAATGTAACACGAGGTGTTCCACGTTTGAAGGAACTTCTAAAGGTAACACAGAATCCAAAGGCGATTTCACTAACAATTCCACTAAAGAAAGAGTTTCGTGATTCAATTGATAAAGCACGAGAAGTATCACAAGATTTAGAACTTACATTATTAAAGGATATTGTTACAAAGATTGCGATTTACTTTGATCCATCTGATCAAAAAACAATTTTAAATGAAGATAAAGATTTGATTCACTTTTATTCAATCTTTGAGGCATCTGAAGAAGAAAATAAAGAACAATTTAGTAAATGGCTATTACGTATTGAATTTGATAGAGATTCTATGTTTGCCAAAAATATTAGTATGGACGATGTTGGATTTGCGTTGATGCAGAAATTTAGTAATGATATTCATTTAGTATATTCTGATTTTAATTCTGATAAACTAATTATGCGTATTCGTTTAACAATTGATAATAAAGAAAATCAAAAAGATGATATTATTAATTTGAAGAAACTACAAAATAATTTATTGAAAAATGTTGTAATTCGTGGAATTGCTGGAATTAAATCTGTAAGTTATAGAAAGGATACAAATTATTATGAACTAATTAATGGAAAATATGAACAAATTACACAATATATTCTTGATACAGATGGTTCTAATTTCTTAGAAATTATGAATCATCCTTATGTAAATGGAAATGAAGTTCAGAGTTCTCATGTTCACGATATTTATGAGCATCTGGGTATTGAAGCTGCCCGTGCCACATTATTAAATGAAATTACAAATCTATTTGCGGAAGCTGGTGGTGTAGATTATCGTCATCTTGGTCTATTGTGTGATTGGATGACACGTGTAGGTAAGCTATTATCTGCGGATCGTTATGGCATTAACAAGCAAGATATTGGTCCATTGGCAAAAGCAAGTTTTGAAGAAACAGAAAAGATATTACTAAAGGCGGCAATGTTTGGAGAAGTTGATCCAGTAACGGGTGTTTCAGCAAATATTATGACGGGTCAGCCGATTAAAGGTGGAACTGGATTTTCTGAGATTTTGCTGGATGAAGCAGCATTGATGAGATTACAAGAGGGCTTGCCTATTATTGAAGAAGCTGAAGAAGAAGAAGAGTATGTACCAACGGATGAGCAAATTGCGGAAGAATTATATGAAAGCCAAGCGGATTTGTGTGCTGCTGCTAATCTAAAAATCAATGTAACATTAGGAACAGAAGAACTAAAAATTGATGAAGAAGATGTAGAATTAAGAGTAATAGATGAAGATGAAGATTAATTAAGGTCTAAAAAAATGATATATATATTTAAATATGGATAATGAAACGGAAAAACCACCATGGAAAAGCATAACTTTTTTTAGAACTAAGAGTATAGATCTAAACAATGTTAAATTTGGTATGTTTGAAACAAATATACCAAAAGGGTTGTTAGAAAAGAAAGAAGAGATAAATAGATTTGAAGAAGAACATAAATGGGAACTTGCTAAGAAATTAGCAAATCCATATGAAATGGTGTATACGCAAGAAGAGAAATTTCCATATCCAAATATTAGTTTAATAAAACCATTGAGTAGAAGTTATTTTAAATTAATAGAAATTTTACAAAGTATAAATTTTTTTGGAGAATTATCAAAAGATATTCAAACTCTTCGTTCAGTTCATGTGGCTGAAGGACCTGGAGGATTTATTCAAGCATTTATTGATATGTCTGAAAATCAAAGAAAAAAAGTGAAAAAAATAGATGCTATTACATTAAAATCGGATAAACAATTTATTCCAGGATGGAAGAAAGCATATAATTTTTTAAAGAAATATAATAATATAATTAAAATTAATTATGGAAAAGATGGATCTGGAGATATTTATATAAGAGAAAATAGAGATACATTTATTTCAGAAATACAACAGAAAGTTCATTTATTTACAGCAGATGGAGGATTTGATTTTTCAATAGATTATTCTCAGCAAGAAAAACAAATATTTAAACTATTAGTTTCTTCATTTTTAATAGCTTTTCAGACATTAACAATAAATGGATATTGTGTAATAAAACTCTTTGATACATATTCACCGTCAACGAAAACATTACTCAGCTTGTGTGGTTCTATGTTTAAAGAGTATAGTTTATATAAACCGGTTACAAGTAGACCATGTAATAGTGAAAGGTATTTTATTGGGAAAAAATTTAAAGGATATAATAATTCTATAATTAATATATTAAATATTATATTAATAAATTCTAATAATGATTTATATCCTTTATTAGAAATAAATATAGAAGAAAAGGATTACATAGAAAGTATAGAAGCAATCTATGAAGTTCAGCAAATAGAATGTATTAATTTAGCAAAAAGTATGGCCGAAGATAATAATTTATATAAAAAATATTATATAAAATATTATAATATGTGTTATAAATTCTGTAAAGAATTTAAGATTCCAACTAAGAATTTGCTGGTTTAGCATAATTCTTCATTAGCATAGTTCCTACTTTAATAGAAGCATCGTGCTGAGAGAGATTTGTTTGAGCCATTTTATCAATCATAGAAAGCATAGTATCTAAAGTATTTTTATCATATTCTTCATTTGATGAAACCATGATAAATAAATGAGGATAATTATTGGCAAATTCTGGAGCAGCATCTTTCATTTCATCAAATGTTTTTCCTTCACTACGAAGCTTGCTAACAAGTTTAAGATTATCACGAATAAAAATGGCACGATCTTTTGCTTGCTGAGGTTCTAATGGTGGCGGGGGTGCTTCATCTTTGAGTTTAGCAGTAAGTTTCTTATTACCAGACATCTTATACTATGGTATAAAAAGTTATTTTTAAATTGCCACAGAAAACAGAATGGAACAGAAGTTTTATACATCAGAAAACAATATGGAACAGAAGTTTTATACATCAGAAAACAGAATGGAACAGAAGTTTTATACAACAGAAAACAATATGGATAATGATACTAAGAAAATTTTAGAATTCCGTGAAATTCTTCGTAAGATAAAATTAAGTGTATTAAATAATATTACATATCAAAATCAAAATACAGAATCTTTAAATAAAGTTACAAAGCAACTTATTAAATTTTATTCATTATTGAAACCGGTTATATATGAATATAAATCAATTAATACTATACCAATTCCAGAAATTAGAACCCTTTTTAATGAAACACTACAACAATATCCCCGTTCATCATATTATCAAAATCAATTAGAATATTATTTAAAAAGAGATTTCATTGATTTTCCATTTACGATTGATGAAGAAAGTATTGATTCATTTCCCATTACGGACCATTACGATAAACCAGATATTATTGATAATAATTCTAGTCTTACAGAGTAGATATGGTAGAGCACAAATTTGAGAAGTCTAAAGCGTATAGTTTTTTATCTGGTTGCCCGGATGGTTATCATAAGCGTAAATCTTATAAAACAAAAACTGGAAAGAAAGTTCCTACACGATGCGTGCGTTCAACTACAACTAAAAAAGAGTCATCTCAAGAATTCAAACGTCGTGTAACAGCAAAGCAAACACGACGATTAAGAAAATTATTACCATCCATCCGCAGCCTTTCTCGTAAAGTATGCCCACCCGGTATGATTGAACGTAAAGAATATGCTCGCAGATATTCTACGGCGGTATTGGCTCATGGATTTAGTCGTAAAACTAAAGAAGGTAAAGAGATAAAAGTAATTCCTCATAAGCATTCTTTATCATATGTTGGTCCTAAATGTGTGAAAGATACTGGTTTGCCCGGCAAAGGTGTTCAATCAATTGGTCCTTTACGAAAGGGTGAACTAACTAAATACGGTTATTCTATTAGTGATTCTGAAGAGAAAAGACATGCTGCTTTAAAGAAAGCAATAGATAAATATGGAGCTCTAGGTGTATATCGTAAATTAGATGCTGTAACAAAATTAACTGTGCGAACAATTCCAGAAGCATCAAAAAAATGGGGAAAAGATCGTGATTGGGTAAAAGAAAAATACGGGCCACTTCATCCAAAGTGGAATTGATTATTATTAAAAAGATAATATAGAAGAAGATGAAGACAAATCGCCTTGTTGGAACATTAGTAATTGTATTATGTGTGGTCGTTGGTGTAATGGTATATCATCCTTTTGGACTGCGTGCTAATGAAGCATACACAACATGGACGAATCAAAAGGGAGCAATTATTAATGCGGGAGATGCTCGCGCCAGTTACTCAAAAGCTGGCACAGAAGGATTTCAGAGTGCCAAAAATACTCTAGCAACAAAACTCCAGCGTGCTCGCAAACAAGGCTTCCAAAGTGGATCAAATCCTTCGATCCCAAAGCCTGTAAATGTAGCAAAGCCTGCCCCTCCTACCCCTGTCCCTACCCCTGTCCCTGCCCCTGCCCCAGTTCAACGTAATGTTCCTAGTATGAGTAATGTTCCTAGCATGAGTAATGCTGTAGTTCCTCCTCCTAATGCGGCCATGATGGCGGGCGGTGTTCCTCCTTCTATGCCTGTTCCCATGAGTGGAGCAGTTGGTAGTAATGCTGTTGCCGGTTTCCAGAACTTAAATCAAAATGAAAACCAAGGTATGAATTACCGCAGAGATATGAAAGAAGGTTTTACCACAATGAACTATGGTGATGTTGCTGGTGGTGCAAGGGATCTGTATCAACCAATTGGTGCCTTTGATGGTGTAACATTATCTACTGGCAATAAAGTGTCTTCTTGGCGTTTTACGGCCCCTGATGAGCCATTATTAGGTGCTGAATTTACACCCGGCGATGATTCTTTATTTATATTTAAGAATAATCAATGCAAACCCGAATGCACTGGTTCAAGCTTTAGCTGCAGTAGCGGAGGTGTATGCACAACTGCCGCACAACGTGATTATATTAATAAAAGAGGAGGAAATCGTCCAGCAGATGACTAAATAAACTATTAATAATTAATAGAAATGGGCTCAAGCCAATCAATATCAGGTAATTCTCCGAATGTAAATATAAAACAAGGGCCGCCAGGACCACAAGGACCACCAGGGCCTGCTGGACCAGTAGGACCAAATGGTTTAATAGGACCAATAGGGCCAGCTGGGAAAAATGGTTTAGTAGGTCCACAAGGACCACAAGGACCATCAGGACCACAGGGGATACAAGGACCAGGGCTCACGCCTACTTCTACCTCTACACAAAATACATTATTTTTACAAGCGGCTGCCCCTTTATTAAATAATGCGTTATTAAGTCTGGGTTCTAGTAATATTGCTCTTGAAACATATTTTGAAAATAATTTAACAATTTCAATACAATGGCAAACATATATTGCTGGATTATTATCAGCAAATTCAGCATCGCCTACGCAATTAAATAATTTTGTTTCTAGTTGTATAACATGGCTTCAAACAAATACAACAATTTTTAATGCTGGTACTAACATGGGCTCTAACATGGGATCTAACATGGGATCTAACATGGGATCTAACATGGGATCTAACATGGGATCTAACATGGGATCTAACATGGGCTCTAACATGGGCTCTAACATGGGATCTAACATGGGTATTAACATGGGCTCTAACATGGGATCTAACATAGGCTCTAATATGGGATCTAACACGGGCTCTAATATACAAGGATTTCAGAACTATAAAAAGTTTGAAGGAATTCTATCACATACTACTTTACTTGCTCCCGAATATGCTCTATTTAATTAGATGCTTTACGATATTGCGATTATTGGATATGGAATAACTGGAATGATAACTCTAGCTATTCTCCAACCACAAGGATTTAATATATGTATTATTGACCCACATTTTGATGGAGGAAATTTAATGCGTTTATATGGAGACGTATTAAGTAATACACCATTGATTAAAACAATAAATGCGTTAAAACTTATTGATCCTGACTATACTTTACCAGAACAATATAGACAATATGATATTAATAAAATTACACCACTATATATTGTAGCACAAATAATAAAAGATTTTACAGATTCATTAAAAAAACAAATAGATATATATGAAACAAAAGTTACTTCATTAAAGTTTGATAATGTATGGAATATTCAAACATATGATACTGTTATAAAAAGTAAAGTAATAATATTATGTCAAGGGGCTGAAGCGAAACGGTTAAAATGTGGGATTCCTTCAATTCCATTAGAAATAGCACTAAAGAAAGAATATTTATCAAAATATGTAAAACCAACTGATAAAGTTATAGTATTTGGAACAGCACACAGTGGAGCTTTAGTTTTAGAAAATTTAAATCTCTTAGGAAATCAAACAATAGCAATATATAAAAAGGAAAAACCATTTTATTTTGATAAAGATGGAGATTATGATGGGATTAAAGCAGAAGCGGAACGAATTGCGACTTCTATATTAAATAAAGAATATACTAATATAACTTTAGTAAATATATCTCAAATTGATGATATAATTAAAGCGACCGCAAAGGCAGATTGGATAATATATGCTATAGGATTTGAAACAAAACAGAATATAATATGTGATTTTGATTTAAGTAAATATGATAAAACAACTGGAAAGATTTTTAATACAGAAAAGGCATATGGTTTTGGAATAGCATATCCATCCTTAGCCCCGGATTCTATCCATGTTGATATTGGAGTTTATTCATTTGTTGAACATATAAAAAAACAAGTAGAAGATATAAAAAAACTTATTAATTAGATGAGTAATTCCAAAAATAGTTTAGGAACATTTTATACAAATCTTGGTAAAACAGTAAATTCTGTAACAAAGGCAGCAAATAATACATTTGAACAAGCATCAAATGGTTTAAATACAATGGGAAATTCTGCTTCAAAGGCATTAAATACAATGGGAAATTCTGCTTCAAAGGCGTTAAATACAATGGGAAATTCTGCTTCAAAGACGTTAAATAGTTTAGTTCCTTTAACAACAAATAAAAGAAATAATAGTTTATTTGGATTATTTGAAAATCAAACAAAGAATACTACAACACCCAATTTAATAAATACAACTCCAAAATCGGCAAATGAGTGGGCATGGCCATTAGTATTATTTTTAATTATTGCTTCTTTAACAATTGTTATATTAGTTAAATTTAAAGATCAGATTTCTGCTGGTATACATAATATTGGTCAAAAGATTCGTGATGCCTTAAATAAACCCTCATCTCCACCGGTGGATGCTTCTAAAACTCCTATAGCAAATGTAACTGATGTTCCAGTATCTCCTCAGCAACAAAAACTAACACAGCAGACAATAAAGAAGACTTCGGATATTGTTGATAAAATAATACCAATTGGCAATCCCGAAGTATATAATGTTTCTAAAAATGATTTTACATATTATGATGCTGAACCGTTATGTCGTGCTTTAGGAGCAGAATTGGCAACTTATGACCAAGTCAAGGAGGCTTGGTCAAAAGGTGCTGATTGGTGTAATTATGGATGGGTGAAAGGACAAGCTGCTGTATATCCAATTCAAGAGGAAACCTATAATAAGATTCAATCGGGTCCTGAAGAAGATAGAAATTCATGTGGAGCAGTTGGTATAAATGGTGGATATTTTGATAATCCAGAATTAAAATTCGGTGTCAATTGTTATGGCGTAAAACCTCCTCAATCAGAACATGATGAAGAAGTATTAATGAAACAAGGATCTATTCCTAAATCAGTTCCATCTCTTGCAGTAGATAAGAAAATTCAAGAATTTAAGAAAGAAGCTGATAACTTAGGATTATTACCATTTAATACTGAGAAATGGGACAATTAGAGAGGGAGAAGCTAGAGAGGGAGAAAGCTAATCTTCTGCTTTTCTAAAATATACTTTATTCATTTGATCTAAAATATAAGGATCAATATTTTTAGTTTTATTATTTTTTTCATCCTCAGATTCAGAATCATCTAGAGTAGCAAGGTATGCTTGTGAATTATCTAAATCAATACACTGCCATACTATATGTTGTATTAAGATATTATATGTATAAAAGAAATTATCCATTTGGAAGTTCCAATATTTCCAAAAGGTATTCCAATCTAAAGTATCTTCATATTGTTCAAAGGCTTCTTCATAATAATTATTAAATGGTAAATTATATTCAATTTTATTCTCACTATAAAATAAAATTGAACTTATATAATCTTTTATAATATCTTTATTAATAAAAAAATTATATTTATTTTTTAAAATAAATGGAATCAATCCTTCTTCAATAAAAATAGAAATCAATGTCTTTATTGATATATAACCATATGTTTTTGTAAAAAAATCTTCATATTGCCATTCTCTAAATCTAATATTTAGAGAATTTTTTAATAAAGATGTCATATTAAATGTCTTCTTTAATATATTATAAAAATTACTTTATGCCGAATTAGAAGGTGTTTGATTTGGTAATTGTAAAATTTTTTTTAATTTATACGATGTTTCAACTGTTCTTTCAGCTTTTATATATTTTATGATATTAATTGTATCATCACTAACTTTTTTATTTTGAAAATACTTATGTAAAGATTCTTCAAGAAATTTATAATTTAGAGGTGTATTACTTTTTTCTTCAACAACTTTAAGTTTTCCTCCAACAATTTGAATAATAGCGTTTTCCATTTTCTTGTTCCGGAGTTCTGTTATAATCCGTTGTTCAAAATCATCACGAACAATTCTAGCATTATGTGTTTGTTTATTTAAAGTGGAAGCTAAATTATCATAATGAACATAATTACGAATAAGATTTGCTAAATCTTCACGTTTAACATTGCTCATACTATTTTTCCATTCTTAATATTATAATATATTAATACGCAAATTGTTATAATAGATAGTATTAGTATTATAAACAACACACTTGTAATAATAATATAAGGAAAAATTCTTTCTAAAACATGATTCATTAATGGATCAATAAGATATATTTGAATATATTTTCTTGATTCATCATTATTGAGAGATAAAAATAATTTATGTAAAATTTTTTTTACCAAGTCTGGTTTTTGTTGATGATCTAACTGTTCCATTATTTTACTTGCCTAAAGATAATCATATAAATAATCGCAGATGAATTTTAAAGCACCTATATGGGATAATACTAAGAATTGTTATGAAATACAAATAAATCCCAATGTAGAATTTACATATAAGAGTGATTTAACTACGCCGAGTGAAAGTATTATTAATAAAATTGTTGAATCTCTAGCTGAAGAAGGAAAACAATGGTTTTCTTCACCGATTAAATCCTCTATTGTATTAAAAAGGCTTGTAAATATATTTAAAGGGGATGTTCCTCCGGCATCAAATAATTTATATGTATATACTCCAACTTTATTTATTATTTACCCTGGAAAGTTTGAGCTTGTATGGGATGTCAGTGCTATAAAGAATGATATAATACCTTGTAATTTTATTGAATTTTCAGAGGATCTTGAAGATGCACCGGCAAAGACAATTATTATTCAAGAAAATGATATTCTTGAAAATGTTGATATTCCTTTTGATGAATCGCAAGAAGAGCCAGATCATATATCTTCCCGAGCAGTGTTTAAACAAAGGATTCGTCATGCTCGTTTGAAAGCGGCCATTGCGGCAATGAAAGCAGAAAAGATGGCGGAAAAATACTTCCGACGCTACGGTATTCAAACCGGCATTGATTCTGAATCTGAACTTTCATTTGATTCCGATGAAGAAGAATCCGAAGAAGAATGAATGTATCTTTTTCCAAAAATATACGCTATTATTATTACAGAAGCAAAGATGGCAGTCAAGGGCAATACTTTATTAAATGTTGTTGGATTTATTGTTGTGGTGGGTGTTGTAGTATTAGCATTAATGTATCTACAGCCTAACTTATTTACGAAGAAAGAAGGTTTCCAAGGTACATTATCAGCGGCTTCCAATTATACGGCATCTGCTGGTCAGAATGCTATTAATGGACGTGTTCGTGAACAAGAAGTAAAGGGGAATCCCGATGTGGTCCCTAATGCTCCTTCTGGTCCTGCTGATTTTGGTAATTCTGAAGCACCTTCTGGATGCTATCCTCGTGACCAATTAACACCTTCTGAACTCTTACCCAAGGATGCTAATAGTGTATGGGCTGAGCAAAACCCCATGGGAACTGGTTCGTTAAAGGGTAAAAACTTCTTATCTGCGGGTGCGTTAATTGGTGTGAATACAGTTGGCCAGAGTTTACGAAATGCCAATTACCAACTCCGTTCTGAGCCCCCGAATCCCCAAGTGCCAGTGTCTGTTTTCCAAAACAGCACAATTGAGCCAGATGTAAATCGTCGCAGTTTAGAAATCGCTTAGATGTTATTTTAATAAATAAATAAACATTTTATGATTTAAACAATCATAATATGATTATAATATAGTTATGGATTATATAAAAAAAATATTTGGATTAGGACAATATCCATCAATATATGTAAAGTCAAAGATTGATAATAAAGATTATTTAGTCCGTGATATGCCAGATAAGCAAGAAGCAGCAGATTTAATGGCGCATATTCGTGTAAAAATGTCAAATCTAAAAATTCATTTAGAATCAAAATATCCTGATAAACCTCAAGTGAAACAACTACAATCAAATTTTATACCAGATCCAGCACGTTTTTATGAATCTACTCCAGATTCTGATTTAACAAGTTATAGTGTAAATAAAGGAGAATCTATACACTTATGTTTACGCCATAGAGAACAAAATAATGAAAGTTTAGTTGATGAAAATGTAATCATGTTTGTATCATTACATGAAATGTCTCATATGATAACAAAATCAATAGGACATGGAGAAGATTTTTGGAATAATTTTGCTTGGCTATTAAAAGAAGCAGAAACAATTGGATTATATAAAGCACAAGATTTTAAGGCACATCCAGTTAAATATTGTGGTATGTCAATTACTGACCAACCATCTTATGATCCGCAAAAAGATGGCACAGATTTATCAATAGGACATATAGGATAGAATGGAGACAATAGAACCTCCGACACTTCAAAATTTAATAAAATCAATTATAAAACCAAAAGTGTTAAACAGTTATGTATCAGACACAATAAAAATTGTATATGGTAATAAAATAATAGAATTAGATAACATCTTTGGTTTTAATACGATATATGATTTAAAGTTAGCAATATATGAAAAGTTTGATAAAGAAGATTTTGCTGCTCCTAATAATCAATTACTTTTTTTTAAAATACAAAAAACTGCTATTGATGTATTAGATTTTTCATATAAATTATTTTTACAAAATCCATTGCCAATTATATCAGGTAGAGAACCTTATGATGCTAATTTTGTAACAAGTGATGGAGAGAAAAAAATTATGGATATTAATATTTATAATAATTTACTTTTAGAAAAAAGATTAAATATATCAAAAGGGAATACATTATATTTATATTTTTTTAAAGATTTATTGGATTCTTATACTGGACCAACTCCTATTTCTGAAAAACAATATTATGGAAGATTTTATCCATATTTTCCATTTTTAAAAATAAATCAAAAATATCCAAATGAAAGTGAAAAATCAACTCTTAATACTATTTATAATTTATATTCTAAAAAACAAGAATATTTGAAAAAAATTCAATATTTGTTAACACAAGATAATCCATTAATAACATTTAATTTTGCTGGATTAAGATATTTACGTTTGACAAATATAAATAATACAATTGATGATTCTATAGATTCACTTTTTTATACAATTGATGTAAATGATTCACGCCCTTATTTGCGTTTACTACCAGTAGGTTCATCGCCAATTACAAAAATTCAATTACGTGATATTTCAAATAATATTCCAAATGTTATAAATCCAAATTATTTGAAAAATTGGTCTGAAGAAAAAAGTCCTACACCAGAAAGAGATTATATTTTAGGGAAAATTGCTTTAAAAGCAACATTTCTTGCGTTATCATATATTTATGCCACAATACGTATATTAGATGATGCGTCATTTGATGTTATAATAGAACCTCCTAGTAATATAAAAAAAATAGATCCAATTATGGATTTTGAACATTTTAATGAAGATATAACAAATGGTCTTAACAAAATTATGAGTAATGATTCAACATTAACATTAGGAAGTGGTAATTTTATATTTGGAATTAAATTAGCAAAAGAAAATACAATAAGAAAATTTCAATTAGAAAAACGATTACAATTATTTAAACCATTTTTCCAAGAAATATCTCCACTACCAAATGAGCAGCCATTAATGATGCTTCGTTATAAATTAGTAGATAATTATACAACAGAAGATAATATATCATCATATTTAACATTATTAACAAATAAAAAGATTTTGAAAGGAGAAGAATCTGTATCTCAGATGATTGAACTTATAGTAGAAGAATTTCAATTAGATTATGAAACAGCAAAAAATAAAGTAAGTGATTGGTTAATACAAAAAGATGAAGTTCAAGCAATTATTTCTGGAGAAACAAAAACATATACTCCTTTTAATAATTCTGGTATTGATATTGCGATATTTCAAAAAGATTCTATTTATACATTTCATCTTTATAATGTAGATAATGTAACTAATTTACAAAGAATAATTACTGCTCTAAGTCTAGTGTTTAGTTTAGAAGATGAATTATTAACAGTTAGTAAAAAAGATGTAAAGACTTTAGAAATAGCAGAAAATAAAGTTGATAATTTACCAAGATCACGTGCTTCATCTGTTGTTTCATCGCATAATGAAGGAGATTCAAATAGTCTTCCAGAATTTGATGCGGATTTAATGTTTGAATCAGAAACAACAGATGCTGAAAATGTTGAAAATATAAAAGAAGCAATCGCAAAAGATATAGATCCTCCAGATATTACATTAAGAAATTTAAAAATTAAACAACCACCCCCAGTAAATCCAGTAGAAGAAATTAAGGAAAAAGGATTAGCAAATTTCTTTATTAAAAAACTACAAGAAACTGATAGAACATTATTTGAATATAACGCAGAACATCCTTCTGAAAAAACATATGTTCAGATGTGTGCTGCTAATGAAATGAGACAACCCGCTGTATTAACACAAGAACAATATGATATTATGATTGATGAATATAAAGATGATGATGTTATATTTCAACTATATCCATTACCAGAAGGACAAAAAGATATAGTTGATAAACGCAGTGATCCAGATAATATTGTAACAATTCTTCGTTATGGATCAAATCCTCGTAAAGAAAATTATTATATCTGTAGTGAATTATTTTGCACAAAAGATGAAATTGTAGTATTAAAAGATGATTTTAAAGGAACTCGTCTGCGAAGACCACTTCTTCAAGCAAATGGTATTACAAGAACAACTAAACCACCAAATACATGTCCTTTTTGTATGGGTAAATTAGTAACAAATCGTAAAAATCCCGGAATAGGTGAAACTATATTACAACGTATTCCAAAGCCAAAAACAACAAAACGTCATGTTTGGATTAATTTCTTAAAGAAAACATCACATCCTCAAGCATTAAAATTACCATGTTGTTTTGTAAGTCCTCATACGATTACATTTAAAGATACGCAATCTGGATTTTTAAAGAAAAAAACAATAAAAGCTGAGGAAGATGAGGAGGAAGAAGAGTTAGAAGTTCTAGAAAGTGGAGTTCCAGTAATTGATTATACAACAACATTATATAGAATTAATAAAAAATATATTATTGGAATTGGAGAACGTTATTTACCACTAGAAATTGGTGATAGAGATGGACCTCAAATTGGTTTACTACCAAAAGAGTTAAATGAATTTTTTCAACAAGATCCAGTAAATTTAATATCTCGTGTGGGAAATCCTCAAAAGGTTTTACCAAATGCAAAAGGATTTTTACGTATAGGTGTAGAAAATAGAAAACGATATCAAAATGATAGTTTCTTGGCAGCAATTGCTCCATTTTTTATTAAAAATTCAGCATCTCAAATGAAAAAAAGATTATTTGAAATTATTACACCAGCATTATTTATAACTTTAAATTATGGAAATCTTGTATTAGAGTTTTATGATCCAGATTATAATATTAGTGAAGTAACCAATAAAACAATTTGGGCTTATAAAAATTTAAATGTAGAATATAATGATAATAATTCTCAAGAAATAATCAGAATTATTAAATCATATTATAAATTCAAAGATTTCTTATTATCAGATACAACAGTAAAAGAATATAGACAATTTGCTCATTTACTATCACAACCGAAATTAGTTCAAGAAGGTCTAAATAGACCTGGCATTAATTTTATTATTTTAGATATCAAAGAAGATAATACAATACATGTGCGATGTCCTCCATTTGGATATAATATGGAATTTATGAGAACAAACGATATAGCATTTATATTACATCATTATTCTGGAACATATGAGCCAATTTTCTACATTGATAATTTAATCACTGGATTAGAATCAAGAATTCCTTATATTTTATCATTTCAATTTGCCAATGCTGCTTCATGGCCATCTATTGTAAAGGATATTTATGGACAGTATATGAAAGCATGCAATGGACCTTCAAAAATTATTTATACGGGACAAAGTTATATAAATCCTAATACATTAATTCCATTGAGTTTAGCAGATTCTTATCTTTATAGAGCAAAAAAACGATTTAATAATTTTACTTTTGATGGAGTTCTTCGTGATTCATACAATCATGTTGTAGGCATTGTATGTGTTGAAAAACGTGGTGATAGAAATTTAAATATATTTGTTCCAGTAATTGATGATGGAATATCTGAAACAACTGTTAATAAGAAGGTATATTTGACATATGATGATATACCATATGAATCAGTAGAAGATACTATTCGTATATATAAAACATATATATTATCTGCTTTTCCCCGTTACAGAGAAGGTTATGCTCCAAAGAATATTGCACTAGACAGTAATAAAAATATTGTAGGATTACAATTAAATAATTTATTAATTGTTCCAGTATCCAAAGCAAAATCAAGTAATGTAACGCTACCAATTATACAAATAGATGAATTTGAATGGGAAATTAATAGAGAAATAGTATTTGGAAGTGATACAACAGCACTTGGGGTTATTAAAGGAAAAGAAATTGAAGAAATATATCAACATTTAAGAATTACATTTTCAAATTGGTTAGAACAAAAGGGTTCTTCAGTGAAACGTAATTTAGAAGATGATATTATTTTTAATTCTACAATATCATTAAATAATAAAAGAAAACGTTTATTAGTATTATTTGGATCTTTAATACAAAATTGGTTTAGCACTGAAACATCAGAAACACCATATACATCGCTTTTACGTAAAGATTGTTTAGTTCAATCAGAAGATACATGCTCAGATAAATGTGTTTTTACTTCACAAGGAAAGTGTAAAATACATGTTACTGAAAAATATAAAGATGTAAATTTAGCAAACTTATTAATGTTTCGTTTATTTGATGAACTTTTAAGATATGCTGAAAAAAGAAAAGAAATATTTAAAAATGAAGTATCAAAGTTGGTTTTTTTAGATAAACCAATTCGTATTGGAGATCAATATATATTACCAGAAGATTCTATTGAATGGTCAGAATTTTTAAGATTTGCTTGGGCACAAGATACTACTGATAAACCAAAATTCTTTGAGGAACTTTCTCGTGAAATTTCTTCTTCAGAATTTGTTGAAATGCCTGAAGAAGAAACTGTTATTGAACTACCAAATTATTTAAAAGCAATTCTGGGTCCAGAAAATACAAAAACAAAATCACTCAAGTATTATGAATTAACAAAAGATACTAATTTAAATCCAGTATTAGATTATCTAGATTTAGTAGCAGAAGAAGTTCAATATAGTAATACACCATATTTTTCACAAGCCACTTTATATCAAATAGGAATACGAAAGAAAAGTTCAATTATAATGATTAATTTAACAAAAACTGATTTTGATATTAATCAAGATATATCATTTGCTGGAAAGAAAAATATTGAAATAAAAAATATTTATATAATAGTTATTTCACCAACTAGCTCTGGTTTATTAGTAAAAAATAATAAACTAGAACCTTTGCGGTTTGATGATTTACCTACTATTATTAAGAATCTTCTTCAATAATTTCACACTCTTTTATTGGTAGCACAATAATTTTATTAACTTTCATATCTAATGCTCGTTTTCTACAATCTAGCATACCTTGTACTTCATCTTGAAGCATATTTAAACGAATTAATTGATAATTTTTATTATTAGGATGCATAATTACTAAACATAGATCTACTATTTTTAATCCATAATAATTTTCCAAAAAATATTTATAAATATTTAATTGGAGAGTATAGTGCCAATAATTTGTATCAGGTAAATGATCAACTGGTCCAAATCCAGAAGTAAAATCATTAGATGTTTTAATTTCTTTAGAACGTTTCCAATCATAAATAACATATCCTTTTTTCTTCTTGCTATAAAATACCATATCAATAGATCCGCATAATAAATATTCTTTCATCCATACTTCCCACTCGCTTCTATAAGGAACTAAATCGTGTTTCACATCATTCCAAAAATTCATAAAATATTTCCATTCAATTGTATCATAATTTGCTGGATCAATCTGTTCTGGAGAACCATGAAGAAACTGTTCAATCGCTAAATGCATCGCAGTTCCTTTTGAGGATGCTTCTTTGCCCGAATCATTCCATGTTTTCTTAATCTCTTCTGGGGATTTACCATACCAAACACTAGATGTCCAATTCTTAGATTTCATCATTTTTTTAATAGTTACATCCGCATCAAAATGAGGGAAAAAAGCGTGAATAAATCCAGTGCACGAAATTACTCCATTACTATTTCCATCTATATAGTAAGTATGGGTTGGTTCATGAAATACTATATGATCATCTCTAGGATGTTTATTTATAAAACTTAATTTTTGCCATGGTTGCGGCATTTTTGCTATAAATTATATGTGTGTTATCCTTAAGCATAACATCCTTTTAATGTGCTAGAGATACCTTTATTAACTCCTTTACCAGAAATAGGAACACATTTTATATATGTATTATCTGCCTTATATCCAGATTGGCAAGGGAAATAACATTTATTATTATATTCTTTTGTGCCAGGTGGACATTTCCATGACTTATTGTTAGGGCAAGTTGATTGAATTGCGTTTATATTTGCTTTTACAACACGATTATCACTTGTAGAACATTCTACAATACCGGGGGATACCCAACTAATACCACTAGAACCTTTAGGGCATACATAGCACTTTCCATCATAGTATAACTGAGTTACACTATTTACGCAGTCCAAATTTAAAGATTTTTGAAAATTACTAGTTTTATAATTTAAAATAACAATAGCAACTACCAATGCTACTAACACCGGAAGCCAATATCATCTATTAGCATTCTAGTTTTTTGATGCTAGGTGCTAGTATATATTTTTTAGAAGAGTAATCATTAGGATTTTCAGAAATACAATGGGCGTTATAGTAATCTGTGCTTAATTTATAACCTTCTGGGCAGTATAAACAACCTCCATTTCTTAATTGGGTATTTTTAGGGCAAGCACAAAAGTCAGAATAGGCTTCTTTTTTAACAGAAGCATATATGATGAATCCAACTATTAATCCAATAATCAGTATGGGAAATATATATTTAGTGATATTTTTTAACATCTAATTAAGCATAACAAAAAGGTTGAGTTACTTCAAATGGATATGAGCGATTTACGCAATTGTTATCAACAAAATCGTAATTATCAGGACAATTGCAATTAATAGAAACCGGATACATAACACTTCCTATCCATCCACCTCCATAGCCACTTCCTCCCCATCCTCCTCCCCCTCCCCATCTTCCAGATCCCCATCTTCCAGATCCCCATCTTCCAGATCCCCATCTTCCAGATCCCCATCTTCCAGATCCATGATATCCAGATCCTCCAGATCCTCCAGATCCATGTGATCCATGAAAAGGTTCCGCCCCATCGTAGTTATAGGAAAGATATACAAATCCAAGAAGAACCAGTAATAAAATAAATATTGATATACTTTTCATCTATATTATATAGAGAAACCTGCCAAACTCATATAGAGTTTTCCTAATTTATTATCTCCTTGGATTAATCCATCTGCTTTACGTGTTCCACCTAGATTGTTTGATGTTCCATGCACATAATATAATAAATACTTATTATTTACACGTGCTGCTTCAAGAATTTTTCTCATTCGTGCATCTTTTTTATAACGTTGTTCAACGCCATATTTTAATAATTCATCTTTTTTAACAGCATATTTACTTTCATTAAATACTGCTTTATTTTTTCTAAAAGCACCAGGACTTATAGAAGCTTTAATATCAGTGCTTTCTTCTTTAATCAATTCAAAGTCTTTATCTTCAGATATTGCTTTCTTTAATGCTTGTGTTTCTAGTAATCGTTTACGCACAAAAGATTGATGAATAGTTCCTTCACGACTAAATAATGTTTGGGCTAGTTGAGGTTTATCTGTTCCATATTTATACATCATAGCAGCTAAGAAATGTTCTAGTGATGGATAAATAATATTAGAATCTTCAGGATCTTCAATAGGAAATGGAGAACTTGGAGCCAACCAACGAGCAGCACCTTTATCACCAATCTTTAACTTTTTATCATCTAATGCGGCATCAATATAGAAATTTATTACTTCATTTGATGCGTATAGTTTATCAGTAGAGGGAGCAGCAGTCCCTTTTTCAACTGGTATCGTTCGTTTAATAGTGGTGCCTTCTTCTACTACAATATCACGTTTTTCTTCACCAAATGTAGTTGGCACAGATACACGAATTGTTTTTTCACCATCAGTAGGCACATTAGATACTTCTGATTCATACAGTTCACCTTGTTTTGTTACCATTAATCTTGGTTGATTTTCTGAAATCTTCATTGCTGTTTCTTCTTTTTCTATAATACGATTTATAGCAGTAGGATTGCGCAAATTTACACTAGGGACACTAGGGACATATTCTTCTTCAACAGTTTCTTTTTCAAGTGTGAGTTGTTTTTTCTTACGGAAAATAAACCAACGATTTAAGAATGAAAATTGTTTAACAGCATCAGACATAAGATAATTTTTACCAGATTTTTTTGACATTTCATAAGATTCACTAAATAAGTTTGTGCTATGTTTTAATCCAATTTCTTTTAACTCATTTTCACTTAAAAGTTCAAGACCAGCTTCCTTCATACGTTCTACAAAATAAGGGAAACTTACTAGATATTCATCATGAGATGAACCGATACTAATAAAATCAACATTGATTTTTAATCCTAATGAATCTTCATTTGGCACAAGATCATCTTCATCAAAATCTTTACGAATATTCCATAAAATAGCATCTTTTTCAATACCAGTTTTAACACCACCTTTAGGGATATCTTTTAAGAATTTAAATACAGAATCTCCATCAAAACAACATCCAAAGAAATATCCACCAACTTTTATAGATTCACGAATATTACGTATGAGTCCATCAAGTGCTTCTTTTTTCTCAAAGAAATAATGGAGAGCAAACATACAAGACATAGAATCGGCCCCAGATTGTAGGCTACCAGCAGCATCATGATCTACAAATGGAGGAATGGGACCAAGAGGTTTATAACGACCAAATACACTTCGTAATATATCACGTTCTTCATCTGTAGAACCAGCACGACCATCAATAAGGCGTTTAGAACTATCACCAATTACAAATACCATTGGAACTTTTTCTACACGGCGATTACGTTCATGAAAGTTTATGTAACGAGCATAAGCACCATCTTCTGGATTTGTAATATTATCACCCGCATAATCAATACCAAGAACAAAACTTACTTTATTATTATACCAACGACGAATATCAGAACCTTTACCACATGCCATATCAATTAATGTTTTTTTCCCACCTTTTAGACATGCGTTATACAAGACAATTTCTTTAACATATTGGTTATGAAATTCACGTAATCCAGTAACAAAGCGTAAATCTTCTATTGGTGCTTCACGTTCAAAGTATTTTAAAGTAATATTATCTTTTTCTTCTTTTTTAGTAATAAATTCATTTACTTCTTTTTCATTTGGCTGAACACTTCCAGAACGAATCATAGATTCAGTAATCGGTTCATTAATACTGTTCCAAACACTTTCAGCAACATCTTCTGAGTTTAGTGTTCGTGCAAGAATACCTTTCTGGAGACGTTCTGTTTTATCATGACGAATACGAATAGGAATCCATCTCCATCCACGTGGTAAAGAAGGATCATATCTCATTTCAATAATACTTTTATCTTGAATAGGTTCATTATTAATTTCAGTAGATACATATTCTTCACTTGTAGCAGGATCAGTTTTAACTTCAGAATAACATACACTCGCCATAGAATCATAAAAGAGTTTAGGATAGAATGGAATAGGACGATATTCTTTAAATTTTGCTTGTTCTGTTTGGCCATGCCAAGCACTAGGATCTAGCTTGCTAGATCGTTCATCTCCTAACTTACGTTCATTTAAGATAATATCACGAGCATTAAATGCTTTTGAACGACTACTTCCAACATATAAACGAAGTGTTTTATAACGAATTGTTTCATTACTTTCAGGCTTCAAACCAATTGTAATACGATCTTGTTTAGGATTATCTGGTTGTTTTTCAAAACGCACCAAGAAATCAATAGTATTATCTTCAGATGGTTTCCATTTAAACTGAGCATAAAATGTTGCTCCAGGCTTAATTATTTTCTTTTCTTCATCATATCCTGGCAATGGAAGATCATTTGGTGTAAATATAAGTCCATCGGTATAATAGACTCTATATGTATCTAAAACTCTTGTAGCATTTCTAAAAATACTTAAATCATTAGCTTTAGCAAATAAATAATTTTTCATACTTATTTGAAGAGATGTTTGTGATAATAATTTAGTTGGTCCATTACCTTTATTAAATGTTTCAATCCATAATTTAAGTTGTCCATGACGAGATTTTTCCTCCTCATCTTTATTATAAAATGGTAATTGACTCACATTTTTTTTATCAACTGCATAATAAATATCAAAAGCAAGAAAAGCATTCATAGGTTGTTTCTGACGTGTTCGTGTAACCCATTCACCATCAATAATACTTTCACGACAATTTAGTTGTTCTAATCCAGTGCGATATACATTTAATCCCATATCAATGAGATAAAATTCACCTTTGGAATTAGTATATCCTAAACACCGTAATCCATCCGCTTTATCAGTAATATTATAACCAGTTCGTATATTAGGTATATTATCATCAATTATATCGGTAAAATTACGTTGTTCAAGTGTTACTGGAGAGCAACCAAGAAACCGATTATTTTGGATAAAATTTTGATAACTTTGAATAACTTTTTCTTTTTTTGATTTTCTGATAAGAATACTACTCTTTTGAATACCACGTAGTACATCACCAATTCCTTTTATAAGTCTTTTTTGTGCTGTTTCAACAGTATCAGTATCAAGACGGATTAATTCAACTTCAATCTCATATAAATATGGACTTAACGATAAATCTTGATCAAGAAATTTACGTTGCCATTTAAATTCACCTTTAGAATCACGAGCACTGCTTCGCACAATAGATAAATCATAACGAAGACCAGATTCTTCAAAACTCCAACGACGAATCATACGAAATGCTTTTTTTTGCTGAGGCCATTTATTAAACATATCTTGAATAGCAGCTTCTGAATTTCCTATTTTAATTTCACGACGTGTTTTAATGCGAACTTCATAATCATCCAAATCAACTTGTGAATCAGATGATGAACGATCTTTAATCATTGCAACAAATGGTTTACCAGCAAGCACATCGTCACGACAATATTGTTGAATTACTCCCATAGTGCTAAGTGTAAAACGAATATGTTCTGGTGTTGTAATTGTTAAACGGTCTTCTTGAGAAAGTTCACGAAGACCTTTTGAACGCAATCGTTGAGCAACTTGAAAGAATGTAGTAGCATCTACAGTTCCTTTTCCAAAAGTAGCTTCCAATTCACGATTGGAATTCAAAATCCAATCATCAAGTTGTTTTTTTATACTTTCAGCTTCGGGTTTGTATAACTCCATTGTATATTCCTATAATTAAAAATAGACAATGCTTTATGTGAAAATAAATCAATTTTTAAGGAAAAATATTGTTAATATGATTTATTGCTTGTGCTTTTCCAAGTGCTATACTATAGTGTTCTTTTAGAGGTTTTGTTATATGTATTTCAACACCTAAACTATCACACTTTGATTTTAATTCTTTTACTGTCCCATCCGTAGTCGGCCAAGAAATTAAATAGTTTTCTAAAGAAAATAGCCAGAGTTTAAAAAACCCTTTTGCATCTTCTTCATTATGTCTTACATAGATACTGCGACAACCATACGATACCAAATATACTGGATTTTCAGAATTCCATGTGCGAATATCTGATGGATAAAAATAGATCTTTTTATGAATTTCATCAACTTCACATATTTGAATCCCAAGAATATAGCATAATGCTTTATTTAATTCTGGAGTATCTTGGGGTGGTGAAACAGCTGCGGATTCTTGTTCTTGAAGTTGTGTAATTGCTTTATTGCGATTAAATTGTCTTCCTTTAAGATTTTCTTGAAATAGTTCATTTAGTTTAACAATCTTTTCTCGGAGTATTGTTTTTCTTGTTTGAAAACTCCCAGCTCTATATTCTGGATTTGTATGCCATAAATATAGACTTACTGGGCCAGGGGGATCCAACGGAATAACTCCTACTTTACCGGGACCTACTAATGGAATTGTTTCATTTTCATTCGTATCAGAAAATACTTTAATAAGTATTTTCTCTACCGAAACATCTTTATTACGATTTTGTTTTATTAGTGATACTAAATCAGAAAGCATTTTTCTACCTATATTATTTATGTTTTCAATGTTTAAGCATCTGCATTTTCAAATATAGAAGAATTAATAATATCTTGGGCACGTTTTTCTTCTTCTTCACGACTTTCAAAATCTTTCCGATTATTCTTACAAAATTCTACAAATTTTAATAATTTTTCAAATAATACATTATTTATTTTTGTTACATCAAAAAAAATTCCATTTGAGTTCTCAGAATAAATTCCATCATTTTCTTTTAAGATTCTAAATATTTCTTCTTGTTCAGATTTATTTAATATTTTTAAATCTTCAAGAAATTGTTTTCTTAATTCATATGAAGTTTCGTCACTCATTTTCTAACACAAGATCATCTTCTTCTTCCGTCTTCATTTCCGCAACAGTATTGCCTTTACTTATAAAGATTCCAACACTAAGAATAGACTCATCATTTACTTGAAATCTTGATTTTTTAATTTCAACTTTAATTTTCTCTCCGACATTAATACTGTCAAAATCTTCATTACCAATATGTAAATCACGAGGAACAATTACACGAATAGCATTTTTATAATTTAGATAAATACCCATTTTATTTTTACTTACTACTTCACCTTCAAGAACAACTCCGTCAGGGGGATTTAATACATTTCCTTGTAGCTGAACATAAAATACATAATCACCCATAAATCTTCCAATTGATGCTTTTCCCATTGACCGAGAAAGAATCTTTAATGAATTTGTTAATACAAATCCATGTCTGGAGCATTTATTTTCTAACTTCTCCTTTAGTTTTTCAAGAAGAATTTTATCAATAGATTCAATTTGTTTTGAGAAATCACTGGGATTTAATGAAACAGGTTCTTCAAAAACAACAGAATGTTCCATTTTATACTATATATATAAATGAATTTTAAATAACCAATTTTTTTTGCTTTATGCTTTTGCTTTTGTAGTTCTAGATTTGTGATTTGTTTTATAAGCAGATATTGGTCTATAAAACCATCGTTTTCCTAAGATTTTCTTTTCATCCATCATTCGTAATACAAATTCTCTAATAGTGCAATATTCGTTAGGATTTTTTAATTTATGTCTTCCCTTTTCTGGATCAATATTTTCAGGATTTAAATTTAAATCGGTTTTTATTGTTTCATTAAGAATCTTTCCTAATAAATATAAAAATTCAATATTTGCTTTTCGTGATGTTGTATTTAGACATTCTTGGCCACCTACTGGTTTTTTACCTACTTCTGCTGGAACATTTGTTTTAAATACTAAATGTCTTGCTTTTGGAACTAAAAATCCATATACTTCTCCAACATTTGATTTATCTGCTGGTGGAATTCTGTTATAAGGATCTTTAGAATCTTTTTCTAACAATTGTTTTTCTGCTTCATAACATAATTTATTTCCACAATAATATTGAATATCATATGGTTCTGATAAATTTAAAAATCTATAATATTTTCCATTTTGAATAAGTTGTTCTTCTGCTACTTTTTGTATTATTTCATCATCATTACTTGATAATATAAGTTGCTGTTGAACATTTAATAAAGTATCCCATATGTAATCTAAAAATACATAAGCAAAAATCTTTCTATCATCAACACTATCTTTTAATCCTCTATAAAGCCAGAATACCATTTCAAAACTATTTAATATTTCACTTGCTTTTATTGGATTACTTTTATATTTTTGTTTTATTAATTCAATTAATATTTGTTGGAGTTTATTTTCTAAAGTTCCAGATTGAATTTTCTGGGCCATAGAAATAATAGATTCCCATAATTTATTTATAAATCCTTTATCTTCTGAAGCAATTTTAACTTCCTCTTCTAATTTAACTTCTTCAGTTTTTTGTGCTATCTTCACTGGAACAAATTCATCTTGTTTTACAGGATATTGCGCTATTCTCATTGAAAGAGGAATATCATCATAATTAATTTTAATAGGTTGAAATAAATAAAAACCATTTTTATAAATTAAATAACCTTCTTTATTATTTATTACAAGTCTAAATGATTTATTATTTATAATATCTTGAAGAATACTAAATAAAGCATTGGGAGGAACTGATGAAAATAGTTCTGTTATATCTTCAGCTTTTAATAATAGTAATCCTTCATCCTCTTCTTGTGTTTGAAATATCTTTTTTATTGATGCTTTAATTTTACTTTCTCTCCATTTTATATCATATTCATCATATGTTAAATCGCTAGTAGCATCTAAATCTAAATCAACTGGTTCAGCGCATGTATATTTACATTCCATCCAATCACATAAATTTGTATAATTTTGATCATTAATATCTTTTTCATATCTATTACCTTGTGAATCTAATTGGGTTGTATTAACTAATCCTTGAATTATATTTACATTAATATTTAAATTACAATCAATAGCATATGTTTTAATTGCACGTTGAACTTTTCCAGTTTGAAGAGCTTTTAACATACCAATTCTATACATATATAAATCTGCGGATTCTTTTCCATTAGTATTCATCATATTTACAAGTAAATATACTGTTGTATTACGTTCTTCTTTACTAATTTTAGGATGAATATGACTACATGTTCTTATACCACGTCCCAAGACTTGTTCCATTTTATTTAAATGAAACCAACTATCAAAAACATAAATTTCTCTTATAAATTTCAAATCAATACCTTCACTGGCAACTTGAGAACCAATTACAACTTTAATATCACTGCCATTATAATTTATAGAGTTTCTCTCAGCAATAACTGCTTCATTATTATTAGGACTAATATTTTTACGCCCAGTTAATAATATATATTTTGCTGGAATAAATTGATGTTTTTCTCCTTTATGATTTTTCTCACGATACTTACACAACGCACATTGACGTCCATCTGGTATTTGAATACCGTCATATAATAATCCTCTATCTTTTCCATATGGTGTATAACCATTTGCTTCTAAAGCAAGAGCAAAAGGTAAAGCACCAGATTTAATAAAACGACTGTATACAAATACTGGCCCACTAGAATTACGAATATTCTTTATAATAAATGCGGATTTAGGAGAATAATTTACTAAATTTTCTTGAATTAGCCATGTTGGAGGACCAATTTTAGAAGCAAATCTTGTGAAATTTCTTAAACTATGAGTTCTATCATCAAATACATTATCAAAACCAGTTTCACGAATACGTGATTCTAAATCATCGGTATCTACTGGAAATATAAAATTACCAGATTGGACTAATGTATCAATACTTTTAACTCCTAAACCACTTTCTTTTACAGCGGAATTAACAATTGTATTATAAACATCCTTTGTTAATGTTCCATATTGTGTTGGAACAATAGGAAGATTTAATAATCTTTCAAGTTCAGTTTCTGTAAGATTAATTGGATTTCCAGCGGGATCCGCAGTTGGCCATACTTCTAGCTTAGGAGCATTATATGGAGATAAACGAATAGGAAATGAAATTGGTGTTTCTCCACGCATATAACTTATATATGCTTTTACGATGTTTCCAAATATCTGTCTCCCAGATGTTGTAAAACTAGTGCCATCCCCTTTTATATTAAAAATATCACTTGGTTTTAGAGTTGCTCTTTTATCATTTGTTAATAATAAGTTTAATAAAAAAATAATTTCTAAATAACTATTATACATAGGTGTAGCAGTTAATAAAACAAATTTCATATTAAGAGCATATGTTAATACACGAGTTAAACTTGGTGTAAGTTTTTTACCTTGAGCAGAATCGCTTAATTCATTATCACCACCAGGGGCATCTATGTTATCATCTTCACTTTCGCCCGGAATATCACGTAAATTATGAGCTTCATCAATGATCATTGTTTTTCCAGAAAACTCATCACGTATTGCTTTAATTTCTTCTAAACGTCTTCTTTCTGGATCTCTTATACTAGAACTTGCTTTTATTATAAGTCGTTCAATATAACTTGCTAATTGTATATAACCCATGAATTCATAACGACTTTTAATCAATGATTTTACTTTTCTTTCAATAACTTTCTTATCTTTTTCATATTCACATCCAGATAATTGTAAGTAAAGACTACCAGTGCAACCTTTATGTGTGTTAGGAAAATTATCTTCTTCGGGAATAATAACATTATTTATATCAAAAATAGTTCTTATAAAGTTTGGTTGAATATTTGGTGGTGCTATTATAAATACTTTTTTCTTAGGATTAATATATAAGTTTGCTTCAGCTATACTTATTGCGCTGCAGGTTTTACCAACCCCTACGCCATGATATAATAAAGCAGAATAATATGGCGTCTTACCAGATAAAAAATTACTAATAAATCTTTGAACGGGACTTAATTCAAATTCTACATTGCCACTACATGTTGCTAAATCTTCAATACTTTCATACTTATTTTCAGCAAATTCTCGTTTGTGAAATAGTTTCATTAAAAAATTTTCATCATCAATTTCTGGATATAAACCATATGTATTATCAAAATCGGCATCATCAGGAATTAATTTTCTTGCTTCTAATTCTTTTAATAACATCTCTCGGCGAGAAGTATCTGTTTCAATTAACCATTGTTCCAATAATTCTTCTTTATTGGTTGCCATCTATTTCATTACTTTAGAAAGAAATGCTATTCCTAACTCGTAATCCTAACTCATTCTCAAAGGGCAATAATTTCGTAATAAACTTAATGCCCGTAGCAACACTTCTTTCTTTTCAATGTTTTCTGGTCGTATTTTCATTAAACATTTATCTAAATTATACCATCCTAAACTACCAATTTCTTGGACCATATGAAAATTATTTTTATCATAAAATAATTCTTTATTTGAATTATATAGAAATAAGAAATATTTATGACAATAATGAATATGATTGCTACCAAAAAAAGTTTCAGTTATTGGATCTAAATTCTTAATAAATATAACATCCTTTTCATTAATTCCAGTTTCTTCTTTCAGTTCACGAAAAGCACATTGTAAATCTGTTTCACGTGGATCTCTTCTTCCTTTGGGAAATCCCCATTCTGGTGTAGTCCATGGTTCACCAATAGAATCAATCATTTTTTTTAATGTTCCCTCTTCCTTAAGAGTATCAAATTTTATTTTTGATTGTGTTCTATCATTTTTATAATTCTGGGATTGTTCCTTTGGTGTCCCCCATAAATTATTCCATAATGTATCAAAATCTTGTGTTAAAACCTTTTCATGTTCTTCTTTCGTCATTGTAGAAATATGATATTGAATATAATCTAAATCTGTTACTTTATATTTGCCACGTAGAATTTCAATAAATCCTAAACTATCTCGTCGTTGAATCATTAAGAATTGTATATCTTTCATTATAGATTCCATTCCAGATATAGATTTATCATTTTTTAATAATTCTTTTGCTTGATCAAAATTATCTGGAAGTTTCATCACAATACATCCAAAACTTGTAACAGGGGCTATACATGCTTTAACATAGTGACCAACACCATTACAGTTGGTACAAAATATTGCTTTTTTTTGCTGTGATTTTAACATTCTTGCTATCTTGCTATGTATATATTGTAGATTGGGTTTTAAGCATAAATAATCTCATAAATAGATAGATAAAAATTGCCCACAGTTGGAGAAATATACATTCTTTTTGATACTATTGAAATTATTAAACATTCTTGGAATAAAAATTGATTATATATAATCAAAATGCCAAGTCCTAAATGTGAGCATGGAAGACAAAAAAGAAGATGTGTAGCTTGTGAGGGTTGTGATATATGCGAACATAAAAAACGAAGGTCACGATGTAAAGATTGTGGTGCTTCAGAATTTTGTGAGCATAATAGAAGAAAATCAAATTGTAAAGAATGTAAGGGTGGTAGTATTTGCTTACATGGAAAGCAAAAAAATATATGTATAGAATGTGCTCCAAATTATTTCTGTATTCATAAGAAAAGAAAAGAATTATGTGTTGATTGTAAAGGTGTAAGTATTTGTGAGCATAATAAAAAACGACGATACTGTAAAGATTGTGAAGGTTCTGGAATATGTCAGCATAAAAAAATAGAGATTGTCAAGGTTCAGCTATATGCAAACATAAAAAAGATAAGAGACTTTGTAAAGAGTGTGATGGTTCTGGTTATTGTATTCATGATATTCAAAAGAAAGGATGTAAATTTTGTAATAAAAGAAAAGACTTTTGTAAAGAATGTGGAGGTTCTGCTTTATGTAAATCTTCTTGGTGTTCAATTACTGCTAATAAAAAATTTGATAAATACTGTTATCATTGTTATGTACATCTATTTCCAGATAAAGATATATCAAGAAACTATAAAACAAAAGAGAAACTTGTTGTAGATTATATAAAAAAAGAATTTTCAGAATTAACATGGATTTGTGATAAAAAAGTTATAGATGGTTGTTCAAAGAGAAGACCAGATTTATTATTAGATTTAGGTTATCAAGTTATTATTGTAGAAATAGATGAAAATCAACATATAAATTACGATACAACATGTGAAAATAAAAGATTGATGGAAATATCAAAAGATAATAATCATAGACCTATAATCTTTATAAGATTTAATCCCGATGAGTGAAGGAAAAAAAATAACATCTTGTTGGAATAACAATGGTATATGTTCAATAAATGAATGGGAAAGTAGATTAATTAAATTAAAAGAAGAGATTAATTATTGGTTAAAAAACAATACGGAGAAAACTGTAGAAATTAAACATTTATTTTATGATGATTTAAATAATAAAAATAATATTATAGATAATTAAAGATGCGTATATCAAGCAATGTTTGGGGTCCTCCTATATGGCAGTCAATATCTTTTATAGCATTAGGATACCCGAAACAACCATCTTATGCTGAAAAAAAAGCTGCTAAAGAATACTTTGAAAGCTTACCATTTTTATTACCATGTCCTATATGTAAAGAACATTTAAAAATCCATCTTAAAAAATATCCTATTACACCTCATCTTGATAGACGAGAGGATTTATTTAAATGGACAGTAATGCTACATAATGAAGTAAATAAATCATTAAATAAGCCTACAATGACAGAATTAGAAGTTTTATATTATATTAAACGTCTTGGGGCACGAGGAGTATCACCAATTATAAATTCTGAAATGTTGGATGAAATTGATTTTAGATCTATGATAAAAGGGGGTTTTATTGGAGGAGGATTAGTATTTACAGTTGGAGTTGCTATATATTATTTTTCTAAGTAAGAATAGATGCCGACTATTTCAAAAGAAGAACTTTTTGAAGGAGTTCAAATTCCTAAAACACCAACACATATTTTAAAAAAAGATGTTAAAAAAGTTGTTGTAAAGGCAAAACTTACTAATGAAGAAATCGCAGCACTTGAAGGAAAATATTTAACAGAAAAAGATACCGATAAGATTTATGATGAAGATGTTGATGTATATGTTATGTTAGCAGATGGTAAAGAAGAGTTGTTAGCCAAGTTTCGTAAAAATGTTATACCAAAAGATGTTATTGAAACTGGATGGGAAGCATTTTATGAAACTGCGGCTACATCAAGAAATCGTGGTGCGGCTGCTGGTCCGATTGCGCAGAAAGGAATTTACTGGAAGAAAAGAAAGCCTGTAGAAATTAAAGGATGGTCCACTCGCTACATGCAAGATGGTAAATTATCTAAAATGAGAGTTAATAATTTAGTATTTAGTAGTGTATTGGGATATTTTGAAGAAACACCATTTATGAAACTTCCTTGTCGTTTAACATCATATACGCAGCGTTATTTTGAAAATTATACAAAGGGATTACCATTTATTAAACAACTTGATAAATGTTTTAAGGCTCTAACACCAACTGAACATAAAAAACAATATGATAGAGCAAATAAACAAAAATCGTTTCGTATTGATGATACGGCATTTTCTTCTGTAACAATTAATCGTAATTTCAGAACCGCTTTACATATGGATGATGGGGATTTTAGAGAAGGATTTGGTAATTTATCAGTAATAGAGCGTGGTAAATATTCTGGTGGAGCAACAATTTTTCCCCGATACAGAATTGGATTTAATGTAAGAACGGGTGATTATTTAGCGATGAATGTTCATGAATTTCATTGTAATACAGAAATGACTGAAACACCCACACAAGAAATATATAATAAAAATCTTCCTAAGATTCATTTTGAAGACCCATCTACCGGCACATTAGGTGGTGAAAAGAAATTTACACGTATATCATTTGTATGCTATTTGCGTGAAGGATTAATAGATTGTAAAGCAAATGAAGCAAAAGCATATTACAAACGTATTGGATTTGATACAAAGAAAGGTGATTTGAAGAAATATAACAAAACTTTGAAAAAGAAGAAAGAAGATAAATAGATGGATGCTTTAGTGCCTATAAAAACAGGGATATCAATATTATTTTATTCAAGCATTACTGCTTTTATTATTTTTTTAATTTTACTTGTAGTAAATTCTTATGTAACACCTATATTACCTTTTGTATCTTCTAATATACCAAGTACTATTACTACAAGTTCTGTAAATACACAATCATTATATACAACTAACGTGACACCATCAGATGATCGTATGATATTTAATACTATAACAACTTTTAATTATAATAAATTTGCTGTATCATTTGATTGTTATGTAAAGAATACATATTTATCCACTGATGTTCCTCGTGTAGTATTATATTTTGCAAATTCACCAGCAACAATTACAAATAATACAGATTTAGTTGAATATAGAGGTGATGATAAAATGCCTAATATTCTTACAATATCACAAACAGATATAATTAATAAGTTTAATAATACAAACTTTATTATATATGTAGATCCTGTAAAAAATGATTTAAAAGTAGGATTAATAACAATAGATTCTGGAATTATGTATTTAGAGTTAATACCAGTAATAACAAATATTCCAATTAATAATCCATTTAAGATCACATTAAATATAACACAAAAGTTTGTAGAAGTTTATAAAGATTTAACACTAAAATATACATATACACCAAAATATACATTAAATCCAATTGTTGGAACTCCGTATTTATATGGACCCATTAGTTTTATTAAAGATACAGTTCAAATTGCTAATATTCAATATTTTGATAATATAATTACGAGTTCTCAAGTAAGAACTTTAACAAACGCAACAAAATCGGCATCATTTTTTAAGTAATATAATAGTGTAGATGGAATTGTATATATATAGTATTTTAATACTAATAATTATAGGGTTATTAGTATTAACATTTATTCCTTTACCTTTTACAACACCGAGCGTTCAAAATAAAGGCCCATATAATTTACATGATAATACAAATATATTTAATTCAAATATATTTCAAAATAGCAATGAAGCTTGCTTACAAGGGTTTTTCTATTTAGAAAATCTTAAAAAGACTGGTATAGCAACACCTTGTAGCACTACGGGAGGCGATCCTTCTTTACCAAATTGTAATACAGGTCGTTATGAATTATGTTCATGTGATGGGACAGATTGTACACAATGTTATCACAAAGGATATATTCCATTAATGAATATAAATGAAATTATTGTATTGGAAGCACTTGGTGCGCCCGACGCTAGTCGTCAAGGTAAAGCATCAGTTCAATTAACTATTAAAACACAATCTTCTGGTAATGATGCTTCTGGTAATATTCCAATTGATCCTTCTGGCAATTCAACATCTGATGTATCAAGTTATATTTATATGGAAACATTTGTATTACCACCAATGCCATTTAATAAATGGATAATGATTACTATTAATCGTTCTGGACGACGATATGATATATATTATAATGATACTCTTGTATTATCTAAATATACTTCTTCGGTATTATATCCAAATAGTTTATTTCAAGGTATTAATGTTGGAAATACGATGATTGATGGTTCATGTGGGTTTTTCAATTTATATTCTTATTTAATGTCTGCAAGTTCTATTAAATCTCAATATGAAAACTATATAACTACACGTGGTTCTCCATTATTTGATACGAATCCCCCGACTTCTTCATTTGGAAAGATTTCTTTAGACAGAATTGGTGGAGTTGGATTGGGAAATGTCCAACTTCCATCATTATGTGCTGGATCTTCTCCATCTACAAGTCCAGCAAAACCATATTTAGAATGGAGCTCTTCTTATGCCTAGATAGAGTAGATGGAATCTGTTGTAGAAAATGTTAGAAGAAATATTAATCCTAGTGTTCGTCAGTTTGGATTAAATATATTAGTATATATTTTTACAATTATAGCAGTATGTTTTTTTATATATTTTATATTTAAATTTTTGTATGGTGGAACTACATTACAATCAAATGTAATATTATCATCAGAGGTTGTAGCAAACGATCCAGCAAATTCTAAATATAACGTATCAATACCTTCAATCATAGATGGTGGTGAATTTACATTAAATTTTTGGATTTATATTTCTGGATATACATACCGCCAAGGAACACGCAAACATTTAGTTGAAATATATCCAGCAAATGGAACATCTGCTTCTAATTTTTCAACAATTTTAGTTGCTCTTGGTTCCATAAAGCCATCGTTATTAGTAAGAACACATACACTTCCTTCAGCAGATATTGTTCCTACAAATCAAAATATTGGAATTGCGGATTGTTCTGGTTCAACGGATCCATCATGTGCTGGTGGACAACTCACTGGATTCCAACAAGTAACAGATACAAATTTAGTAAATAATATGAAAGATAATAGTCTATTTGTAAAAGATGTTCAACAATTTTTCAAACCAATGCAAGTTGATGAAAATAGTTTAATTTCTAGTAATAACACATGTGATATTCAAGATATTGCTATGCAAAAATGGGTAAATATATGTATTGTAATGAATGGTAAGACTCTTGATATATATTTAGATGGTAAACTTGTGAAGACATGTGTATATGCTAATTATTTTAAAGTAGATCATACTGGTATAGCTCTTAAATATTTACAAGGAACTGATCTAAATGGGTTTGATGGATACTTTTCTAGATTACAAGTATTTAATAGTGCATTGAATCCTGATGAAATCTATAAAACATATATAGCGGGTCCAACTGGTGTTAGCCATGCTAATGACCCTCTTTCATTTATTAAATATATTTTTACCGGTTAGATAATAAGAAATGGAGACAATAAATTTTCCCGGTGAAATAGGATTAGGAGTTGGAATTGTAATACTTACTGGAGTTGCATTTTATGTTGTTCAATCTGTATTTAATATGGCTCAAACAGTCCAAAATCGCTATGTTGAGGTGCTACCATATACTGTAAATTCAGATGATAAACAAATAATTATTCAACAAGATGCTACTAAATATAATGATGCTAAACCAATATTATCATCTGATAATGAAAGAACTGGTATAGAATTTGCCTATAGTTTTTGGGTTGCTGTAAATGAATCAACCTTTAATGGATCAGATGTATTGCATAATGTATTTTATAAAGGATTTGATAATAATCCTTGGCCATTAATGGCACCCGGCGTATTTGTAAAAGGTGATACAAATACAATGAGAATTGTATATGGTAATTATACAGATCCTTATAATCATATTGATATTGAAAATATCCCTGTTGGCAAATGGTTTCATGTAGTATTAAATTTCCAAAAGCTTGCTTTAGAAGTTCATATTAATGGAAAAATGGTAAAAAAGCTTTCATTTATAAATTCTTTACCATATTCTAATTATGGTAATATTAATGTATTTAATAGTGTAACAAAAACAGTAAATATTCCTAATAATCGCAGAGTTGATTATCAAGGTGCTATATCTGGAAAGTTAAGTAATTTACTCTATACCCGGTATGCTCTATCATATAATGAAATACAGAATTTTTATAATAAAGGTCCTTCAACTGTAGTCAAAGCAGCATCTTCAATTGAATTACCTCCTTATTTATCGTCTGATTGGTATACCGATCGGGTCTAAAACATAACCATCTGATTTATAATAAGATGACCGGTGGCGGATTATTAACTTTAGTAGCGTATGGGCAACAAAATGTGTTATTAAGTGGTAATCCACAAATGACATATTTCTATAAAGCATTTCGTCGTTATAGCCATTTTTCTATGGAAAATGTAACAACGGCTCTTGATGGACCACAAGAATTATCATATGATCAATCTATACGATTGCGATATAAAATTCAACGAATTGGTGATTTAATTTCTGATATGTATTTTACATTCCGGATTCCAGATATTTATAGTAAATATGTAACTCCCACTGGTCCATTAAATATTCAAACTGAATTTCAATGGGTAAGATTTTTAGGAGCTGCTTTAATTCATAATGCTGCTTTTTATGTAGGTGGTCAAAAAATTCAAGAATTTGATGGAACGTATATTATGAGTCGTGCTCTTTTAGATTATGATAAAGATAAATTACAAAAATGGAAAAATTTAGTTGGTGATGTCCCAGAATTAAACAATCCAGCGGATGGATTATATGGTGGTGGATTACAAAATCAAGGATATCCAACAGTGTTATCTAACTCTGTTACAACTGCTGCTCAATTAAATAGACCATCTATTTTTGGACGTGATATTCATGTACCGCTTCCATTCTGGTTTACAGAAAATACTGCTCAAAGTTTACCATTGGTAGGTCTTCAATATCATGATTGTGAAGTTCAACTCACATTAAATCCGATTCAACAATTATATACAACTCTTGATGCGTCAGGATTTCGTGTAGCTCCAGGATATTTTGTAAATTCTGATTCTAATGCTCTTTATACAAATATTCCTAATTATGCTAATTTACCAGATATTTCTGGAGTGACATTAAATAATTTCTTAGTTGATTTTGGATACGTAAAACCTAATTTTAATAATTGGCCATTATATCCAAGACTTCAAACAACATATATTTATTTAACGGATGATGATAGAAAAGTGTTTGCTTCTAGCCCATTATCTTATTTATATCAAGAAGTTAGACAATTTCCATTTTTAGGTTTATATAATAGACAACTTTTAGATATAGAAGCACATAATCCAGTATCAAGATTATTATTTATTACAAGACGTTCTGATACAATTTATAGAAATGATTTTGGAAATTTAACAAATTGGTTTAATTATCCAACACCTCCATTTCAACCAACACCAGCAACAACAAATTATTTATCAAATTTTGGTTCTTCTGGATTGTTATTACCACAAGGACAACTTGATACAATAAGAAATATAAGAGTATTATGCGATGGTAATGAAATTCAACAAGAAAAACCAGTAGATTTTTTTACCAGAATTACACCATTTAAATTTTTAACGGGAGATTCTGAAGATTTAATTCCAGTATATAGTTTCTCACTCCATTCTCCAAATAATCAACCAGCTGGATCAATTAATACATCTCGTATCAAGAATTTCCAAATAGAATTGGATGTATATCCTCTTCCATCTAATACCACATATACCTATAATCTATATTTGTATGTAGAAAGTTATAACTGGTTTGAAGTTGTAAGTGGATGCGGAGGTAAACATTTTTCTGTGTAGTCTGAAAAATTAATAAGAAATAGTATTATAAACTAGTATGAGTTTTTTTAATACAATATCAGATTGGTTTAATACAGCAACATATAATCCAGCAGCAGATGCTCTAAAATCATTGTATAGACAAAATGTAGCACAGAATTTACAAGGGTTGCAAGCAACAGTATCTGGTCTAGGAGGAGGATTAGGTGCTGCAATTACATCTATTCCCGGTGTTGGAAAACCGATTACAGATGCTTTAAACACTCTACAACAAGATTCTGAAGATTTACTAACAAAAGCTAATTCTATGACACCGGATCAAATAGCAGCAGCAAATGATAAGATTAACCAACAATATCAAGCATTATTAGCCCAAGCACAAGCATCTGGTACTGATGTTCCACCTCCTCCATCAACAAATCCAATTGGTGAAGCAGAATATGATATAAATAAATTTTTTAAACAAATCTTTTCAACAACAATGTATATTATAATATTTGCCATAGTAGTTTTTCTAGGTTTCTTAGGTTCTTCATTAGCATCAAATGCTGCTATTACAAAACCTATTGCGTATAGAATCTATTATATGGTATATGGATTTATATTATTCCCAATACCTATAATACAAGCCATTTTCCGTTTTTTTAATAAAGAAAAACTTTTTTATGCTATTTGGGCACCATTACATAAAGGATATACAAACAATCCTTTAATGAATTTGTTTTTATTTCCTTTTATTTACAGTGATATTGTAGGATCTCAAATATCTCATTTTAGTTCATCGTCGTTAGTAAAACAACAAGGACAACAATTGCCACAAGGACAACAGCTCCAAGGACAACAGTTACAACAGTTACAACAGTTACCACAAGGACAAGGTATAACAATACCAATTGAATTACAAAATCCAACTGTTCCTATAGATTTACAAAATTCTTTTAGCAAAATAAGTTTTGGGCCAACTCAAGCGAGGGTATAAAATAATCTTTAGTAATTCTTAAAGATGGAAACTAAAGCAAAAGGACTATCAAATAATCCTTTTGTAAGTGTTATTACACCTACATTTAATAGACGTAGATTTATTCCTTATTTGATTGAATGTTATAAGTCTCAGACATATGACAAGGAACGTATGGAATGGATTATTTATGATGATGGAACAGATCCAGTAGGTGATTTATTTAAAGATTTGAAGTTACCAAATATACGTTATATTTATGAAGAAGAAAAACAAAATATAGGAGTAAAAAGAAATAGATTAAATAAAGAAGCAAAAGGAGATATTATTGTTGCGATGGATGATGATGATTTTTATTTTCCAGAACGAGTATCCCATGTTGTAACATCAATGCGTAGCCGTCCTGGAATAGAACTAGCGGGAACTTCTGAAGTATATATGTATTATACTGATATTAAAACAATATATAAGTTAGGACCTTATAATAGAAATCATGCGACAAATGGGACAATGGCATGGTTAAAAACATATGCAAATGCACATCTATATGATGAAAGTGTTACCCATGCTGAAGAAAAATCATTTCTTGATAATTATAAACATCCTATGATTCAATTAAATCCTATGAAAGTTATGTTAGTATTAAGTCATAGTGAAAATACATTTGATAAGAAAAAATTAAGAGAACAAGCTGAAACGACAAATCCATTTATAAAGAAAACAACTATGAAAATTAAAGATTTTATTAAGAATTCTAAATTACGAGAATTTTATAGTAACGCCTAAAAGAATTCTGAATATATTACAAAGAAAAATAATATATGGAAGGCTTGCGAATATTACATCAAGTGTTTACTAGTTCATTGGAAGATGATGCTAGCATACAATATACACCAATACCTAATTTAAAAATTAATTTAAGAAGACATCAACATGCTGTAATTGAAAAAATGATTGATCATGAAAATAGTTATATGAAAGGAAAGCATATTGAAGATAGCATTCTATATTCTAAATATGGTATATTAGGAGATTCTGTAGGTGTTGGAAAGACATTTATGGTATTAGGACATATTGCGCATTTAAATAATGAAAGAAAAACAAATGAGTTTACTTATTTTAATCCTCATAGTAGTAAATCATTTTATAGTTTAGAAAAACAAGTTATCCATGATATATCAAATGTTGGTTGTCTAATAATTGTTCCTCATACATTATTTCGTCAATGGGCGGATGAAATAACAACAAAAACTAATTTAAAAAAATTCTTATTAAAAACACGAAAGGATGTTTCAAGTGATAAATTCATGAAAAATGTTCAAGAAGCTGAAGTAACACTAGTTAGTAATACATTGTTAAAAGATTTATATATCCGTTCAAATGAATTAAATCTATACTGGAATAGAATATATATTGATGAAGCAGATACTATTGAAATTACAAGTGGTATAATACGTCAAAATCTTCCATCTAATTATGTATGGTTAATATCAGCGAGTTTTACAAATCTTTTATTTCCAAATACATATGGGATATTTATTGGAATAAATTCATATGAGACTTTTAAACAACGACATCATGTATCAAATGAAATGAATTCTTATTTATTGCAAAATCTAAATAATACATATCAATCATATTATTTGCGTATTTATAATCGTTCTTCTAGATTCTTAAATGAAATCGTTAATAATACTCATCCAATGAGAGGATATAGTATAATTCGTTGTTCAAAAGATTTTATTAATCAATCTATATCATTGCCTCAACTATATTCCCAAATTATTCTATGTAAGCCTTCATTATCTCATAGAATTGTAAATGATGTGATTAGTGTAAATATAAGACAATTATTAAATGCGGGTGATGTAAAATCAGCATTAGAACATCTTGGAGTGAAAACAGAAAGTAACGCATCAATAATAGAAGCGGTAAGTGAAAATAAACAAAAAGAACTTGAGAGGCTAGAAAAGACATATGAATTTAAGCAAGGATTAGAATATAGTTCTCCTCAAATCAAAGAAAATGCTTTAAAAAATTTGAAAGAAAAGATAGATCATATGAAGGAGCAAATTAAAAGTCTTAAGGAGCGTATTGAAAATTATAAAGAAGATGTATGTCCTATATGTTATGATGAACCATCTGAAGCAGTATTAACAAATTGTTGTTCAAGAATCTTTTGTGGAATGTGTATTCTTCAGAGTTTGAGTAGAAATCCTACATGTCCTTTGTGTAGAAGAGATATGCATCCATCTTCATTAAAGAAAATATCTGATGAAAATATAGTTATAGAAAATAGTACAAAAGTTAGTAATATAGATGAACCTAAAAAGAAAATTGATACATTGTTTAATATTATAGAGAAGAATCCAAATGGTAAATTTTTACTTTTTAGTCGTTATGATAATTCTTTTCTTGAAGTTAAACAAACATGCGAAACTAAAAAATTAGTAGCAAAAGAATTAAAAGGATCAAAAGATATGATTGCTTCTATGCTTACAAATTTTAAGGAAGGTAATGTAAATCTATTATTAATGAATACTGTCCAAATGGCTGCTGGATTAAATATTACTGAAGCGACACATGTTATTTTGCTTCATAGTATGACACATGAAGAAGAAAAACAGATTTTAGGTCGTGCGTATCGTGTTGGAAGAACAAAGGAATTACATTTTATAAAATTATTATATCCAGATGAAACTTAAAAGCCTACGCAAAAAAAGCCTATGCACGTTTAATATTTTTATACATATGTTCTAAAGATATTGCTTCAAAGCGTTTAATCTTATCAGGTTTGAGATTACCTTCTTTAATTTTCATATAAGCATACATGGGTGTTAAACGAATAGGAACTTTATATTCGTTTGAAATCTCGCATAAGAGTTTCCAAGCATTAAACATGGCACTTTGTTTTGTTAATACTGGAGTATAATCTAAATCTTCATAAATTGGTATTTTTACATCTTTTTTAATTGGTAATTCTTCAGATAATCGCAAACTAATATTTTTAAGTTTTAGTTGAAGACTAAGAGGTAAGATACTCCAGCATTGATAAAAGAAAGCCCAAAAATCGCCTTCATCGCTATTATAATATGATTCAAATAATGATGAATATTTTTTCCATGCTTCATAATTATTTCCTACACTTGCTTTAATACGTTCTGGAATATTTTCTAAACTAATTAAACTTGAAAGATTACCTTCATTATTTTCAATATCAATATCTAACATTGGATCCCAATCTTCCCATAATGCCCACCAAGCAATTGGTTTAACACCTTCTGGAATATGCATTTCTTCTTTTACAGTTTCTAAATTATCTATTTGTCTTTGTAATACACGTAAGTCACCATTATAAGCATCTGGTGGAAGAATTCCTAGCCAATTATATATGGCTTCTTTTGACGGAGGACCAACTTTAAATGTTAAACATAATTTTGCTATTTGTTGTAATACTCTTGAATCCAAACTATTACTAATTAAAATTAATGGTCTGCCAGATTTACATTCATTACTTTTTAAATATAATAATAGTTCTGATAATCCTCCTCTTTCAGAATTACTTAATCCATCAATTTCATCTAATAAAATTCCAATACCACCTTTTGAACCACATTCCATCATTTGAAGAATCCCACCTTCACGTAATAATGGTAGAATTGTTTTACGAAATGAAGCACCACTTCGTGTTTGACTAGCATTAAATTCTATAGTTTTTAATCCAGACTGTTTAAAAATTCTATGAGCAATCGTTGTTTTTCCTACACCAGGATTTCCTAATAATAAAATAGCGGAATAGTCTCTTTTTGTAATCCATTGTTTTATTTTATCTTCAATTTCTGGATGTAAACATGCCTCCATTACTATAAAAATCTATATCTATCTTTAGGCTGATGGCGGCTTAGGAACAATATTATTAGTTGAAGTAATTCCATCCCAGATTCCTTCAAAGGTTAATCCTTTATCTTTACATTCGCTAATAATAGCATTTGTACGATCATTATCATTTGAGATATCTAAATGTAAATTAAATTGTTGATCTGCTGATGGGACACCACCACCTGTCAAGGCATTATTAGGATTAAAATAACCTAGTCCAGAAGAATTTGTTTTAGTAGAAACACCAACAGTATCAACACATACATATACGTGACCACCAGAAACATCAACTTTCATTAATGATAAGAAATCTGGACAAAAATTAATACTTGGTGGCCAAGCAACTGGACTTGATGCTTGAATATAATTTCCATCGGGAGTAAAGAATTGAATACCGAAGAGGATAAATAAAATTATCATACCAATTGCAGCAATTCCACCCGCTAAATATTTGTTAAACAAAGATAAAAGAAAAAATGTTCCAGGTATTATTATAAAAGCAGCAAAAATATAAAAAATAAAGGATAGTTCCATCTACAATATAGATAAAAAATATAGTCTATTTTTTATTTATATTTTACTAATATATAACTAACACGGTTATCACACTTATAGTGTGCCATACTGCACGACGGGGGCAGGGGTGCCGCCGCCCTCGTAGCCAAGCTCAATGTAACCAGTGAGGTAGTCTTGGTTGGGGTAGGTGCCCAGATTAGTGCCGGCTACACCGAATGTAGAGGCATTTGTGGAAGGTCTGGGGCCGGTGTTAGCAACCACTAATTGAACCTTGCGGAAATAGCGATTGGCAGACACAACACTCTTACCAATATCCTTTAGAAGACCGCCAGGTGCCGCAAGTGAGGATACATAGGGAGAACCAGCCGCACTGTAGGCGGAGCCAACGGAGGCCCATGTGGCGTTAGTGAAGGTGGTGTTATTGGCGGTAGGGTTGTAGGCATACACTAAGCCTTGGAGAGAGCTAATTGTCATGTAGTGAGTGGGAGCATTCTGGCGATAACGGGCAGGAATGGAGGTCATCTTATACCTACAATTTAGAAAAAAAATTTGATAAAATAAAAAAAGAACCGGTGATAGGATGAATTTTACTGAATTAAATGAAGGAACTCCCAAAGATTTGCGCGATCTTCCTTTAACTAAATTTGAAGGCCAAAATGGACGAGTTACTTTTGGCCCTAGTTTTGATTCTGCCGGTCTGTTACATGCCCAGACCCCTCCCGGATTTAAGCATCAGACCGAAGTTGAAGATAATTATGTAAATGATATGCTACGTGGCAATTGGGAACAAAACACATTGAGTCAGACTTTCTTTTCTCCACAAAATACCCGTATATTACAAAATGCCATCCGAAAGGCTGTATATGAACGCAGCGGAGATAAAAAGTATATTATTGACGATCAATCTGCTGATGAACTTAAAATGATCATGAGAGGTATTTTTTATCAATATGCCCGTAATTTAGATACAAATCTACCGGAGCAAATAAAAGATTTAAATAATAAAGTTATTGATTGGTCTGCTCCCCATATATTAAGTGCTGTAGATCATTATCATTATTACATTAATGACATTAGTCATATGCCAGTGCCTATGCAACAGCCTCAAAATATTAGCCGTGCTGGTACAAGAAGTTTGCCCGCAAATCCTTATATGTAGGTATAAAGAATATTTAAATCTATAAGATAGAAATGTCATCAAATGAACTATTAAATATCGCACTTGGTGCAACTATTGGTGGATTATGCGGATTAATCACCTTTTGGATTTTGGATTTAACAAAAGGTGTTACAATTAATTTATTTACTGTTGTTGTTACGAAGACGGATCATGCTGATGAGACCGATGATGTTGATGAGACGGATGATGTTGATGAGACCGATGATGTTGATGAAACTACTAGTGTTACAGAGAGCACTAGTGTTACAGAGGCCTATGATGCTGATGCTGAAGAAAATAAAAATTGAAATTTAAAATACTTAAAAACGTATTGCTAATAATAATTATGATGGTCGCTTAGCTCAGTTGGTTAGAGCATCGCTCTTATTAAGCGAGAGTCGCGGGTTCAAGTCCCGCAGTGACTATTTTTTTTGATTTTATTTTATAGAATCAAAAAAAATGGTTTGTAGATTTCTATAATAATTATTTCTTTCCCTTCTTAGGTTTAATCTTAATATCATTTTCTAGCAATTTAATTCTTTCATCTTTCATATGTTTCCATGCTACTTCAAACTCATCAAGTTCACGTAGCCAAATTTGAGAAGAAGTTGTAGATTCTAATTGCTTTAGTAATTCTTCTGCTTTCATAACTGCTTTCTCGGCATCTTCAATAGCACTTGCTTTTACTCTATCAATACGCAGACGTAGCAAATAATCATAAGAATCTACATTATCAGGTTCTACCATATTAGTCATCGGAGGCAAATCATGCTTTTTCATAATATTTACAATATCAGAATCTGATTTTCGTCGCAAATCAATAGTATCATTAAGAACACCACGTAGGAAACGTGCTTTAGCATCAGCTTCTTGAGCATCACGTTTGAGAGTTTCAATCTCTTTTAGTCGTCGTTGTTCATACTTAGCAATACGTTCTACATAAAATTCTTCCATAATATTTCCAACGCAATCATATCGTTTAATCTTAAAATCTGTTGTAAAAGCAACCATGTTAGAATTATGCCAAGTGCTTGTGAGTTTGAATCGTTTTTCAAATTCATTGACATTATCTTTAGCATCCTCATAATAATCAGGATCTAAATAAAGATCAAAACGAATATCAATATGATTATATAGATCTTCATAGTTTTTCAATACAGGTTTCTTTAATTCTTTATCAGGATTATTACACAGTTCTTCAAGAAACTCTTTATAATTAGTAGTCCATGTTCCAATAGGTAGCTCAGTGATAGTTACCATTTTCTTTGCGTCATTAAATATGTATAATCCTTTAGTAATCCATACACCATTTTCAACCATTTGAATAAGACCTTTGAAGCCAAACCAATAAGGACGAAGAGCAAGATTTTCTAGTGTAGAACGTTTTCCTTTTAGACGATCTTTAATTAGCATTGCTACATCTTCAGGATCATGTGGAGGAATATCAGTGCTAAAACCAGTGCCAATACCTTGAGCACCATTTACAATTAGCATGGGAATAACTGGATAATAATTTTCTGGTTCAACAATCATACCATCATCATTAATATGTTTTAAAATACAAGAATCTTCTTTACGATAAATCTTATCCACAATACTTTCCAAATGAGTATAAATATATCTTGGTGATGCAGAATCTTTACCACCCTGTAGACGGCTACCGAATTGTCCCACTGGAGCAAGAATATTAATATTATTTGCTCCTACAAATGTTTGTGCAAGATTTACAATAGCACCTTGAAGAGATGCTTCACCATGATGATATGCGGCATGCTCTGATACATAACCAGCAAGCTGTGCTACTTTTACTTCAGAACGAAGACCACGTTTAAAACATCCAAATAAAATCTTACGCTGAGATGGTTTCAATCCATCCATAATATTTGGAAGAGAACGAATATTATCAGCATTACTAAAATGAATAAGTTCATCATGAATAAAGTTAGAATAATTGACTTTACCAGAAATAGGAGTTAATACACGTTTAGGATCATACGTATTCAACCATACTTTGCGATCATCAGAACGCTTTTTATTGAAAGCGAGACTAAAATTTTCATCTGTTTGATTATCTACTTCGTACTTTACTTCATGAAGATCCACAAACCATTCTTGAGCTTCTTCTGCGGTAGATGTGCCCAATCCTTTATAGTATTTCATATGCCAACCTTTTAGATCAGCTTGATCTTGTTTCCATGATTCAAATTCTTGAATTGTATAGAATGAAATTGTTTTATTTTTCTTTGATGCCTTAATAAGTGGAGTAGCAAGAGAGCAAATAAACCCATTTTTAAGAAGTTGAGGCCATTCTGCGTGAAATAAATTCATTACAAGTCCTTTAATATGACTACCATCCAAATCTTGATCTGCCATAATCATAATACGACCATAACGAAGAGTTTTAACGTCATTGTATTGTTTCTTTTGTTCTAGACCCAGAATCTTTTTAATTGCTGTAAGTTCTTCATTCTTTGAAAAGGTATTTTGAGAAATATCACGAACATTAAGCATTTTTCCTTTTAAGGGAAATACACCCCATGTTTCACGACCAACAACTTTTAGTCCAGCAATTGCGGATGATGCTGCTGAATCTCCTTCAGTAAGAATAAGAGTACAATCTGAAGATTTAGATGTTCCAGCATATAGAGCATCAACAAGTTTTGGCATACCACGAATTGTTTTCTTTTTAGTTCCATCTGTTTTCTTAGCTTCTTTAGCAGCCTTTGCTTCCAATATATGTTGTGCTTCATCTAGCAAACCAATCTTTATTAGACTATCTACAAATTTAGAAGACGCTTTATAATGAGAACCAAATTTACTTGCGGGTGTTGTAAGAGTTTCTTTTGATTGAGAATCAAATGAAGGATTTACAATTGTAGCATTTACAAATAGTAATATAGAATCTTTTAGCTGAGAAGGTTTTACTTCAATCTTCTTTTTTTTAGAAAGTTCACAGAAATCTCCCATGACAGTTTTGAAAACAGTTTCAACATGTTTGCCACCTCTCTTTGTATTAATACCATTTACAAAACTAATCTGTTTTTCATCTGGAAGAACTGCTTCACTATCAAATAGATTACGTGTTAGAATTACTGCGATTTCCCAGCGTTCGCTAGAACGTTCATACGCAATATGTTTTTCTTCAGTAATAAAGAGTTTCACAAACTTCTCAAATGTATTTGTCTTAATTTCAGAACCATTATATGTAACTTTTACATCTTTACCAGCCATCGCAGCAATCTCAAGAACTCTTGTATGGAAAACTGATTCCATATCTTTTGTAATGTTTGGACCATCAAAAGCACCAATAAATCGTTTGGTATCAGGGCAGAATGTTACACTTACATATCCCTTTGAAGAAGAACTTTTCTTGATTACTGGCTTTTCACAAATTGACATGTTATTTTTCCACGTTTGTGTATAAGATTTTCCAGATGCTGGATGAACCGTTTCTAGTGTGAATTGTGACGAGAATATATTTGTTAATTTCGAACCGTATCCATTTTTCCCACCTACAATCTTTTCTTCATTCTTATCATAATTACTCGAAGTTAGTAGATTACCGAAAATTAATTCTGGTGTATAGATAAATTCACCTTTATCATTTTTTTCTTTACTATATTCGATTGGAATACCGTTACCATTATTAGTCACAGAAATAGTATACAAACCATCTATCATTCCACAAGTTACACTAAGCTGTGTTACATTTTTTGACCTTACAATTTCATCACGAGCATTTACAAGAACTTCATCTACTATTTTAGCAAGTGCTGGATTGAATTGAATAGATTTATATTCCATTTTATATAAGTCAGAATTATACAGCCATCGACAATCAGTGTTAGTTTCTACCGAGTTTAAATATGTATCCGGTAGTTGTAGAATATGTTCTCGATGAGAGAGTTTTTTATAATTAGAAGCCATCTTACTAGTAATACTAAGGCTGGGGGGTTAGGTGATTTAATTTTTTTTTATTTTCGTTAAAAAAATTAAAAATATTTAAAAAAATAAATTATATATAGAAAGATGACTAAAATAAAATATAATGAAAGTATTTTAAATGAGTATATTAAGCGTGATAATGTAACTTTTATTGAAGCATATTTAAATAAAGAATTAATAAAACTAGATAATTTATCAGAATTTAATAGTTGTTGTTTTGTAAAATTTAAATGTAAATGTAATAAAACAATTTAGAAATGTTATTAATACTGGTTTTATGTGTGATATATGTTTAAAAAAAGATATATTTGAGAGAAAAAAGAAAACATATTTAGAAAGATATGGTGTAGAATCACCATTACAATCTAAAGAAATTAAAGAAAAATGGAAAAAAACAAATTTAGAAAAATATGGGGTTGAACATACATTACAAAATAAAGAAATAAGAGAAAAAAGTAAGAAAACTAATTTAATAAAATACGGGGTTGAGTATGTATCACAAAATAAAGAAGTAAGAGAAAAGGCATACAATACTAATTTAAAAAGATATGGTGTTAAATATACAACACAAAATAAGGAAATTAAAGAAAAAGCTAAACAAACTAACCTTATAAAATATGGCTCTGAATGTTCTTTACATAATAAAAATGTGATAGAAAAAATTAAAAAAACAACTTTAGAGAAATATGGAGTTGAAAATATTTCTCAAAATAAAGATATTAAAGAAAAAAAGAAACGGACACTATTAGGAAATTATGGAGTTGAATATCCATCACAAAATAAAGATATTAAAAATAGAACAATAAATACAAACATAAAAAAATATGGTGTAGAATACCCATCACAAAGTAAAGAAATTAGAGAAAAGGTTAAAAATACAAATATGAAAAAATATGGAGTTGAAAATCCTAATCAAAGCCAACAAATACAAGAAAAAACCCAACGAAATGCTAAAAAGTTTAAAGAATATAAAATGCCTTCTGGAATTATACGTAAAGTTCAAGGATATGAACCATATGCTTTAGATGAATTAGTAAAACAATATACAGAAGAACAAATTAAAACAGATAGAAAAGATGTTCCTAAAATAGAATATAATTCGGAAAATAAAAAACATTATTATTTTCCAGATATTTACATACCTCATGAAAAATTTATAATTGAAGTAAAATCTACTTGGACATATAAGTGTAAAACTGACAATATTAAACAAAAAGCAGAAGCAGTAAAAAAATTAGGATATAAATATGAGATTTGGGTTTATGATAGAAAAAAAAATAAAAAATTATTTTAGTGGATTATATCCGTAAACATATTCAAGACCTAAATGAGATAATCCATGTAATGTTATTACACCAGAAATAAGTATTAAAAGTATAATAATATCATATGGATTGTTAGAAACTATTTGATTATATTTAGAAAATAGTAATACAATAGCAAATAATAAAATAAGAGCACCAAATATATGCGCTAATAGTGAAGGATACATCTAATAATACTTTTTTATTTTTCAATATCTTGTAAATTAACCAATGTTTCAATATCTGGATATATTTTTTTTAAAGTATTAATATCAGTATATTTCCAAACACCATGAATACCAAATGATTTTGGATTAACGTAGTAATCGCTACTAAATAATGTTGCTTTTTCTGATGTTGGTTTATTAATTTTAACATTATTTAAATAAGAAAATAAATGATAATGATAACTTAAAGAAAAGTATAAATCTTCTAAATCAATATAATGACTTGATTTAATATTAGAAAGACTAAAATAAGGAATTTTATCTATAATTTCTAACATTTTACTTTTCTTTCTTAAACTTAATCCTCCATTTCCTACATAATGTGTAAAAGGAAACGGTGCTCCCACATAATCATACTCTAAAAAATCATATATATTATCTTTATTTTTTGGAATAATCATCGTATCCGTTTGAAATATTAAAAATGTTTCTGTTGGTATATATTCATAAAAATCTTTTGACACTAATAATTTTGAATATTCACTTGTATAAATATTATCTTTATTAATTGATTTTAATGTAATTCTATCTTTATATTTGCTTAAATCATTATTTATTATATCTTTAACATACTCTTTATTTAAATTACCATGAAAAATAATAATAGACCAATCATTATTTAGATTTGTTAAAAAATTTTTTAATACAAATGATAATGCTTTATGTTTTCTTGGTTCTATGATTATAGCCGTATATTTTCTTTTATGCTTTCTTGTCTTTGATTTCATTTCTATTATTAATCTATTATTATTTCTTAATCAAAACCAATATTTTATCATTATCCCACCCTGGCGAATAACGGTTTTCATGTTCTGTTATAATAAAACTAATAAAAGAAAATTCATCTTTTATATCATCAAGAATTTTCATATAAGTTTCTTCTGGTTCTTTACGATTTACATCTTCAATAATTATCATTCCACCAGATTTTACAAAAGGTAATGCTTGATGAATAATATGATGTTGATCATTTGGATTATGACTAGAATCATCTAAAAGTATATCTAGATTTCCACCAGTCGCTTCAAGACTTATTTTAATACTTTCTGGTTTAATAACATCCATTAAAGCAAAAGTATTATTATGTGCTGGAACAATTTGTTTGGCATGATCTAAAAAATTCTGGTCTCGGTCAAAAAAATAAAAAGTTCCATTTGGAAAAAAGCGGTTCCACATTCCAACGCTTGCTCCGCCAGCAACTCCGATTTCAGAAAATCTAACATATGTATTTCTGTATTTAGACATTAATAAACTGTATACTGGTGTATAAGGATGGCGATGACCAAATGTATTAAGTGGTGATTTATCAGTATTACATCCAGCACCAATAACACATAACTCTGTTAAACATTTACTAGAATCAATAACTAAAGTAGGTATCATCTATCAAGAATTATTCTAATACCCTTTTAGATGGCTACATATTATTCTCCACTATCTTTTTTTAAAGGAGGCAAACGAACCACAAGAAAGGCAAAAAAGACAAGAAAAACAAAAGGAGGATTTTATCCATCCATAATGGGAGGTGTAGTTCAAACGGGTGCTTATTTGGTTCCTCTAGCTGTTCGTCAAGGATATAAACTTTTAAAAAACAAGAGATATACACTGCGTAAAAAAAATCGTAAATAACAACCTAAAGTCCAATTAAACCCTTATGTTTAGAATGGCGCTAGTTAAGGCAAATCCAAATGGAAATTTATTTGAAATAAAAACAATTCAATCTGGTGCTTTTCGTTCGCTTATTGAAGCCGTGAAGGAAATTGTTACTGAAGCAAACATTGAATTTTCTCCAGAAGGAATCAAGGTTGTAAATGTAGATGAAACTCATACAGTATTAGTATATCTTAAACTCTATGCCGACCGTTTTGAGAGTTTCTTTTGTCCAAAGAAATATATTCTTGGTGTAAATATGATTTATCTATTCAAACTTATTAAGACAATGGGTAATAATGATTCATTAACATTATATCTTCCCGAGGCAAATCCAAATAAATTAGGTATTCGGATGGAAAATTCTGAAAAATCTACGGTTACAAATTACTTTTTGAAACTCTTTGATACTGATGTTGAAGATATTAAGATCCCTTCTATTTCCTTTACATCTATTATTCATATGCCATCTTCTGATTTACAGAAGCATTGTCGTGATATGAATGCTCTTGGTGAGAAGTTAGATATTGAAATTACAAGTATTGGATCTGATTTGATTTTCCGGTGTAATGGAGATTTTGCTGAACAAGAAACTATTATTAGTGAAAATAATTCTACAATGAGAGTTCAAAAGGCTGCTAATTCTGCTAATGAGATTGTTCAAGGTATTTTCCAATTAAAACATCTTGTAGTATTTACAAAGTGCACAAGTCTGTGTCCTTCTATTGAGTTATGTTTGAGAAACGATTATCCATTGATTCTCAAATATACTGTCGCTAATCTAGGTGAAATCCGCTTAGTTCTTGCTCCTATGAAAAATAAAGGTGAGAATTAATATGTTATAAAAGAAACCATCTACATTTTCTTATCAACATGAGGATTATATAAGATATCATCATATGTAATAATATTATCAATACAAATTAAATTAGTTTTTGATTTAAACTTCTCACAATCACGATTCCAAATCTTAATAATAAAATATCCTACTGTCTGACTTTGTCCAAATCCCTGTAGTTTAGGAGAAATACTAATACCATTAATTTTATCATCATTATTATTTAAAACCATATTAAGCATTACACCAAGAGTATACATTTTAAATAATTTAATACCATTATCTCCTACTCCACGAATACTATAATGTCCTCCACGAATATTTTGAGAATTTTCCCATAATGGAGGAATATCACCTTTCATCCAAAAATACATACCACCTTTAATTTTATCTTTTAATTCACGAAATATAGATAATACATCTCTTGCATTTTTAACAGTTCCTATTTTTTCAAATGAATCAATAGTCCATCGCTTTTCTCTTGAAGGATGATAATATAGACTCCAAAAGCCTGTTGGAAATTCTAGATCTATAAGATTAGACTCTATAAGATTAGACTCTATAAGATTAGACTCTATAAGATTAGACTCTATAAGATTAGACTCTATAAGATTAGACTCTATAAGCTTGGACTCTATAAGATTAGACTCTATAAGATTGGACTCCATAATTATTATACTAGAATTTGTTTTAATACCTTTTTAATTTTTATTATTTTTTGTAAAGTCCCATGTTTCATTAAAAACATCTAGTTTAACCACATTTAAATTCAAATCCATATAATTTAATTTCCATAATTTTGTTCTATCAAGAATTATATGTGTATGGTACGACCAGACTTCTAAAATATGCTGTAAAGTTGGATATCCGTAGTTTGATGTTTCAATATGAATATCATTAATAAATTCATCAAGATTAATTGTAACAGATTCACATTCTAGACTCGCAGAAAGAATAGGTAAATGTTTTGTATCTTTACGAATACATTTATATTGATAAAACAGTTTCTTAGAACGACTATATTTCCATACAACAGTTCCATTATTTGGATTATCATTATTTACAAAGGCTTCCAAGTAACCCGTAGGATTATTTTCAAAAAAAAATATATTATCAATCTTCATAATATCAAGAACTTCATTATATAAATAATTATAGGTTTCATGAATAAATGTTATAATGGGCATTCCATAATGAAATAAGTAGTAATACATAATTACTATTAATAAAAACTCTTTAGATTAATTAGATTTTCCTAATGGAAAACTAGTTGTAGTGGGGACAGTAGGTGTAGTGGGGACAGTAGGTGTAGTTGGGGCAGTTGTTTTAGTTACAGATGTCCCAGAAACTGGTTCAATTCTATCGGGAACAATATTTGCAGAAGCATCAATTGCTTTTAAGATAGGTTTATTAAGTGAAGGTGGTATACCTAAACTATATCCAATATATACCAAAATAATAGGGATTAATATTAAAATATAAGCGATAATATCAAGATTCTTTTGTGATAATAATACTAGAAATAATACAGAAGGAATTGCTAATAGACTTGTTAATAAAGCATTTCCGTAGAGTTTATCATGAATATTTACTAAAACTGAAGCAAAAAAAATTGCTGATAATATTAATGCGGGATAAAATACTTGCATACTATTTATAGCTTCTTAATTTTTTTAGATTTCTCATCCCATAGTCCAAGAGGATCACTTACTGCTCCATCCTCATCCATGCGATATACTTTATTATCGGGATCACGATATAGTGTCATTCCTTTGTATTCAAATTCCTCAAGTTCAAGTGCTTCTGCTTCCTCTTCCTCTGTTGTTTCTTCTGTTTCCTCCTCTGTTGTTGTTTCCTCCTCTGTTGTTTCTTCTGTTTCCTCTGTTGTTTCCTCTGCTGATTCCTCCAATTGTTCTTCTACAATAGGTTGAATTAGATCATTAATAACAATTTCTGGAACGGTGTCATTAACATTTGGCATATCACAAGTACAATCCTTAATATTTTGTTGGCATTCATTACAATATACAAATGTTTTATCATTCATATTTTGTTGTTCCATAGATTTTTCTGTTAGCATTTTAATTGCTGACTGAACATTTGTAAGTAGATCATTAAAACGATATAATGTGGATTCAATACATTCATATTTATTATCCAATTCTGAAAGTTTTTTACCTAGAAATTCAATTCTATGATTATCACATCCACCACTAACATTTGTTCTATTATTTACAAGAATCTCAAGCATATCAAGACGTGAATTAATAGAATTCCGCGTTTCGCGAATAATTTCACTCATTGAAACATCCATTGTAATACATTACAACGAAAGTTTTTTAATTTTTAATTTTTTTTAGTTTTTGTTTTTCACTTGTAGATTCATACATGAATCAAGAGTGCTTTCCTTATCTTTTAGAGGTTTTGAACGTTTGAGACGCAGGCCTTCCTCTGCTTTTTGTAGTTTATCAAATGGTAAAAGAGTCATATTATTTTTCAGAGAAGTATCATAGAAATCAATTGGCTTTGTATCAATAGAGCCAATAATACTTACAATAGGAGGCATATGTAAATCAACACGGACTTTATTACCTTGAATTGTAGCACGAAAACTTTCAATTGATAAAGGACCACCAAAGAGTTTTAGACTTTCACGAGGAGGTGCTTGATAGATTTTACCTTTTCCATCCACATCATAGATTCTATATAATAGAGCCATTCTATCCCAACGAATATGAGGATCAATAGATTCTTTTAGCAAATATGCCATCGCACATTGAGGACAACAAAAATTACCATATCCTTTATAGACACCTTTACGTTCGGATTCTGGAATAATACATGGCTGTCCTTCAAATGGATGAGAACACCAAAAACATGCGGCTTCAGTTGATTCTGGTAACTTCATAACAGAATTATTATTAGCAAACTCTATCATAAGTTCACATTTTGTGAATACTTGTAAAGGACGATAATGTTCATCAGTATCAGCTATTTTTTCTTCATATTTTATTTCTTCTTTAGGTTTTTCTTCTATACGTTGTTCTTCAATGATACCTTCTGTCATTGCAAAATTATTATCTGCAATGGGATCATAAGGTTCTGGTTGAATTGGTGGATTAGGATCATAACGTATCTGTTGGTCACGAAATATAACTTCATTTGAATGAACATCTAAATGAGCAATAAGAGGTTTGCGAGGTTCTGGATTAAAACTTCCTTGAATACCATCTGGTGTCACAACAGCAACAACTTGTATTGCTTTTTTAGTTTTTCTTTTTACTGTTGTAACCCCAGATGATTCAGATGGCAATACTACTTTCTTACGAGGTGGCATTTTTTACTATATAATTTTAAACTTCTATATTTAGGTGCTTAGCATATAAAAGGTTTAAACATACCTAAAATAGTTTGATAGATGGAACAGCAGAACCTAGAAGGTCTTCCATTACGAATTAAAACAATATTTCAATTAATGATAAAAGAACCATTATTACGTAAGCATATATTATTATCAGGTCCTCCAGGTTCTGGAAAAACTAGTTCAGCAAAATTATTTGTGGAGGCATTATATGGTAAAGATAGTTATAATAGTAAATTTTCTCATGCGTTATTTTTAAATTCCAGTGATGAACGTGGATTAGAAGCAGTAAGATCTCGTGTATATCCATTTCTTCGTTCATCACTTCATACGCTATTTCATAATGAAGGAGAACATATTTCTAAACCAAAGATTATTATTTTTGATGAAGCAGAAACTTTAACAGATCAAGCACAGATGGCATTAAGACCTTTATTAGATGAAGATCCAAATAAAGTTATTATTATTTTTTTATGTAATTCAATATCAAGAATACATACTTCAATCGTTCATAAATTTCTGACAATTCAATTAGAATCTCCAGAACCAGTAGATTTTAAAAGTAGATTTTTAAAGATTATTGAAGATAAAAATAATAATTTTTCAAATATAGATATATTATTTAGACGAGGAGATATAAGATATTTTTTATTAAATCCAGAAAAGAAAGAAGATTGTAAAAAAATGTGGAAATTATTAATGAATGCTAAAAAATCAGATTTATATAATATATTTTTACAATTAAATAAATCAATAATATTTCATGAAATTGCTATGTTTCTATTTTTTATTTCTTATATTCTTAAAATATACACTATTGAAGGAATAAAAGAGTTAGTTAGTTATACTGATGGAGATTTTCTGAAAATGTGTCCTCTTGAAACACGCATACAAGTATTAGTTCAATGGTTTGAAAAATATGTTATAGATCCTTTGGAAAATTTCTAATAATGTAATAATGTAATAATGTAAAAAAATAAAAAAATTAAAATATTATTTAAATCCATATTTGTATTAAAAATGGATCCAAATAAATTAACATTCACTCCGTTACGTATTTCAACACTTGTTACAACAGGACATCTAGGATCAACAATTAATCTTGATAAATTATTTGATCAATTTACAACTTATGCTATTCCTATTGGGTATCCAGATGAAGGATTTTTGAAATTAGAATATGGTGAAAAGGCAATGGGATATAGTTCTCGTGATATTCTTTCTAAACGTAAAGTATCTAAAAATTCATTCTTCAATCAATCTACGCTAGTTGTAAGAAAAAAGAAAGAAGATAATTCTGGATTCAAAGAAGTAAATATTAAACTATTTGCCAATGGCGGATTTCAAATGACAGGTATTACATCAGAAACATATTCACGAAATGTATTATCTTGGGTAATTAATATATTTAATAATCTTGTTACTAAACTTTCTACAAAAGATTTTATTATTGATAAGTTTTCAGTTCAACTTCTCAATAGCGACTACAAAATGAATGCTCTAGTTCGTCGTGATGAATTACATAGAATTCTTGTTAATCAATATAAACTCTTTAGCACACTTGAAACTACAATTTATCAAGGTATTAATACAAAATATTATTACAATGAGGCATCTGAAAGAAAAAATGGTATTTGTTGGTGTGAAAGATGTTGTAGTGGTCAAGGAAATGGAAAAGAACTTGGTAGCTGTAAACGTATTACGATTGCTATCTTCCAAACTGGCAGTGTAATTATTACTGGAGCGAGAAATCAAATGCAACTTGATGAATCATATGAGTTTATTAATAAGATTATTAAAAATCATGCTCATGAAGTATTAAAAGTTAAATAAATATAAAATTGATTAAAATAAATTTTTTTTTAGTAGAACATATAATGGATTCTGATATTATAATACAAACTAAAAAATCAGATACTGAAAAACTGGCAATCTTTGATTTTGATGGAACTCTTGTAAAACCGAAAGAAGGAAGAACATTTCCTAAAGATGTTGATGATTGGCAGTATACAAGAGAATCTGTACCAAAGATTATTCGTAAATACGCAAAAACAAAACAAATTGTTATTGTTACCGATCAATCAAAACCATGGAAAATAGAACAAATTAAAAATGTAATGAAAGATTTGGATATTGATTATACTGCCATTATTGGTGTTAAAACAAAGAAACCTAAAACTGGTTTATTTATTAATGCTTTTCCAAGTTTTAATAAAGAACGTTCTTTCTATGTAGGTGATGCTACTGGGAAAAAAGATGCTTGGAGTGATGTGGATAAAAAGTTTGCTGATGCTATTGGCGTAGTATTCTTTAGTCCAGAAGAAATGTTTCCATTAGAAAAGAAAAAACTTAATACAAATCTGAAACCAAGTAAAGAGAAAGAAGTTATTATTATGATTGGATATCCAGCTTCTGGAAAATCTACTATTGCCAGATCCTTTAAGGACTATTATATTGTGAGTGGTGATATACTAAAATCTGTCTCAAAAATGATAAAAGATGCTAAATTACATATTGATAAACAATCTATAGTATTTGATTCTACTGGTGGAACTAAAGAGCGAAGAAAAGCATTTATTGATTTTGCAAAAGAATATGATTTACCAGTCCGAGCAATTTGGGTTCAAACATCTATTGATGAATCAATGGAACGCAATAAACAAAGAGGTTTAGAAGGAGGCATAAAAATTCCAGCAATAGCCTTTTATACATATCGGAAAAACTTTGAAATACCAACTGAAGATGAAGGATTCAAATTAGTTGCGGTAAATTCATAAAATGTCTTTCCGGATTTCCCATAGAAATGGCATCACAATCAACTGTTCAAGAAGTTGTTCCTTCGGCGCAGGCTTTATCACACGCGGCTCGTATTGCTATTCAACAAGATAAGGCTATTATGTTAGATTATTATACTAGTTCTACCGATGGTCATGCTTATATGGGTGAAGATACGGAAACAAAAGAAAAGATGTTAATTAAATCTAAGGAAGAATTTACTTCGCTGATCCAGAAGGTTTACAAGGTTCAAGAAGATTTTATTGTCTTAACGGAGAATTCTATTTACATTATTTCTGGTAAGATTCAGAAGCGTCGTATTGATGCTAAGGCTCTACGGGAGAATATTGATGCTGAGTAAAGTTTTTTCTAAGACTAATTTAGAATGGTAAAAAAGCATCGTAAGACTCATCGTAAGGGAAATCATAAGGGAACAAGACGTGCTAGACGTTCTATGAGTGGTGGTCAAGGATCTAATGTAGGCAATACATCCATGAACTTACCTTACAAAGTAAATACATTACAAGGACAAGAATATTTATCTCAACATGGGGGTGTAGCCAATGTAGGTTACACTGGTGTTCTTCCTAATGAACTTCGCCATGAAGCTCGAGTAAACCAAGCGGGTGGTGTCGCTGATGTTGGATACAGTGGTATGTTAGATGCTGGATTACGTGAGTCTGCTCGTTTGAATACTTTGGATAATTCTTACAATGAGATTGTTGGTATGAAAGACCAAGGTGGTGGTGGCAGACGTAGAAAGTCTCGTAAAAATGGTCGTAAAGCATCTCGTAAGGCATCTCGTAAGAATGGTCGTAAGTCTCGTAAGTCTCGTCGATGCTGGTCTGGTGGATCTTCCCCAGTAGATGCTCCTACACTATTACTTCCTGTTGCCATGGAGAAACAAGCTGTGCTTGGCATGAATCCCGAATGGAAGTTAGCAGAGAATCCTACAAGTTTTGATCCTCTTAAATAAAGATTTTTTTAAGAGTTTCTTCATGAGTCTCTAGAATCTTCTTTTCTTCTTCACTTACCACAACATGAACTTTTAATAGAAAGTTGCCAAAACTATTGCTATTTCGTTTTGGCATCCCTTCATTTAATACAGTTATAGTATCATTATTTATTGTTCCTTTAGGAATCTTAACTACAAACGCATCAGAATATTTTGGATGATTCTTAAAACGATATGTTGTTCCAAGAAGACTTTCCTTTAATGTGATATAACAAGTACCATGTAAATCATTATTATCACGAGTAACATCTAAATTTTCATCGGCATCAGTAAAAAAGATATGAACATCACCCGGTTCCATATAATTTGGATCATCACTACATTCATTTGAAAATACTAAATTATCACCTTTTTTCATACCCGGTTTAATAAAGATTTCAAGAATTTTCTCTTGATTATAATATTTCGTTCCTTTACATTCATTACATTTTCCATTTCCAATTTTTCCTTTTCCTTTACAATTTTCACAAGGACCACGAGTAACGGCATGCATACCCGGTCCTACCATCATCATTTGTTGAACTATTCCACTGCCTCCACAATTATTACATGATTGAAATGTAGTAAATCCTTCACCTTTACATCCATTACAAAATTTTTGTCTTTCAAATTGAACTTTAACTTGCTTTCCATAATAAAAATCATATAAACTTACTGGAATTTCATGAACTTTTGGTGGAGGCTTGTGGCGTTTTTGTCTTCCTGGCATACCAGGCACTTGATCAAATGGATTAAATCCCATGCCTTGCTGACCAAACATATTTGCAAAGATACTTCCTAAATCAACACCAACACCACCGCCGCCGCCAAATGGCATTCCATGTTGTTCATCTGCGCTTCCAGTCATATCATACATTTGGCGTTTTTGAGAATCACTTAAGATTTCATATGCCTTTTGAATCTTTTGGAATTCTTCTGCTTTTCCACCTTTATCAGGATGATGTGTTAAACATAATTTTCTATATTGTTTTTTAATTTCGTTATCATCAGCATTTCTAGGAATACCTAAAATATCATATAAATTATCTGCGTTCATTTTCTTTAGTATAAAGATGAAACTGGTTTAAGCATTCAAAGTATTTTAATTTAGTTAAATGGTCTTTAAAACCAAATTGATTGGTCAAAATGAAACAGAATCTATATTAAATAGAATTCTTGAGGAAGATAAAATATCACATATTTTTCTTACATCCACCTATGGGGCTGGTAAAACAACAATTATGAAAGAATTTATTAAAGCATATTATGATAAATATAAAATAAAAGATACAAGTGAATGGATTATGAATTTATCATCTGAAAAAGATAGAGGAATTCATTGTATAAGACAAAATGTAGCAGAATTTGTTCATCATAGCTCAGCAAAACCCGGTGTATATAGATGGATTCTTGTTGATGATGCGGATAGTCTTCCAATTATAAGCCAACAAGCATTACGTCGTCCAATGGAAACACATGCTCATACAACACGATTTTTCTTTTGTAGCAGATATCCTTCTGATTTAATTGCTCCATTAAAATCACGATGTCTTCATCTAGAACTTGATACAGTATCAACATATGACTTTTTAAATTATTATTTAGATTATAAAAAAGTTCATTTTAAAATTTCATTAGAGGGAATTACATTTTTATTAACAATCGCACAAACACCATCACAAATTGAGAACTATATTAATATTCTTCAAATGTATTATATAAATAAAGATATTATTAATATACATGATATTAATTTACTATTTGGGTCTCCAAGTTATAATATAACAATACATATTATTGAAAATTTAATAAAAAAGAATAATGAAGAAATTATTAGACTATTTTTTAAAATATGGTCTACGGGAATTAGTTATGAAGATTTTTTATATGAAATAAATACAAATATTAAACAAATTGGTGTTTTAAAACCAAAAACTAGTCAAAAATTATATTATATTATAATGAAAGGTTGGATTCAATTTGCTCAAGGTAAAACACATTCATTTGACATGTTACGTTTAATGTTAGTATAACTACTTATAAATAGTAGGGAGAATAATGGTTGATTCAAAAGGACTTTTTAGAAAAAATCCAAGTAAAGAAGTTGTAGAAGAAATATTAATCTATCTACAATTTCTTGGATTACATGATAGAAAAATATTTACAAAAAATGATATTTCTTCAGAAAAGTTTGAAGAAATAATAATATGGATAGAACCATATTATATACCATGTAAAGCAAAGAAATTCTTATATGATTTGAATGCTTCAAAACAAATAACAATCTTACGTCATTTATTACGTGCTATTGATCATGATTTATTAGCACAAGAAAAAGTTATAAATTCAAATAAGGTAACAACATATCAAATATATCAAAAATTTGTTACTCTTGATTCTTCTGGTGTTTATTTAATGGATTTTACTTGAATAATCTAGAAATATATAAATTACTTTCTAGTATTTGTTGTTCTGATTGTCGCAAGAACCATCCAAAATTACTGCGAGTTTGTAGCTCTTCATAATCTAATGGTATATAACAAGCATCTGTTGGTACTGGAATATCTTCATTTGATAATAAATCTTCTAATTGAATTCTTCTTCCATTTGATTTACGAGCAAACTCTAAGCTAGGTATATAATCACAAATATACATATTCATGGCTTGACGTATATCCCATTTAATATCTTTTCTAAATTGTTTTCCACCTTCTTGTCTTTCAATACGTTTTAACGCAAGATTTTCTAAGAATGTAAACACTTTACAATCTTTGCCAGGACTATACATCACATCAATTCCAGGTGCTGGAGTTCCGTTTGCATCACTATAACTTTCATCTTTATCAGTTCCAGTAAAAATAGCCTTTGTATCCTTTGTAAAATCTGGAAAACTCTTTAGACAAATTACACTTGGATTTACCCATAATCCACCAAATCTTCTTAAGATAGTTGCACGTATATAGTTTAATTCTGCTTCTCCAACTGGAGCAATAGGATTTTGTAATGGTTTAGGTAATTCATGCCATCCACCCAATAGGATAGCAACATCCGATAATCCTGCTAATATTTTTACATTATATGTTTGTCCATTTTTCATAACAATTGATTCATAACATAAATTTAAATATGGTGTGTTTAATACACGACTACTTCGTGCTCCGAAGTCTGCCCACCAGCGACTATTTACATCACTTTGATCATAATATAACCATAAAGTTGTATTATCAATTCCTTGCTTTGTTAAATCTCGTGTATTAAATGTATCTTCTTCAATCATATTTTTACTGTATTGTAGACCAGCAGCGACTGCCGTTAATGCTAAGATACCTAATACAATCATATAAGGCTGACCCATCTAACTAATCAAAGATTTATAATATTTTTTAAATAACTCTGGGTAACCATGAATGGAATCTTCAAAAGATATCTTATTAAGTTGTTTTTGTTGAAATATATGAATTCCTTTCTTACTTACATAATCAATATAATATACATCATTATACGGGGGTCTATTTAAATCCATATGAGAAAAACTAGCTAATTTTCTTTGAATTTCTTGAGGACTCATAAAATAACTAAAATGCCATCCAGATTTTAGCCGTATTGTAGCACTACCTAACTTATATACTCTAACATAATCTAAATCTTCAACATTTTTTAGCATAGAAGAGTTTATTAAAAATGCCATTTCCCAATTATCATCCATAAGATTCTCAAAATTATAATAATACATTTTCATTGTGAATAATATTGTTTTATTTGATAATTCTTCAAATAATTTTTCCTTGATTTTATTTAATAGAGTGTAATCATAAAATTCATCAAGATCACATAATGCTAAAATAAAATCATTATTAAGTTTTAATAATTCATTTCTAATATAATTTCTTTGATATTTTTCTTCTGAAAATCCTACTGATGTTTTATGGTCTATTTTTACAAATACTATTTTATCTAAATATGGTTCAAACCATGTTTTAAATTTATCAACATAAAATATATCCTTTTTAATTCCAGTAAATGTATAAATGCTTTCTACTATATAAAATTTATCTACAAAATTATAATAATATTCTAATCTCATTTTAACAAGTTCTTCACCATTAAATAAAAATGAGTCTATAAAAAGCACCATCTTTATTTATTTTTGTTTATAATCTTTATATGCTTAATAATATTTAGCCAGTACGTTTATCAGTTAATACAAGTTGTTTCATACGCTCAAAATATTTATCAGAATTTATTAATTCTTCAGCAGCACGACGCTGTCGTTGTAATTCTTTCTGTGCCATTTGTTTTTCACCTTGCTGTATTCTTTGTAATTCTTCACTGCTTAATGGAGGTGGAGCCTTTCCATAATCATTTTTATAGTTTTCAAAATTTCTATTATCAACACGAACATGCGCTACTTGTTTTGAAAATGTATTTTCTGTTGTATATGCTTGCTTCAAATCAGTAAAATTCAATTCTGAATTATATGCGGCAGTATAACTTTCTGGTCTATCACGACCTAGTTCAATGCCAAGTGTTGGTGCCATAATCATTGATTGTGGTTGTGTAATAATATAATTACCCTTAGTAGCATTTGTTTTAGCATCATCTTCAAACACTTGATTGAATACATCACGATTAAATTTTCCACTAAATTTAGGATTATTATCTTCATCTTTTTCTTTACCTAGCCAATCACCATATCCATCTTCATCTGGGTCGGGAATGCGAGTTTGTTCAAACATTTTATTAAATGCATCCATATCAAGTTTCTTTGGATTTAATCTTATTGGCTCTACATGTTTAACTGACTCGTAATCTTTCATACGAGAATCTTTTAATACATTTGGTGCATCTACATTTACAGTTGTAGAACGTCCTCCGTGAATCCTTCGTAGAATCTCGCCTAAATAAGCATATGCTCGTGTAACCTTTTCAAATTCTTTTTCTGATCCACCTTTATCTGGATGATTTTTTAAAGTTGCCTTTTTATATGCTTTCTTTAAAATTTCTTCTGTTAAAGCAACTTCTTCTTCTAATCTAAGAACTTCTAGACATGCTTGAAAATAACCAATTGCTTTTTCTTCAGAGTTTGCCTTTTCAATTCGTTGGATATGAGATCTTTTTGGTTGTGATGTTACCATTTGTTGGTGCTCTTGTGGAGCTACATAATTTTGATATTTAGCAACATAAGTAAGTAAATCTGAATATATTCCCATTTTTTTAGCACTAGCAACATATTCTTGACCCGCTAAAAGTGTTTGAATCATTTTTATTTTTACTGCCGGATTTTGAATACTATTTAAATCTTTATAAATCTTCACATGTGAAGGATCTATTGAATGAACGTTTCCCATCTAATAGATTTATATTGAAGTTTTTAGATAATTTTCCTCAGAAATCTCGTAGAAAATGTTGGAATATGTGATTCACATTCATATATCCACTTTTTACCTAAACTATGCACTCCAAACTGTGTTGGAAATAGATGTATATATTTAATTGGATACTCTTTATATTTAGAATTTGTAATTAAATTATAACTTTGTGGCGGTAATACAATAGCAAGTTGTTGATCTGGCGTAATAGGTTCTTGATAGTCATATATATATACATGATTTACTGTATTTATATAATTATATAAATCATTCCATAAAGGTGGATACATATAAGGATAATACCAGTCATATTCTATCGGATTTCCATTATAATAATCAAGAATCCATTGTAATCCTTTACAATATTCAAATAAAATCTTATTTTTATCATTATGTAACCATTTTGAATAATAAATATTATTCCATCCAGATATCATAGTCTCATTAAATATTGAAGATTCAACAAACCATTTTGATGGCAATACATATACATTTGCCATCTTTTGTTCATAATCTGTTTTTCCTTTAAAAGCATAAGTTTGCTTTTTCTTTTTACACATTTGCTCAATTAAATATTCTTCAGATTCATAAAATTCTCCAATAAACTCTTTTAAATTAATCCAATCTACTTTTCCTTTATTTACTAAAAATTTATTTTGTTTATGAAACTTTTGTAAGATATTAAATAATATAATATATCCACCATCTTTAATTGTTAGACTAATACTATGAGGAAGAAAATCATTTCCTAATAAACTCATCATCATAATATAATCTTGAATATATATTTTTGTAGGATTTTGAAAAAGTTCCTTTTTTAGTTCTTCAATATCTAAATATAAAAATCGTTCTTTATCTGATTCTAATTTAGCAGAACCAAATTCTATATCTTCTCTCATTAAATATATTCTATTATCAAAACTGTTTAACATACTTAGTAATATAAGATCGGCATCTAATCCATATACTAAGAATGTAGCATTTGTTTGACACTTTTTAATATAATCCATTACTTTATGTTCTCCTTCACCAGGATTATTGAATCCACTTAAACTCCAAGCACTATGAGAATTACATAATTCCTGTAAAGCATAATCTAACTTTTTCATAAATAGAGTTCCTGGCGTAATAGAATTCTTGTCCCATCTAGCAGAACTAGATGTGTTATCTTTAAAAGCTCCGCTTTTAATGTCCCATCCAGCAGAACTAGATCCATTCTCTGTTCTAGCTCCAGTCTCCAATTCATATGGTTCCATAAATATTGATTTAAATCTACGAAGACGCTGTTGTTTCATTTTTGCCATTGGAACAACCCCATCTACGGCTATAAATAATTCTTCTGGCTTTCCAGCACTATTCCAAATATGTTTAACATATTTACATACTTCTTTAATAAGTCGCTCTTCATAATCATCGTTATATGTTCCAACTTTACTTAAACAATGATATACAATACAATTGAAATCTAAACATAATATTGTTTTACCAGTTTTATTATATTGATCTATAATTGTTTTTTTATTTTTTTGACATAAAAATCTATAATATGATGGAATGCCCATTTTTTACTTACCTATATATCTATGAAAGGTTTCCTTAAAGCATTATAGGGAAATAGGAGGATGGAGTCTTTCATAAAAGAAACATTATATTTATTACCAGATTCATTAATTTATGGTTCTTTTTTATTTGGATTAATTACATTATCATTTCAACATAGTTTATTTTTTGTATCTATTCTTGAAAGTTTAGTATTCTTATTTGGATTCCAAAGTATAGGTGCTTATTTATTTGGCAATTCAATAGATAATTTAACATGTAAACCATCTCTTTTCAAATATACATTTGAAAATATTTTTATGAAATCTTCGGCTCTTTCCATTCCTTCTTATGGAATCTACATTGTTTCATTTGCTTCTACATATCTTGCTAGTAGTTTATTTAGCGTAAAATCTGAATTAGACGTTTTAGATAGTTCCTATATTAAACAATATAACTATGGATTATTATCATTAGCATTACTTGTACTAAGTTATTCATTCTTTAGAGTCTTTTTTAAATGCGATAGTTCTTTATCAATTATTCTTGGGTTAGTATTGGGTAGTGTTGTAGGATTTATGATTTCTTATCAAAATACACATTTATTTGGTAAAAATTCTATAAACTTTATGGGAATACCATTACTAAGAAGCAAAACAGCAAATGGAGCACCAATTTATATATGCTCATAATAGGAATAAAACTATGAATATCATAAATGTATTAAGAAAAAATTTTATTTATTTCTTTATATCATTACCATTTGTTATTATTTTATATGAATTTTTTATGATGCTGGCAGTAAATAATCGTGCATATTTAATACTAACATTAGGACAATTATTAATAGTTCCTAGTGTATTTTTAGTTCTTTCATACATACATAATACTTTTTTAAATAATTTTGGTGGTGTTATTTTATTATTTGGATTAACATTACTACCTATTGTATTAATAAGCATCTATGGAAATAATCTACCGGCTTAATAAGGGCAATGGCAGATACCCAAGCTAGAGTATTTTATAGTTTTGGTATAATTTCAATGATTCTTTTAGGTTTAGTAGTAGTATATTTATTATTTACAAACTTTACAACAGTTATAAATATTGTAAAATATATATTTAGTTATCCTTTTGATATTGTGTATGATTTATTCAAAAATAATGAATCTATGATTGATTCTAATAATTGTTCTTTATATCAATCAACAAATAATATAGTATCAAGAGTTCCTAGTATTTATATAGCACATATAGCATTTTTCTTTGGATTTTTATTTACAAATGCATATGTTGTATATAATTTAACTAGTCAAGCTAACACAGATGAAACACACATAGATAATCGTAAATCTCGTGCTTTAATGACAATGGTTGTATTAGCATTAGTATATTTTGCTATAGTATTATTTCGTTATAATGTTACTGGATGTGAATCATTATTAGGTGTGCTTTTTAGTACTTCTGCGTTTGGAACACTTGGGTATTTAACATATAAGTTTGCTGAATATTGTGGAGTAAGAAATGCTGATATATTAGGAATAGCAAGTAGTATCTATGATAATACCGCAGATGTTCCAGTTGTATGTAGCAGTAGTTAGATATTAATAATATGACGTAGCATACTCAATGATCTTTGAAATTCTTTATAATCTATAGGACTGATATAGTTTAAATTTAAATATTTTAAATATATATTATGTAATTGTTTTACTAAACTATTCATTTCATTAAATGTTATTTTACCATATAGATTTTCTAAATCTTCATAGTGTGGCGATTCTATTTTTTTTTCATCATTAATTTCTTTATGAAGATTATAGTAATATTGTTTACCATAATTTTTATATTGTTCATATGATACATCTTTAATATGTTTCATATATTTTACATAATGGGTTTTACACATTTTGCATGGGAGAATATTTGCTAATTTCCGTTGAAATTGATTATAATATAATATCTCATCTTTTTGAAGAATTATTTTGTTATGTTTTCCTAGATTTTCAGAACATACATGTATAATTTTCCATAATAATGAACCCCATTCTTTTGGATCTGCCATACTGATAGTCAAAATAAATAAAATTGAATTTTTTTGCCGGATATTATGACTATAAATGAAAATTCGGAATAATGAAAACTCTGAATAATGAAATTTCCAATCCCAAAAGTTATTTACAAAAATATTAAAGATACTCTTAATGGAAATATATATCGTTTAGCAAAAGATATAGCAAAAACTCTTGATGTAGATGAAAAACTTTTATTAAATGAAATTAAAAAAGATACTTTTCATATCTATCCTTTTGATGAAGAAGATGATGATCAACCAGATTTGGATGAAATGAAATGTTTATCATATATTAAAAAAGATAATATATATTATCCATGTAAAGAACCGCCAATCTATCCACAGATGTTTTGTCATAATCATCTTCATAATCATATTACAAAAGATGTAATTAAAGATTATACTGTATTAAGTATTCTTATGTATGGTAATGAAACACATTACTTAGATAAGAAAAATAGAGTCTATAATGTTGGATTTAAACTTATTGGAATATTTAATGAAGAATCAAATTCAATAATAACTTTTAAACACATTTCTTAAAATAGCATATGTTACACCAAATAAAGCAACATGGGATAAGACAACTTGCCATTTGGGAGCTCGTTCACTTGGCAGTGTAAATAATAGACCGGGGGTAAAAAGAACGAAAAGAATCATAGGCACTAATACATTAGCAGGCTTATTTAACATTCTACTTTAGTGTAAATAAAATTTTCCGCATATTCTTAAAATCCCAAGTTGTTGTATTTGGTAATTTTTGTTTATACTGTTCTAGCAACTCTTTTTCAATATAATAACTATTTATTTTAATTTTACTATAACAGCTAGCAACTATAAATTCTTTATCCCAGATTTTACAGTTGTTTTTCATATTAATCCAACGATTAATATATCTTCGTATTAATGGTGCATCACTCGTTTGATTTACTCCATTTCCATGACTCTTTTTTTGATCTTCTAAACTCCATTCATCAGGTATATCATCAGGGAAATACCAATCCATAAATAATTCATAATCTGTATCTCTTTTTTTAAAATTATCAAATGAATCATATAATATTATAAAGTCTTTATAAATAAGTTGCCCTTCTAGTAGTCGTTGCGTGTCATATAATTCAGATATATTTGTGTCTTGATATGTAAGTGTGCCACGATATGTTCTTCCATATAAACAATCTTTAGGAATTTCATAAATTCTACGTTTCCGTTTTCCTAGCAATCCTTCCCATGTTTTAAATTGATCTGTATCCATTTGATCTTTATCCACTGGTTTAAAAGTAACACGACTGCACGCAATTCCAATAAGAGAACATTTCATATATATACTATCATCCTCTAATAATTTACTAACATCAAGATTAATAGATTTATGTTTAATAATTCTTGGAATATATTTATCAAACTGTTCTTTTGTAATTATTAAACTTAGAATCCATGCATCTAAATATTTTCCAAGACAACAAGCACGTATAAATGTTTCTAACTTGCTATCATCTTGAATAAGATCTTCTGGTAAGTCAAATTTAATATTTGTATTTTTATATGTATCAAACGCAAGTCCATAAAGAAACATCACTGGTAAAGTAATATCTCTTACAGATTGAAGCATATTATTTACAATTGTAAGTATATTACTATCTTCATTTAAATTAAATATATCATAAAGAATATTAATATTTGCTAATCCAATATTATGAAACCATGTTTTGAAAAGAGTTATTTTAATGGATCCAAACTCTTCTGAATCAATAAGTTCTTGTGCCCAAAAGAATGATTCAGTAAATCTTTGTCTCTGAATTTCATATTCTAAAGCAGCACATACTTCATCTATGCGATAAAAGTGTCTTGTGTAAATCATTTTTGTATAATTACATATACTGGTAAAATAAAACAATTTTTTTTAAAAGTATAAGTTTAGAAATATAATACCGATGAATAATGCTGATTTAATTATACCCGGATTATGGCTTGGTAATAAATCGGCATCTATGGATGATAAATTTTTAAAAGATAATAATATAAGTGTTGTGTTTAATTGCACAAAAGATCTTCCATTTAATTCTAGTATTCGTAAAAGATATAGAGTTCCAGTTGATGATAATTTAAGACATGAAGAAATCCGTAATATGGAATTATGGTCTTTTGAAATAATTTATAAATTAACAAAAGAACATAAAAATGCAAATGTGTTAGTTCATTGCTATGCTGGTATGCAACGTTCTGCCGCCGTTGTTGCGATGTATTTAATAGCAACTAAAAATATGAAAAAAGATCATGTTATTCCTTTTATTAGAGAAAAAAGAAAAGTTGCTTTCTGGCCTTTTGTAAATTTTGAAAAATCTATTCAAGGATTTCAAGATTCTTATGAAAAAGAAATCATTCCACAACTTATGAATGATTAGAGTCCTCGTGCTTTTCTAGCCCATAATGGTTCTACTTCTTCTTTAACTTCTGGCATTATAAGATTTGGTTGTAGATTTACAACACAATCTTTTCTAAAATATGGATTTTGTTTTGGCTTTCCTCGTGGATTACTCACAAATAACACACTACCTTCTGTTCCATTAGTAAGAAAATATCTACGCTTGTATTCTATAGAAAGATGTGAATGGCCAGTAATCCATGCAATGGCAGGAAAGGTAATAAGTTTTTCTAATTCTCTATCTATCACTGCTGATTTAGGTTCTTGTATCCAATCTTCTTCATAACACCATGTGAATGGAGCATAATAAGAGCATATTAATAATGGTATTTCTGAATGTTTTATAACATATTCTAAGAACTTTACTTGTGACTTATGAGCTTGTGCAAATATTTCTTCATCTACTGGGGTTGAAATTGCTTTTACATAAATATTATTATGATAATGTAACATTGTTCCATTACGAGGTTTATGCCATAGACTTACACCAACTATTAATAGTTTTTCATTACTTTCTTCATCTTTTAACAAAAAAGAACTTTTATAAAGGATTTTAATATTTCTATAAGGGCTACAAAGTTCTCGCATTTTTTGTAATGCCACTTCTTCATTTGTAACATAATGCCACATTTCTGTATTACCTCCAATCCAAAATACATATTTCCATCGTTCAGAGCAGAACTCTAAAAATGCTCGTAAACCAGAATAATTTAATGGGGCAACGTCACCACATAATACTAAATATGGCGCTGACGGTGTTATAGTTTCATCAAATGTTGCTTTTGGCCATAACTCCAAATGTAAATCGCTTGCGTATTGTATGCGCATCTAATTAATAATATATGAGTTTTTTAACCAGTTTCCATCTTTATAATATATTGCTGAAAAAATTGAGTCATAATCTCAATAAATAAACTTATAAAATGGGTATCTATTTATATCTTATTGATAATAATAATGAGGTGTTAGAACAACTATATTTTAGTAGTGTTTCAAGAAAGATTAAATCTCAAAGATTTCAACAATTAATATATAATATTTCAATTAATGAAATAGAAGAACTTATAAATATTATTAAAACTGAAATTCCAACCTATAAAGATTGTTTTAATGAATCTGAAGCAAATAGAGCAATAGTATTGCTAGAATGTGCTTTATTCTGTAATTATTCAATTGAGTTTGTCTAAACTAATACTGGATTATTGATTCGTAAGCTAACATATGCTTTTGGATCATAGGCATTATTTATTAGATGAGGTCTATCAAATGTTGTGTATGTATTTACAGCACAGAAAGTGTCTTTTGTTATTCCAAAACATCCAGATATTGTTTTATTTCCAGCACCACCTAACCAAATTGGAATAGATTTTTTAAACATATTTTCTAAGCTAGATGCTTCCATACGATTTTTAATAGTGTTTCCAGTTAAATAAAATGACGGTAAATGATGGGTTAAAATAATATTATTTTCACTAGATTGTATAGATTCTCTAATATAAGTAATATCTTCATAAAACCATTCTTTAAAATCATTTCCTAGCATTTGTCTTAATTTACCTTGTTTATCATATTTATATATATAAGAAAATTCAAATGAACATGGTAATCTATAATATGGATCTTTTGTCCATAATGTGCTACCGGTTAGAGTAATATTTGTATTTGGTATAGAAATGTTAGAATTATTTAATATTTTAATATTTTCATATTTTTGGTTTACACACAGAGTATAAAATGGGTTTGGTTTTCTAGAGCAATATTCATATGGCCCCAACACTAAATATACATTCTTCCAGTTAGATGCCACATATTCTAGAAAACTATCATAGTCTTTTTTATCTTTAGTAGTTTCAACAGAACTAATATTTCCTAAAATAGCAAGATTATCAGAAACTGGTATTAACATATTCTGATAATCTCTTCTTTTATGTAAATTAAGAAAAAAGTTAGAAGCATATTGAATGGTATATTTTCTCATGTAGATTAACATATTTGTGAGATTTTAAACCATTTTTATATCTCCGATTATAATAGATGACTATACATAAAATAAATGAATGGACTCCACTAGTTGTTTCATATTTAACAACGGAGTTAGGTGAAGCAAAATTTAAAAAATTATGTACATTATTGGAAGAATATAAAGGTGTTATTGCTGGAGGTAGTGTTTTAAAGTCAATAACAAACTATGATAGTAGTATAAATACTTATAATGCATTACATAATGATATTGATATTTATGTGAATACAAAAAATATACCAGATTTTTTAAAGATTTTAACAACAGAAATAATAAATCCAGTAAAACACAATGTATATTGGGCTTCAACATATTGTGTTTCTTTTTTAAGAAAAAATGGTATTCGTAGAGTGTATCAATTAAATGATAAAAATAATAAAATAACAGTTGATGTAATGTCAGTAAGAAATAAAAGGACTCTTGAAGATGTTGTTACAAACTTTGATCTAACATTTTGTCAAGTATGGTTTGATGGAAAAGATGTATATGCTACACACCCAAAACATATTAGAACAAAAATAGGTTCGTTGCAAAAAGATTATATTAAAACATATTTAAATGGTAATATGTTTTTAGAAGATAGAATAAGAAAATATGAATCAAGAGGTTTTAAAATTAATATTGATAAAAATAAAGCAAAGAAATCCCCAGATTTATATACTGGTGTATGTCAGGATGATAATAATGTGGTATACACTGTTCCTAGATTAGATATTAATTCAAAAAGAACAAAAAGATGGATAAATAGTGTTGCTTTAAAATGGACATTAGGTATGCGGGATGATGTAGATAAGAATGAGATGCCTATATTAATGTTACCATTAAATAAACAACCACATTATAAAAGTAGTTTAATAAATCAATTAAGAGTATTATTAACACAAAACAATGAAGGTAAATATTTATATTTGAAGGGAAATTATAATATTGTTGATGATGATGGTTATGATAGTGAAGATATAGAAGAACAAGATTTGATTGATATATCAGTAACAAATTATAACAATACTGAAGTTGAATTAGCAAGAACTCCTATAGATCCGAAATTAATTTATAGTCGCACAATGTTTAATTTATTGATTAATTTTTTAACAGAAAATACTGAACAATATAAGTATAATTTTGCAAAAATATTAAATACGTTTCCTTTTATGTGGAGATTATGGCCAGGGAAATATTTTGAAGCGCTAAAGAAACATACATTACGCAAAGGTGATGATTTTTTAGGAGATACTGGTATTCTTTATGATATTCATAATCATCCTATTGATGGTTCTATAACACAAGATAGTTTAGAAGGATATTTAACAGGACATATTAAAGATGTAGATAAAGATGCGATTCCTTGTTATTGGAAACCCGAACCAGAAGGAAGAAATGGTATAAATCCAAAGAATTGTCAACATAAACTAAGTTTAAAAGAAATTCAAGCAATTGTTTCAAGAGAATTCTATGAAAAATTTACTGCTCCAGCACCCATTAAATCTGGATTAAATCAAATAGTAAATACGTATAATGCTACATTATTTAATAAAAAATCAACAAATACTGAAGGATTTGGAGATTTATATCACGCATCAATGTGTCCTTTTTGCTTACAATTTGAACAAAGAGAAGATGGATGTGCTTACATGGGTCACGCAAATCCAAAACGTCTTCCATCAACCGCACATCCTTATTGTCAGAAAGATTTTATTGTAAATGAGTTGCGTGAAAAGTATTTACTTTTAGGAAGACGATTAGATCCTGGCTTTGACCATTTAGAATTTTGTGTAGAATGTGGAAGACCTTGTTGGAATCATAAACATTTTAAATTAGATGAATCAGGATTTGTAGAAAATCCTATGATTGGAGAAGGAGGACAAAGACGTTTTGATTATGGTAAATGTGTTGGAGGAGGAAGAACAGAAATGTTTGCTCGTATTTTAGCGGTTCGTTCTGTTTATGCTAATAAAAATATTAATAAACCAAAAGAAGAACGAAAGGCTGCTGCATTATTAGCTGATGAAGCACCTAATAATAGAGTATTAATGGAACGAGCAGAAAAGATTTTTGGAGAAGAATCTGATAAAAGAAAATGGAATAATAGTATTCCTAAGAATAAAAAGTATAATAATATTGCGTATAACAATTCTATAGATGGTGGTAGAAGAAAAACAAGAAAACTTTATAATAAAATTAGAAAAACAAGAAAACTTTATAGATAGACTAAACAATCCCTTCATCTTGAAGAGTTGTAAATGTAATCTTTTTAATATATTCTGCTAGTTCTGGTTTATTACATTCTTCAGCAAACTTTACATAATCATCTAGAGGTTTTCCTTTTTCTTCATGAATTGTAAAGAGTTTCTTTTTCAACATAACATTCATCTGTCCAGAACGAAACATCGCTAGATATTCTGGTGATTTACAACATCTTCTGGTGAAAGTTTAGGTCTATATGCTTCACGGATTTCTGTTGCACTTCTTCCATTGTTTCTATAATACCATACAAACCACATTACACAAGTAATAATAGCAGACCCAATCCTAGACCGAGTCCAAGTGCTAAAGAATCTGATGGATTGTTATGAGGAAAAGAAGGATCACAAATTAGAAAGATTGTATCATTTATATTAGAATAACCAATACCAGTTCCAGAAGGACAAGGATTACTAAGAGTTGAAGAATGGGAAGTAATGGAAAACACCATTTTAATACTAAAAAAATATGTATAAATCAATTCAATTCAATTTTTTAAAAAATTAATACAATTTTTTAAAAATTATACTACCAATAACATCCTCCTTCAACAAGAGCATAATTCAAAGGAATATCTTTTGGATTTGGAAAAACCCACGCATCATTAAAAAACTTACTGATTACTTCATGATTTTCCCAACGTTTTCCTCGTATTCCAAAAAGAATTTGAGTAGATCCTCCCATTACTATGGTCTGAAGACCAGCATCCTTTAATTTTGAACCAATAATCATTCCCATTCCTCCGCAACCAATAATTGCAACTGTTGCGTTTGAATCTATAGTGCGTGAAACTACGTCTTCAATAGCATCTTTATAGTTTTTAATATATTCTGGCCATTGCGTAGATGCTTTTTCTCCAGATAGTTTTGGAGAATAATATGTTTTAATAGGAATCCAAGTTGTAGAACTTGGTAAAAGACTTTCGGTTTTACTCGGCCAAATGGCTTTAGTCATATAAGTTTGTGTTTCGCAAGTATCAGCAAAAGAATTAATAATAGCAACTCTTTTGTTTGCTAAATACTGTGTCCAACGTAACTCTGGAACTACATAATAAGGTTCAATATTTCTTAACATAATTTTAAATCTACTAGGATTTAAAATATCTAAAATTTCTTTTTCAATCTTTTTTAAAGGTTCATACCAACCTTCTGCTATGACATCAACATTTTTCAAAGATTCAATATACTCTACACAATACTCTTCAATATATGTAGTAGGAAAAATACCAGCGTTAAATTCTAGTATATTTTTTTCAGATTCTAGTATAGGAATTTTACAAAAAAATTTTGCAATAACTTGTAATTCTATAGTGCCATTTCTTCCAATTAAAAATGGTTTATCTGATTTGAATAAATTACATATATATTTAGCATTTTCATCCATCTAACACATATTAGGTTTGAAATCTTTATCCCTCCAAGGATTAAATTTTCCATCACGTTTTATTCCGCCGACTGTAAGTGGTGCTGCTGGTGCTGCTACTGCTACTGGTGCTGTTGCGTTTACTGCTATTGCTGCTACTCCTTCTACTATAGATTCAATACTATCATGTAATATTTCTGGTATATTATTAAGTGGATAAGGTGTAGGAGGTCTGGAGTCATCAAATTCTAATACAACTTCATCCCCTTGACATAATACAACAGAAGATGGTTCAAGATTTACAACTTGATAACTTATTACATAATTATCTAATTCAGGTATATTAATATTAATAATAGCATTCTTTTGTAGTATTGCTAACTTTGTAAGTTCATTTGAAAGAAGTTCTTGAATATTTAGTGAATCAAAATTAGTATCTAAAGATTTAAGAACAATTTTTGTTGATTCTTCAAATGCTTCACTTGGCATCCAATCAATTTCTAATAGTTGTCCGTCTCCACTTGTGCCAATTTGTTCTAACATCCAACGAGGTACAAATACATTAGGATCTTCAGCAATAGAATTAATGGGAGCACCGAGAGCACAAATCCAGAATTTTTCTCCATTTGTAATTCTGGCAAATATTCTATTAGAATTCTGATCGTTTGTAATTTTACGCCATAAAGTCTCATTTACATAGCAATTGTAAGGACTCACCTCAATTTCAAGATACGCAGAAGACCAAATTGGATACATTTTATAAATAATTATTAGAATAAAATGTGTTCAATTTTTTTTATATATAGTTAGTAGAGTTATGACAAAAGAAAAAATATCATACGAATATAATAATGAAGATTCAGTTGTAATGATGAAAAGAAATATAGCATCTTTAAAAATATCAGATGATGATAAATTAAATTTAAATTCAAGATTTATTTATTTAATAAACAAATATAAGATGTATCAAAGATTTTATTCTATTTCTTTTAATTTTGGGCGTCTTATAGTAACAATTGGTTCTATATTAGTTCCATCACTTCTTACAACAGAAACAGTGTTAGATAAAAATAGTGTATATTGGGCTGTATGGACTGTATCACTTATTGTGACTATTATTAATGGTTATATACATTTATTCAAATTAGATAAGAAATACTATTCTAATATGTGGGTAGTTGAAAATCTTGCTTGTGAATTCTGGCAATATATAGCATTGTGTGGAAAATATTCCGGAACTTATACACAAAGTACCCCTACGCATGAAAATCAATTAGTATTTTTTTGTAATAATATAGAACGATTACAAGTAAGAAATGTTGAAGAAAATTATATAAAATTATTTGATAATTCAAATAATGAAAATAAAGATAAACAGATTGTAAAAAGTATTGATAGTATGTATCAAAATAAGTATTATGAATCACCAGAAGATCTTGAAAAACAAGCGAATTTACTAGAAATAAAAACAGATATATAATAGCTATGTCTAAAAAAACAAGAAAAGTTAGTAAAACAGGTTCTAAAAATCAATGTCAATGTTCTAGCACATGTAAAAATAAGGCTTTAAAAGGAAACCATTTTTGCGAATTACATATTAAATCATGTCATAGAACATCACCATTATCAGGATTTGAGCCAGATTATGATCCAAATCATTGGAATAAGAATTATAATATTAAAGAAACTCATAATTGTTTTGCTTATGCGTTTAATATTAATGATGAAAACCAAATGAAAAAATGTAATGATCCTAACTGTGATGTGCCTTTTGTTCAGCCCGGGGCAGCTGCCGGATATCCAAAGTTCAAATCGTCTCGCCCTAAAACATGTCCGAATATGATGGCCCGTTTATTTGGTGATAATCCAAATATTAGTATGACAACATTTGAAAAAAAATGTCCTATTGGAACTTCTAAAATTGCTCTTATTGTTGATGAAGATGAAGATTATCATTTTCTGCGACAAGATAGTAATAAATTTTTTTCACACAAACCCGGAGCACGTGCTGTTACTAATAAGGACGCATCTGGTAAATTAATCTACGACCCAGCGCTAGCAGATTATAATTATAAAAAAACTAATAATGGTTATCTAAACTATGATACTTTCTGCTCATATATGTGTGTTCCTAGAATTACTCCGGTAAGGCTAAAGGTTGGTGGAGGTAAGAAAACAAGAAGAAGATCTTAGATCTTCTTAAATCTTCGTTGTTTTCCACGTGCTTCAGCCCAATCGGTGCCATATTGTAAATATATATCATTCATTGGGTCAAAGATACTCAATGCTTCAACACAATCAATTCTGTTTTTAGGACTACTATCAAGCATTTGTTTTAATATATTTACAATAATTCCTTTCTTTAATTTCCATTCAGAACTTTCAATGAATTCATAAGAAAACATAAATCGGTGTAGTAGTTCTAGAAGCAAAACTCCGATTGCCCAGCTATCAAATCCCGGATAATATAACTTCCAGAATTTAACTAAATCTTTTTCACGGAATGCTTGAGAACTTTGGAAAAATTTCCCAAGATTTACAATTTGTGTTTTTACTGACACTCCTAATAATTTTTCTATTGTTTTTAAAATCTTTTTCTGAGGCATTAATATTATTAAAGCATCTTCAAATCCATATTGATTATAATCATCAATTGCTGTTAAAAAAGTTATTTCTGGAGGCTCCGCAGAATAAGTTGGTGTTAATACTTTCCAACGATTTTCAATTGTTTCTAAACTAATTTCATCTACAGTAAAACTCTGGCCAAAATCTATAATTCTTGGAACTTTAAACTTATCTATAAGAACGTTTCCATTATGAATATCATAATGAATAAAGTTGTTTAATAACATTAAAGAACCAGCTTCTAACATATGTTTCATTAACACAAAGAATGAAATATTAGTAGCTTTATTTATATTAAGTCCGCCATATGTCATCGTATATTGTCTTAAATTTTCAACCTTTGCTTTTTCTAGAAACTTACATTTATCTAAATCTTTCTCTTCTTGATTATCTAATACACGAGGAACACAAAACTCTTCAGGTAATAAAAAATAAAACTTATAATTTACAATATTTCCAAGAATTTTACCAGCATGTAATTCTCGCTCTAAATCAACAATATCAGTAAGTTTACCAATATTTCCAGTTAACACTTTTTTTTTACACAAAAGGGGAGGTTGAAAAACACATCCATATGTTCCTTGCCCTATAAGTTTACCACCTTCCATCTAAACATAAACATACAAAATCATTAGATGGAACTACCCGGGGCAATCTGGTTAGCTATGTTTTTATTAACAGTATTAATAACATATGAAGTGGTATATCCAAAAGTGATTAGTGAAGGTATTACAAATTATATATCTCCATTGGATATTTCTGAAAAATATAACTTTTTTTCACCATTAGTTCCTCGGCGAGGTGATATTGGTATTGATCATGAAGAAAAGAATTATATACAAGATCCACGATATTTTCGTGGATTTGTAGATGTCCAAGGATTTGGGTTTAAACATGATTTCTGTCGCATGGTTGTCCCTTCTGGGACTGAAAAAACAAAACCTTTCTTTGCTTGCGCATTAGCTGGAACAAATGGATTATCTTCAGTAAGTTATAAAACAAATAATGGTTTCCGTATATCACGTGATGATTATATGAATGATATACATCAAGAAAATAAAGATGCTTATTGTCGTATTTTAAAAGCGGATGATGGCACATATCAGCCATTATGTTTACGAGCAATGGATACTGGATTTAATACATTTGATGAAATTGATATTAATCCTCCAGAAGATATAAAAACATTATTAGAATTTTATGATGGTATTGTTGGATGGTTGCGGTTTAATGATGATATGGTTGATTATACAAATACATTAATAGTTCAAAAGGCGGGAGGAATCTCTATACCAGAAAATCCAAATCCAAGTGTTACACAAGGAGTTACTTTTAACGGAATTGATCAGTATTTAAGAATTGCTGATGCAAAAGATTTAACTCTAGGAAATAAAATTCAAATGAGAAATATTAGATCTTTTTCAGTATGGGTTTTCTTTGATAGTTTTACAAATAATGCCCATATATTTGATTTTGGTGATGGACCGGGAAATAATAATACCCATTTAAGTATTATTGGAAAAGGTGATGAAGTAACAAATACAAATCAATTAAGACCATTGTTATGTGATCAACAAAATACTTTACCAGATTATCCTTCTGGACCTCATCCTTGTAGCGAAACTACACCGCAGAATTTAATGCTTTTGAAAGCCAATGTAAATGTATATGAATGTAAAAACTTTGATGTTGAACCACGTAAATTAAGTTGGAAGGATGGAATGAAACAACCGACTAAAATAGCACCAATAACTGCTTCTTTATTATATGAAATTTGGGATACAAAACAACGTAAACAACGTATTATCGTCCCAAATGCTATTCCATTAAAGAAATGGGCTCATATTGTAATTACAGCAACATCAAATGACTCGTTAAGACCTAATATTTCTATTTATGTAAATGGTGTTCAAGTACATGTTGAGCCATCTGGTTATTTACCACAAGCCCAGAGCACGACAAATAACTATATTGGTAAATCAAACTGGGCGAATCAAACAACTCAATATGAATTAAAAGATGAATTATTTAATGGTAAAATATTTGATTTTAGAATGTATAATAATGTAATGTCGGAATCAAAGATTAAACATAGTTTGAAATGGGGATTAAATAAATTAGGATTACAATAATAAGTATATATAAAAATATTAAAGCTAAATAGATAAAATGAGTAAAAAATTGATTAATAAAAATTCCAAAAATAATACTAGAAAAATGGATAATTCTTACACAAAACTATTAAAAGATCCAATCCCTTATCTTGAAAGTTTAACAACTGATAAAATTGTAAAAATTATTAAAGATGCTTCTTTTGAATATTATAAGGGAAATCCAGTAATATCAGATGATATCTTTGATATAGTTAAAAACTATTTAGCAACACGAGATCCTAAGAACCCTGCTTTAAAAGATATTGGTGCTTCTGCACCCGGAGAAAAAGTTGCTCTACCATTTTATATGGGATCTCTTGATAAAATTCGTGAAGATGAAAAAGCATTAAATTCTTGGAAATCAAAATATCCTGGCGAAGTAGTGATAAGCGATAAATTAGATGGTAATTCTGCTTTAGTTGTTTATTCATCAAAAGGTATTTCAATGTATTCTCGTGGTGATGGAACTATGGGACAAGATATTTCACATATTGTTCCGTTTATTAATCTTCCTAAAAAAATAGCATTTAAGAACTTTGCTGTTAGAGGTGAATTAATTATTAGTAAACTAAACTGGGAAACAAAAGGAAAAGGAGCAAATGCTCGTAATGCTGTTGCTGGTGTTATGCATTCAAAACATCCAGATAAAGATCTTGCTTCAATTGTTGAATTTATTGCTTATGAACAGCTTAAGCCACAAGCAAGTCCTAGCGATGGGTTTGAAGTGTTGGAAGAAAATGGTTTTAAAATTGCGTATAATAAAAAAGTTCCAACAAAAGATTTAACAATGGAAAGTTTATCTGAAATTCTTATGACACGTCGTAAAGATTCACCTTATGAAGTTGATGGCATTGTTGTATTTCATGATCATACACATAATATTGTATCTGGAAAAAATCCATCATATGCTTTTGCTTTTAAAAGTCTTTTAACACATACTGAAGCAGAAGTAATTGTAAAAGAAGTAGAATGGAATGCTTCTAAAGATGGATATTTGAAACCATTACTACATTTTGACCCAGTTGTATTAGCGGGTGCTTCTATTCAGAAAGCAACAGGGTTTAATGCTCAGTACATTGAAAATAACAATCTTGGGCCAGGTTCAAGAATAGTTATTATTCGTTCTGGAGATGTTATTCCTCATATTGTGCGTGTGCTCAGCAAATCTGCCAGTGGAAAACCAAGTTTTCCTTCTGTAGAATATAAATGGAATGATACACATGTTGATATTATTTTAAAAGATAAAGAGGCAGCAGAAGATGTTATTGTGAAACGTATGACTTATTTTGCATCAACGTTAGATATGAAAGGCATTGGAAAGGGAGTGATTGAAAGACTTTATAAAAATGGTGTAGATAGTATTAAAAAACTTATTAATGTAACTGTTGAAGAATTAGTAAAAATGGAAGGATTTCAAAAGAAGTCTGCTGAAAAGGTTGTAAATGAAATTGCAGAATCAATTAAAAAAGCGGATTGTTTAAAATTTATGGATGCTTCTAATTTATTTGGAAGAACAATTGGCGAAAAGAAATTAAAGTTAATTATTGATGCGTTTCCAGATATTATTAAAGGTAAAACCCCCACAGAAGCAGAACTTTTAAAGATAGATGGTATTGCTTCAGTAACAGCAACTCAATTTATTGATGGATTGCCTCAATTCTTTGATTTTATGAAAGATATTGGTATTTCTTGTGTGGCAAAACGTGTAGTAGTAGTATCAAAACCTTTATTAAAAAAAGATTTGGTGGTAGTATTTACTGGTATTCGTGATAAAGAGTTAGAAGTAGAGATTGAAGGAAGAGGAGGTAAAGTTGGTTCTAGTGTTTCTTCCAAAACAACAGTGGTTGTAGCAAAAGATCCAGAAGAACTTACTGGGAAAGTAAAGACAGCAAAGGAGCTAGGAATTCCAGTAATAACGATTGAATCATTTAAGAAAAAATATATTAATCTCTAATTTTTCCATTTATTGTAGAAACTAAACCAGATTTTTGTTTAAAATATTGTTTAGGATTTATAGGAGCATACGCAATTAGATTATGTTCTTTAATAGCATAACTATATAACCAATCTGCTGGCAAAAAAATCTTTTGTTTACAATATTTTTCATATGTTTCTAGCACCGCTTTTATAGCAGTTTGACGAAGTATTAGAGCATGTGTTCCCCAAAAACGAAATACTTGTAAATAATCTTTTCCTTCTAAATATTGAAATTCTACATTCTCATTTGTTCCTAGACATAATATATCAAAATCTAATGGACGAAAATCATTAGAATTACTTACATATTCACAATCATCTTCAAAAATAATAATAGTCTTTGTTGCGTCTTTTAAAATCTGAATATGAGATTCTAAACAACCAATCATTCCAGCAGTAATCATTTCAGAACGTAATATATGTTTTAAACCTAAATATTTATCTAAATATGTTAATCCAGATACAGCATTAAAAATTGTTATACTCATATTAATGTCATGTGCTAATTTTTTTACATATTTTATTCTATCTGGTAAAGTGATTGCTACACAATCCATACTTTAAACTTTTAAAACATTTTCTTTAGATTATATTTATTATTTTTCTTTTGCAAATTTAATACGTTCTTTAATACTGTCAACAGATGCGATTGATACCCAATGCCATACATTACTAAATTGTGGCACTGGAGTGCTTACATTCTCACCAGTGCTCACCAGACTTTCATTGATATATTTACGAAGATTATTGAATTGTCTTAATATATCATCAATAGGTTTTAAATCTTCTGGATTCACAATATATTTAGCATTTAGATTCTTTTTCTCAACCAACGTATTAAGAATATTAATTAACGATGTAAATAAGTCTTGACCGGCACCAAGAAATGTTTGTAACACAGCTAATACTGCTTGTTTCTTTTCTATATTAAGTTCTTTCATGAAGATACTCTGAACCCATTTCTCTTCAGTAATATTTCCTAGCAAGAAATCTACGTGACACTCTTTAAACATCATTTGATTACGTGTTGTTGTATAAAGAGGAATACGATATCCTTCAATATCCATAAAGCATCTATGAATGTTGTACATACTCGTTATTTTATCATATTGAATTCCTAGACTACGCACTAAAGCAGTAAGTGTATGGTATTGTGGAAAGCCACCACAAGGAACATCTCCAGGATTGCGAGGAATAACACCATTATTATTGCGTCGTTGCCATTCATAATAGTGAGGATTGTGAATAGTTCCAGTAAGAATCTTACCAGACATCCAACTAAATGCTGTGCCACAGTCAGTAGCAGTGCACCACATCATATCACATCCATCAATTTTAGAAATACGAATACCACATTTCGGACAAGGGTGAGTTTCTTTACGAATTAGTGCTACAGTATCAATATCATCCTTTTTACAAATATGAGTATCATCATTTTTTTCTTTTTTCACAACCATACAATCTTTACATACGTAAGTAGAACATAGCTCACATTTATATGCTTGGGATAGAAATCCTCGGCAACCATCTTTCACACATTTCATAATAAACTCTTTTTTCTCAACATCTTTTTTATTAAAAGCATTATAAGTATTATATTGTTCTATATATTTATTATGAGTTTTTGTATAATTAATGTAACTTTCAGAATGTTTTTTAAATACATCTTGTAGTTTAGAAATATCTTCTTGATGTTTCACATATACTTCATCTGTAGGTTCAAAATTATTACTAGCGATAAAATGATTTGTTGAATAAATTTTTTGAGTAAGATTATATTTATCTTTCTCAGCAGCTTCATGTTCTTTCGCTAATTTTTCAACTTGTGGCAGTAATGTATTCATCTCTTTTTTTGCGGCAGCAAATATTTGAAAGTTAGGAAGAATAGCTTTCTCACGATTTAAATACATTTTTTTCTTATGATCACGCCAAGCACCTTTTACAAATGCTTTACTAAGATTTAAATCTAAGAATTCACGATTCCATCCAGTGCGACAATTCATACAATGAGCATCAACAACTTGAGATAGTAAATAACGTGTTACACACGTTTTACAAGCATTATAAGAACAGTAGTTGCAACAAATCTTGGTGCGAACACTGTTAGTAAATTTCTCAGTACAGACAGAACAGTCTATTACTTCAGTCATTTTTGGGATATAATTATTCTGGTGGCATAAAAATCAATTTTTTACTATTATATTATGGATACAAGAATAGTTACTTGTGGAATATGTTTAGAAGAGATAAATATAAATGATTGTTGGTGTATAATAAATATGGGCAGACGATTTTATGAATGTAAAGATATAGTAGTATGTAAAAATATAGTATTATCTAAATTTCCAAAAAAAATAGATATCCCTAAAATAGAAGTGCCTAAAATAGATATCCCTAAAATAGAAGTGCCTAAAATAGATATCCCTAAAATAGAAGTGCCTAAATTAGAAGTGCCTAAAATAGAAGTGCCTAAATTAGAAGTGCCTAAATTAGAAGTGCCTAAATTAGAAGTGCCTAAAATAGATATCCCTAAAATAGATAATGATCCAATAGAAGAATATAAATCTAATACAACATTTTTTTCAAGAATTAAAACTTATTTTGGAATGTATAGTTATGAAAAGGTAAAATCAGACTAATACTTCTATAGATATTTAAAGTGGAATTATTTTTACTATTATATTATGGAGAAAGAAGAATTTGAGATAAATCTAAAAAAAAATCCACTTCCAAAAATAAAAGAAGATATACATAAAACAAAATTAAATTTATCATTAATGATTCAAGAAAGAAAATTATTTGATAAGCAAAATTTAGAACTTCATGAGCTAGCAAAGAAAATTAGAACTAATCAAGCTAATAATGCTTTACTAGATAATGGTGTAATAACTTGTATTGATTCTGGAACTCGTTCTATAAATTTAGAATCATGAATATTGGGAGTATCCATAAATATAGTTAATACTGATGGTTTTGGAAATCCATTAAATTCATTTGCTGTAGCATTTGTATAAGAACCCATCTGAGGAAACCATAGCCAATCATCAACTTCTAACTCCTCCATAGATTCACAACGAGCAATGACGTCAACAGAATCACATGTGCGACCCATAAGAATTCCTTTTGTTTTATTTCGTAACTCATTATCATCTGAAATTCTCATCCATAAAGGAGTAGCTTGATCAAAAGGAATACAAGAAAATTGTCCATATAAACTATCATCAATTGTATATCTCCAACCAGAAGCCCAAGGCTTTTTACCAATAACTTTGACAAAGAAATCTTGGCATACACTTGAAAAGAATCTTCCAGGTTCTGCTATAAATTGAAACTTTTTATCATAAGCATCGTTAATATATTTTGCTTTCTTAATAAAATCATCTTCATTTGGTAAAAATCCTCCGCCAATATCTATAATATTTGCTTGATGATTCTGTTGTTGTAACTCTGTATTGAGTTGTTTAGCAATAGAAATAGATTTATAATAAACTTTTCCATCATTTCCTCCAGAACCTACGTGAAAAGATATACCTTTGAGATCTATATTTTTAGATTTTGCATAAATTCCTAAATCTTTTACTTTTTCTGGTGTAAGACCAAATTTACCAGAAAATGGAATTTTAGAGTTTTTATCATCAACACTTATGCGAACAAGAGCACCTCCTTCATATTTGATATTTACTAATTTATCTAATTCTTCAAAACTATCAACAACTGTTATTGGAGATTCTACTACCTTTTGGGCGTATTCTAAATCAGCATATGATTTACATGGGTTTGCGTAAATAATCATATCATTGAAATTAGTTCCAGTAGGAAGATTATCTTTAACTAATTTTAATTCTTGAAGACTGGCACAATCAAACTTAACTCCCTTAGGATACATCATTTTAATTAGTAAAGGTTCTGGGTTTGATTTAATAGCATAATGTGGTTTCACATGATATAAATATTTATCCCATAACATTTGTTGTGCCCATACACGATGAGGATAGAAGGCATAGAAAGAATGTTTTACAAAACTATGTTGTGTAAATAAATTGAGTATTGTGCGTAATTCCTTCAATGTGATAGTATAATAACATTTAAGAAATTAATTTTTAGGCCGGAAACATTTTTACTAGGGAAACATTTTTACTGGAAAAAACATTTTGTATGGATGAGCACTGTAAATTCTGCGCATACGCCCATATGAAATAGTCTTAATTTTAGCCATTCTATATGTTTATTATAAAGAATCTTTAGATTTGTTGTTTCAAATATGTTATTTCGCTTAATAATAGATATGTTGTTTCACTCCAAATATGTTATTTCGCTTAATAATAGATTTGTTGTTTCACTCCAAATATGTTATTTCAAACATCAAAGTGAACTCTTTATTATTTAAATCTAGTAACTTATAAAATTCATCTCGCATAGAAATTTCTAGAAGACTAAGACGTGATAATGGAGCCGGTGAGAACTCAATAATAGGATAATCTGTTTCTTTATTCAAATGTTTTATTCCATTTTGTAGCATATCCAAATAAATAATAGCATAAGGATCATGAGGTCCTCGTGCTATTTCAACTCTATTAAATTCTTTATCAGTTTCTGTATTAATATGTAAAAAAATCTTATTCAAAAACCAAGCAGTATCAACTGGATTTGGAGCAATTATACTACCATTTACATCATAATAATCTTGAGTAACAAATCCCATAAGTCTTGCGGGACATCCAATTGCGGATAAATAATCATTTGTTAAATTGTCAACAACTCCATTAAAATCATCAAAACTATCAGTATATTGGCCGGATTGAAACAATAAAGCAAAATCATAAACTCCAGAAATTCTTTTAATGGTTAAAGCCATTGTAGTAGTAGAATAAGTACACGAATATACGTTTGCAATACCAATAACAGAATTTAATGCTCTAGTAACTTCTATTGCTAAACTATTACCATCATATAGGCCAGGATTAAGAGTTACAGTAAAAATCGTTGAGGGAGAAGTTTCTTCCAAAAAAGAGAAGTTTTGCCAAGCAGTATTAATATTATAAATATTGCCAGGGACATTTCCTCCAATCAATCGGATACTTGTAATATCTTTTAAATCTCTTCGTAATCTCCAACGGAACATACTTACATTAGGATAACTCACAACATTACGTTCACGGCTATTACATAGAATAGTTGTTACTTTTTCATTACGTTTACGATTTAACACTGGCGGAGGATTTTGTTGAGGCAATAACACTTGTTGTCCAGATGATTTTCCTTGCCGTTGAGAATCAATAAACTTTGTTCCAATACTTTTATCAGGTCCATACATTCGCTCCATTACTTAATTAAAATATATATATTCTTTAGATGAATAACAGTATCATATTAAAAGGGGAAGAATTAGAATATTGGAAAAAACATTCCAATTTAATTAATATATTAGCAGAAAATCTTGATGCGTTAGAATTAAAATTAGAATGGTTTCCAGATTTTACCAAAGATGATTTTAACTTTTTAAAAGGATTCTTACACAAGAAAAATATTAGTTTCACAAATTCTAAAAAATATGGAACATTTATTTATAATATAAAAGCATATACGGGCGATAGAGCAGAGTTTGTATTAGATTATATTATGTATATGAAACCAAAGAATGTTACTGAAATATTAAAAAGAAAACAGAAGGAAGTGCCTAGTAGAAAAAAATATAACGGTGATTACAGTAATTACAGTGATTATAATAATAATATATCATCAAAATCAAAGAAAGATAAATATAAATCAAATATAAAAATCAATAATAACGATAGTATTCCATATGCTAAAAAAAGATCTAAGACTCTTAAGAAGAAATCAAAGAAGCATTAGTCTTTTTTCTTTTCAAGCCATTGAATAAACCCATGACTCTTCCAAACAAAGTATGAAGAACCAAGTTTTTTCATAGCAAGTGTATGAAGAGCATATTCTTTTGGTGATAAACTCTTAATATACTCAAGCTCTTTTTCACTAAGTGGATGAGGAGGCGGAGCTTGATAATCCATTTTTGCTATACTTTTAGCACTAAAAAAATAAAATCAATTTTTAATATTTTTTAGTTTGGCATAGTAGGTTTATCATCTAAGAAATAATCAATCGTAAAATTATCAACATCTTTAAATATTTGATTTAATAATTTTATTGTTATAATTTCATTATTATTAAACATTTTTACTAATTTATTTTGTAAATTAAATGTATTAAATATAATATTGGTATCGCCAGAAATATGTCCTATATATTTTTTTATATCATTATATACTTTAGATGGATATTCTTCATTTATATTTGATTTATCAAAATCCATAATAATAGGAATAAATCCCATACATTCTAAAGAACCAAAATCTCCATAGGATATCTCTTTTAATTTAGTCTTTTGTAATAATATATTTCCCAAATGTAAATCTTTATGGATAAATCCGATTTTATTATACGCATAAAATAAAGATATAATAATATGTTTTAATACATTTTTAAGAATAATAAAATTAGTTCTATTCCATTTATAATTCCCAATCTGTCCTAGAATAATATCAGGCATAACAAGTATAGTAATTTCTTTACCAGAAGAGTCTTTGCAAAGATATTTAGAAGAATTATTAAGTGAATTAAAATCATCTAAACATTGAAATTTACAATAATAATGTAAAAAAGTAGAAAGTTTTAACGTCTCTAATTCTTTAGCAATCTGAAATTCTTTTGTTAGTATGGAAGGTCCAATTTTAACAACAATATGTTTTTCTTTTTCTAACAGCGCATGAAATAGTTTATAATCTGGACTATCATGTGGTATAATTTTGAAAAGTTCTAACCATTCTTTTGTATCTTTAGAACTATCTATTTTTTCTTGGCAATTAAGTTTATATTTAAAGGTATTATGATTTCTTGAATTATGTGTAGGATATAATCGATTTGCCATTCTAATAAAAATTAATAATAATATTTAAGTAGTAGATAAAATGTCAACACCAGAGCAAATGTTAGAAATCTTGAAAAAGAAAGGAAAATCGTTTTCAACATTTCATAAAGGCACTGTGATACATGTTAATGATAAAATGCAAAAGAATTATAGTTATACTTTAGAAGAAGAACCGGGTCAAAATCTAGCTTTCAAACCTTATGCAACTCCCGAAGAAATGTTATGTATGGGTGTCTTTGAAGGAAAATATATGAATGATTGTTTGGAAGAGTATCCTATGGAGTGGTTTATACGGGCTATATCCCTTGGAAAACTAAGTCCTCAAGGAGCGGATCCATCGGTAAATGCTTTTGGAATCAAGAGCAGACAAAATTTGTCGGTCTGGCGTGAAAATAACTGGGTTCCATCAAATAATAAAACAAAAAAGAAAGGAAAATATGATATTCTTTCCAACTCTGATATTAATAAAGACAATAGAGGGTGGTTTGAATGGTTTTGCCGTTACTTTATGGGTAGAAGAATTCCAGAATTAGATAAAGTTCAAATAGCAAGATGGAAAGCAATTAGTCGTCATACAGCACAAATAAAAAAGAATTGTAAGCCCGGTGATTTATCATGTCGCCCACGGCAAAGACAACTCGCAATTCAGTGGAGTCATAATCCTTTTATATAAACGGTTTTGAGAAATCTGGTATTTCTGATGTCAAATAACGAATAGTAAATTTATCAACTTCTTCCCATAATTTTTTTATACTATCTTTATTTATTAATATATTTTTTTGTGGCGACAAAATATTTAAAATATTAGAAATATTTATACGTATATGTTCCATATCAGCTTGTAAATGTGTGGTAAATTTTTCTATATCACGATGTACTAAATATGAAGAATCTCTCTGAATTATAGATTTATCATAATCCATAATAACTGGAAGAATCCCCATAAGTTCTAAACTTCCCAGCTCTCCATATAATATTTCTT